GTTTCCAACTCTCTTTTCGCCGCTGTTGTAAATAAATCGTAAAAAGTTTTATCTAATGCCCTATCTTTATTAATTAAATTTATTTCGTCTGTTAAATGCTGTAAAAGAGCGGTAGGATTTACTATTTCATTATACTTCTCTTTAATATATAATAGTAATCTTATGTATATTTTTAAAATAAGTTTTTCTTTTTTATAAGATGATGGTGGCATATTATATTAATATTAATGTTATAATAATATTATATTATAATATTAATATAAAATAATTATAAAAAATAAAAATAATTATCAAAAAATAAAAATAAACAAGTAATATATTAATATATATTAAATGTCTACAACTACTGAGGAAAAAAAAAATGAGTGGTTGCAGTTTATGGAATTTATAAAACGTAAATATGGTACTAATAGTTCAGAGTATATTAGAGTGAATCATTATAATAACCGCTCAGATAAAAGTGTGGCACAATTTTATAATACTATATATCCAACAATAAATCCTAATGCTAAATTAAATGAATTATTAAAAAAAGACAGTAAATTTCTGGAACTTCTTAAATTAGACGAACCAGAAGAAGTATCAAAATTTACAGAAATTTACAGTGATACTGATTATTTAATGAGATCTCTAAATAATAAAGACGATAATTTATATATAAAATGTAATCCTGTAGATGATAATGGTATGTCTATAGAATCGTCTAACAATATGTATGGTCCAAATTTAAATAGTTTAAATTCTATACTTACAGAGGGTAGTACTTTTTTTTCACCTACAACATTATATAATAATATAGGATTACAGGCTTTTATTAGTATATTATTTGTTGGTCTTATTTATGGTATAGGAAATTTTATATTTGTAGTATATCCTTCTAAATATACTAAAAGAGTCCAATTAAATTAAATATCTGAAGCATTATGTGTTTCACAAGATACAGGATGATAAGTGTTAGTATTTTTAATATTGTCCGGTTGTTTTTGAATTGAACTTATTAATTCTTCTTCCAATGAAGTTTGGTTTATAATATTATTAGCAACACTATTATTATTTAGATTTATCATTGCTAATGATTTATTGCGGGTGCTTGGAGCCATAACTCCATGATCAACTTTATTAGAACGTGTGACAAATATTAATGCAGCTATTCCAAAAAATACTGCAATTAGAGGATTAGATTTCAAAAATAATAATATAACAATAGCAATAAGAGAGAAATATGTGTATATATTATTTATATATGGTGCTAATTCATATGGTGTGGATACATTGCTTATTAAATATAATATTATAAGTACTACTAAAATTATTTCATAAGTTGTAATATTTTTTAAATTTTTAAAATTACTGGATATACTATTAACGGAATTCATTATAGTATAATGAAATATTTTATAAAATATTTTATTATAAAATTATAAAATTATTAAATAATTAAATTAATAAACAATTAAATTAATAAACAATTAAACAATTAAACAATTAAATTAATAAACAATTAAACAATTAAATAGTTAAATTAATAAAATATTTAACAAAATTGTTTAAACTAATATTACCAAATATAATTTAAAATGATGATAAAAAAAATTAGTCCTAAAAACAGAGATACATATATAGAATTGATGCAACTAATAGAAACTTTAAAAAAAAATGGACTAAATAGTTATTTAGGAAATAAAGGATACACGCTATATAAAATCTATTTAACTCCTAAAATAATAGAATTTATTAAAAACGAATTAACAGTTAAACCTTTTACTCAAAATTCCTATGCTGAATCCAAGTCATTTCCAGTTTATCAAGAATCAGAAAAAAAAATATATGTTCCAAGATGTTGGGGTATTAAAATGTTTGGTTATCCTAAATTTTTAAAAATATCATTAGGAGAATCTATAAATTTAACTTTTAATGGAGAGTTGAGAGATTATCAAACAAAAGTTTTAAATGAATATTTAAAAGCAATAGATTTTGGAATTCCAGACAATATTAATAAAGGCAACGGCACGGCACTTATTGAATTATGGACTGGTGCAGGTAAAACTGTATTAGGTCTTAAAATTATAGAAGTTCTTAAAAAAAAAACAATTATTTTTGTTCATAAAACATTCTTAAAAAATCAATGGATAGAGAGAATTGAAGAATATTTACCTGGTGCTCGTATTGGGACAATACAAGGTCAAATAGTTGATATAGAAAATAAAGATATTGTGTTAGCAATGATACAGAGTATAAGCATGAAAGATTATCACGAATCATTATTTGATAGTTTTGGACTAAGTTTATATGACGAGTGTCATCATATGTCAAGCGAAGTATTTAGTAATTGTCTAAAAAAATGCAATACATTATATGGACTCGGACTTAGTGCTACAATGGAAAGAAAAGATGGATTAACAAATGTATTTAAAATGTATTTGGGTGATATATGTTATAAACATTCTAAAAATAGTTCTCAAGATAATGTTTTAGTAAAAGCAATAGATTTTATTGTGCAAGATGATGAATATAATGAAGTCGAGAGAGATTTTAGAGGACAAGTAAAATATAGCACAATGGTGAGTAAAATATCTAATTTTAATTTGCGTAGTGATTTCATTGTTCATATTTTAGAAAGCGAAATGTTTATTAATCCAGACCAGCAATTTATTGTTTTAGCACAAACAAAAAATTTATTAAATTATTTATATAAAGCATTATGCTTTAAAAATTTTGCTTCTGTGGGATTTTATATTGGTGGAATGAAAGACGAAGACTTAAAAAAAAGTGAATCAAAAAAAATTATATTGGCAACCTTTAGTATGGCGGCCGAAGCATTAGATATTAAATCACTAACCAGCTTATTTTTGGCAAGTCCAAAATCTGATATTATTCAGGCAGTTGGTAGAATTTTGAGAGAAAAACATACTAATCCACTAATTATTGATTTAATAGACAATCATGAAGTATTTTTAAACCAATTTACTAAAAGACGAGCATTTTATAATGAAAAAAATTATAAAATAATCCGCACAAATCAAGAAAAATATAATCACTATATTAAGTATTTAAAATCTCTCAACTTAGATGAAAAAAAAGATGAAAAAAATTCTATTTTGGACAGTGAGCAAGAATTAATTTATAATATTACAAATAACAATACTGAATTAGATTCAAATCTAACTCCTAGTCTTAATTTTTGGAATTATTTATTATTTAAACCGCGCAAAAATAATAAAAATAATAAAAATAATACAAATCAAACAATATTAGTAAATGAAGCCAAATGTTTAATAGTACTATAAAAAATTAATTATATTAATATAATTAGTTGTATTCAATTAGTTGTATTTAATTAGTTGTATTTAACTCGTTGTGATTTTTTATATTTTTTTCCGGCTAGTCTTCTTTTTCTTGTATATGAAGCTTTATATGAACCTTTGTATCTATAACCTCCTCGCATATTTATAATATTATAATATAAAAAATACTATAAAATTATAAAAATATTTATATATATTTAATGTCTGCGCGTGCGTTTGCCTCTGCCTCTTCCTCTTCTTTTTTTGGTACCTTTGCCTCTACTTCTACGACGTCTGCCTCCACTGTGGCTGTGGCTGTGGCTCTGACTCTGGCTATGGCTCTTGCCACCTTCCTGAATGAACAAATCTTCTGAAACTGATAGCATTTTTTTATATATTATAAATATATTTTATTTTTTTGGACAATTAAATTAAGTTTATTTTTATCAATAATATAATTATTTTTTGCTAAATTCATTGGAATCCATTTTTTAAATTTTTTATTATAAATACATTCAATAATATATGATTTATTTAAATCGACATATTTTTCTAAAGTAATATTTTCAAATTCTTCTTCACAATCGCTTTCTTCTAATAAGTCAATATTCTTATTTTCTTTTATTTTTCTAAATAAACCATTCATAAAAACGCTCGTTTTATAACTATCAATTAACGCATAATCATAGAAAGTTTCTTTATTATTTTCTAAAATAAATAAATTGTATATATCTTGGTTTATGCACGCAGTAACTTTAAAATTGCAACCATAATTTTTTTCGTTATTATTTAATAATTTATTAGTTATAATAAAATTTCCTAAATATTTATTGCTACTATAACATGAAATGCAATATATTTCATAGTCTAATTTGTATATTATTTTAAAAATAGTATCATAATTGTCTAAAATTATTCCTAAATATACATTAAAATGACTATTTACTATATAAGACAATACATTTTTACATATATTTAATTTAAATGTAAAATTATTACTTATACTATTAATAATTACATTATTAAATAGATTATAATTTACTACATTATCTAGTATAAAATAATGGTGCATACTATTACAACTTGTAGTTTTACTTGTTGTATACGCATTTTTTAAACAATATTTGTAAAAATATGTTCCAACTAATAATACATTATTATAACATAATGTATTATCATAAACAATGTTAAATTTATAAAATTCATTTGATTCATCATCTAAATTTTTACTATTTATAAATAGTAATAAACACAATAAATCTTTTTTATAATATGTAAACCACAAATAACACTTACGCCCTTTAGGTTTTAAAATATAATAGTTAGCATTAGTTGGTAGATTCGATACATTATAATTTTTAGTATTATTAATATTGTTTATATAATTAGTAATTGGAAATTTATTGACAATAAATTTAAAATCATTAAATTTAACTAAGGAAGAATTAGTTGTATTTTTATGTTTAATTAAGTTATTTTTTTCTAACATAATATATTAATTGTAAAAGAAATATTTAAATAAATTTTTTCAATTTTTAATATAAATATAAACATGTGCCTATAATTTTAAGTTATTTAAAAATTCGCTAAGTTCAGATGTCATATCATTAGTTATTCCATTATTGTGATTAGCAAAATCACTATATTTATTTAAGTCTTCTAAACTTGTGCTGTTAATTTGCAAATTATTTGGAAACATCACTTTCTTTTCTTTAATATTTTTTATTTGTGAATTGTTATTAGAGGCGCCATTATAAGTATTATAATAATCTTTAATTTTAGTTGAAGTCAAATTATTTTGAAAAAATAGATATAAATTATGTAATAAAAAAATTAACATTACATATATGAAACTCCATTTTATTATATATATAATCATCTGATTTGTATATTATAAAAAAAATTATTATTTAATTAGAACATATTAAATATTTTTTATATAATATTTTTTATAAATTGTTATATTATCAGAATAATATAATATTTAATTAGAGCCTAATATATATTTTATAAAAACTTAAACAATAGTTAATATATTTATTAACTATTGTTATATGATATCTTGCATTACATTAAAAAATAAAAGTTTTAAACTATTAAAAGTAAAGAATGTTTCCGAAGAAAATATTTATAAAAAATGTGGTTATAAGACTTCTACAAATTTTAAAAAAATTTACACTTGGGATTTAGATGATAAACATATTGAACTATGGTGTAAGGAAGATACAAATATTACAAAATATAATGAGCATAGTATTTTTACTAAATATTCTATAAAATTAAATATTAATAATAAATCTATATTTTTTTTAAAAAATAAAGAGCAATTTATTAATCTAGAAATCGGCCTTTTTAATAAATTTTTTGATTTAAAAGAAACCATAGACATTAACACAGATGAAAACACAAATGATACTAATGAAAGCAATGAAATTAATGACACAAATGATAATTCAAGTAGTGATATTAATAAAACAAATGAATTATTAAATAAATTATTACACAACAATAATTTAGAAAATGAAGAAAGTTATGAATTTAATTCAGAGTTAAGTTATGAATTATATAGTTATTCAGAAGACGAAGAAGATACCACTAATCATGTAATTACTAAATAAAAATTAACTAACAATTTGTATTTATAATTTAAATCTAAAATTATATAAATGAAAAATTATAAAAAATATATATTTAAATATAAAATTGATAATATTAATAATCAACAAATTAATTATTAATATTAATGAGCAAATTTAATAGAAAAATAAATGACCCCGATACTTTCAGAGCAAATGTAGTAAAAAGTTTATATAATATTATACAAAATCAAAAAATCAGTGAAAATCTAGAAAAAGGCATATACAATTATTCTTTAGATGTAAGTGAGGATAAAAAAATTATAAAAAAATGGTCTAATGAATCGTTTGTTGTAATATACATACAAAAATTACGGACTTTAATATTAAATTTAAAAAATAAAGACTTATTAGCAAAATTGTTATCCAAGTCATTAAAAGCACATGAATTTGTTTATATGAGCCATCAAGAACTACGACCAGATTTATGGAGTATATTACTTGAAGAGAAAAAAATTAAAGATGAAAACAAATATACACCAAAAATAGAGGCATCGACTGATAATTTTGTTTGTGGCAAATGCAAATCTAAAAAATGTACTTATTATCAATTACAAACACGAAGTGCGGACGAACCAATGACTACTTTTGTGACATGTTTAGATTGTGGAAATCGATTTAAACGTTAAGCATTAAAATTATTATTATTATTATTATTATTATAATAAGTCTAAATCTTGTAGTTTCCAATACTCAAAATTATTATTTGGCAAAGGTCTTTGAATAATAAAAGGTAATTTTTTTTGTTCTAGTTCCATTTGTGCAATTAAATAATTATCAATAATTTTTTCATTAATAGTGATATATGGAATAGTACCGCTGTTTAATTGTTTTACACGCATTCCTAATATTTTAGTTTTTTCATATTTAGTTAATAAAGGCATTGTTTTATGCATTTCGTCTACAATAATTCCATCCTTGTTGCGTGTAATTTTGCACAACTCTTTTATTTCATTGAAATTTTTATATAAGCATTCATTGTGATAATTTAAAGTATGATTTTTTTTTAACTCGTTATTAAATTTATAAAAATCGTTTTCTCCTAAATCTTCAACTTCATAATCGTATTTTGTATAACTACTTTTTGGGTTATCAAATACATTTATTTTCTCACCTGTTTCATCTGCTTCAGGTTCGTCTATTTTAATTTCTTCATCCAATTCTTCGTCCAATTCTTCATCATCACTTAAAATTTCTTCACTGTCACTAGCAGTGCTAGTTTTGTCACTTTTATTATCTTCATTTTCACTTAGTACTTCTTCTTCTAATTCATCCATATTATAAATTAAATTATAAATATATAAAAAAAACTATTTATATCAATTATAATTTTTAATATTTTAATATTGTATTTTTTTTTATTGAAATTATTTATTATTTAATTTATTATTTAATTTGTTTTCCAAACAAAATCACAATGACTACATAAATATAAATATTTCATAGCAGTATCATCATAACGAATAAATATAATTTCTTTTTTTGAGGAATCAAATTCACTCTTATTTGTTTCACACGTTTCATTTGGACACTTAATATAATTAATTCGCGGTAAAGTAATATCTAATTTTGTATATTTATTAATATGAACATTATATTTGTCTTCAGATTTATTAATATTTTCTTTCAATATACACTTATTTACATTTATAAGTTCGTCATCTATATTTCCGCAATTTCTACAATAATAAACTATTTTATCACATTCATCATTTTCTAATTTAATATAATACATATTATTACAATTAGAACAAAAATCCATAACAATTATATATATATATTTATAATTGTTAAATTAGTTTTTATATAATCAATTTTACATAATAATAAATGATTATTATTTTATTATTTTTTGTTTATATTAATATCCAATACTAAATTATAAAGTTTAGTATAGTCCAAATAATAAGTTAAATTATACATTGAAATAAAAATTTTCTTCTTTTTTTGAATAGTTAATTCATTTTTATCATTTTTATCATTTTTATTATTTTTATCATTATCATCATTATCATCATTATCATCAATAAATTTGGCATATTTAATTTTATTTTCATTAAGATAGTCTATAATACTATTTTTGTTATTTATAAATGTTTCGTATACAATACTTTTAAATTTATATATAATTTTTATATCATCATTATTACTTGCATTATTACTTGCATTATTACTTGTATCAGTATAATTTTGTATATAATTTATAATTTTGCATAGTGCAAATTCAATATTTTTATATGTCACTAAATAATTATATTTCTCAATAGTATTATTATTAATCTGCACACCAGGCTCGTTTAATAGTGGATTTTCACACAATACAATAGACAACGTTAATAATATTGAATTAATTGTTTGACATGATGTCCAGCTTTCACCAGACCATGTATTTAATAAAGATAAACATACTTTTCCATTTGTATATAAATTAGGATTAAAACGCATAGTTCCGTCATTTGTTAAATAACGCACTAGCGGTGGAGAAAATGGATAATTGTCCGGAAAAGTAAATTCAAAAAAATAATAACCATAGCCATAAGGTGTATTTTTTTGCCCTATTATTAAAGCATAACCTTTCATTACATTTTCTTCATCGTGTTTATAATATATATTTTCTAAACTTAAAGAATGCTCATTATTTAAAATATATTTAACATCCTTTGCTATTCTTTTTATAGTATTATTATTTATACTCATATTTCATAATAATAATAATAATAATATATTTTTAATTAGATTTCAAAAATAGTTTAAATTAAAATATTATAAAATTGAAATAAAAATATATTATATATATAAATATATACATGTCTAATACTATAAATTCTAATACACATACTTCATCCAAATGGGATGAATATTTAAAATCTTTAAGAGCAGAAAAAGGCTCCATTATAACACATACAAAAATAGGAAATAAAGAATTAAATATTTTTGGTGGCAGTTATAACATATCAAATTTGGGTGAGTTTTGGGATAAATATTATCAATATGTGTTTGTTGAAAAAAACAAAGAATATTTAACTGAAAAACAATTAATAGATGATGGTCCTTTATTAATTGATATTGATTTGCGTTATGAAACCTCAATTAAGTCAAGACAACATAATAAAGATCATTTAATTGACTTAATTGCTTTATATGCTAATAAATTAAATATATTATATGCTATTCCAAATAGTTCTAAAATTAATGTTTATGTATATGAAAAACCAGATGTAAATAACATGGAAGATAAAACTAAAGATGGTATTCATATTGTATTTTGTATTAAAATGCACAAAGCACATCAATGCGTATTACGTAAAATGGTAATTGGTGATATTAAAGGAATATGGGATAATATTCCAATTACAAATAATTATGAAGACGTATTTGATGAAGGAATAACAAAAGGATTTGTAAATTGGCAAATATATGGTTCACGAAAACCACAACATAAAGCATATAGTTTAACTTATTTATTTGAAATAACTTATGATTCTGAGGAAGAACTATGGAATTTTAAAGAATGTAATATTTCAAAAATTAATATTCAAGAACATTTACCATTAATGAGTGCGCGTTATAAGAATCATCAGTCTTTTGAACTTAATAACAATTCAACTATTCTTGAAAAAATAGAAAATGAAAAAAGAGAATTAAATAATCGTGAACACAAGCAAAAAGTGAACATTATTAGTAATAAGATTGACCTTGATATGTATGACTTTTCAAAAATAGATAATATGGCAACACTAGATAATTTAATTGAATGTTTTATTGACGAAATTTCTTGCACAGAATATGAAATTAAAGAAACACACCAATTTACAATGATTTTGCCCGAGGCGTATTATGCTAGTGGTTCATATAATAAGTGGATTCGTGTTGGATGGGCACTTAAAAATACTCATGAAAAACTCTTCTTATCATGGGTTAAATTCAGTTCTCAAGCCTCGTCATTCAAATTTTCAGAAGTTCAAAATATGCATGCTATGTGGAAGAATTTTGATGTTAAAAATAATGATGGTCTAACAAATCGTTCAATTATGTTTTGGGCAAAAACAGATAATCTAGTTGAATACAAAAAAATTAGAAATGAAACAATTTCATATTATATTGAGCAAACATTACAAACAATGATTTTAAAAGATAAAGTTGCTGAATTTGACTTGGCAGTAGTACTATATCAACTATTTAAAGACCAATTTGTGTGTGTTAGCATTAAAAATAATCAATGGTATGAATATAAAAATCATAAATGGAATGAAATTGATTCAGGAAGCACTCTTAGATTATTAATATCAAAAAAAATGCATGATATTTATTGTGCAAAATCGCATGAGCTAATTGAAGTTATTACAAAAAAAGAGAATAATGATGAAAATACTGAAAATTTGAAAACACGCTCTCTTAAATTAGGAGATATATGTATATTATTAAAAACTACTAGTTGGAAAAATAATATTATGAGAGAAGCAAAAGAGTTATTTTATGATAAAGAATTTATGAATAAATTAGACTCAAATGTTTATTTATTATGCTTTAATAACTATGTTATTGATTTTAAAACTAAAACACATAGAAAAGGTAAACCGGATGATTATATTTCTAAATCAACTAATATTGATTATATTCCGTATAAAGTTTTAACTAGTTCACAAAAATCAGGTACTAATTATGATTCTATTATTAAAGAAATCAACAAATTTATGGATGAACTATTTCCAGATGAAGAATTACGACGCTATATGTGGGAGCATTTAGCATCAACACTTATTGGAACAAATGACAATCAAACATTTAATATATATACAGGCAGTGGTTGTAATGGTAAATCCAAGTTAGTTGAATTGATGAGTAGATGCTTAGGAGACTATAAAGCAACAGTTCCTATTACATTAATTACACAAACGCGCAATTGTATTGGTTCAACATCACCTGAAATTGTTGCTTTAATGGGAGTTCGTTATGCAGTTATGCAAGAACCTAGCAAAGGAGATACTATTAATGAGGGTATTATGAAAGAAATTACAGGAGGTGATCCGATTCAGGGTCGCGCATTATTTAAAGATAGCGTGACTTTTACTCCACAATTTAAATTAGTTGTATGTACAAATGTTTTATTTGACATTAATACAAATGATGATGGCACATGGAGACGCATTCGTATTTGTGATTTTATGTCTAAATTCATTGAATCACCATATGAAAATGAAGATAAATTTCCTAAATCTAACTTTCCATATCAATATTTGATTGATAAAAAAATAGATGAGAAATTTACATTATGGGCACCTGTTTTGGCATCTATGTTAGTAAATATAGTATATGAAACAGAAGGCAGAGTTAATGATGTTAAAATTGTCACAGCAATTAGTGATAAATATCGTGAAGGACAAGACTATTTGACTGAGTTTGCTAAAGAAAAAATATCTCGCAAACGTGATAAATCAATTAAAAAGACAGAAATTATGGAAGAATTCAAGAAATGGTATATTATGCAATATGGTAGAAATAATATACCAAATGGTAAAGAAATTACTGATTATATGAACAAACAATATGGCAAATGTAATAAAGGCAAGTGGTATAATGTTGAAATTAATTATGAAGATGCTAGTGATGATGATACTGAAGAATAAAGTATAATATTTGCATAATAGTTTGTTTAATATTTTATTTTAACATAGAAAATAAAATATTATATTTTAACATAGAAGATAAAACATTTATATATTAATATTTTTTACTTATATTATTACGTTGTTTCCTTTTTTTAAGTGAATATTTTTGTTTCATATTTTTTGTGAACTTTGCTTTCTTAGATTTATTTTTATGTTTATTTCTAGATTTTCTAGATTTTCTAGATTTTCTAGATTTTCTAGATTTTCTTGATTTTCTAGATTTTCTTAATCTTCTCACATTAATACCACTACCCAAGTTTTTGTTTCCCCAATCATGATAATCACTGCTTATAACTCTATCAATAGTTTCTGATATTACAGATTTCTCATTCATAAATAAATAATAATGTCCATTATTATACATTATTGCTTTATCTTCACTATAAGGATATATTATTCTGCCATCAACTTTATATACATCAAGAACACAAGGTATGTAGGTAGTATAATAAGGGTCTTCATCTTTCATATGTAGTTGGTAATCATATCTTAAAATTAAATAATTTCGCTTGTAAGCATAGGCCAATAATACAAAAATTTCATTCGAAATATTTGGTAAGTCTTTTAATTGATTTAGACGTTCTCTGATTCCATCTCTATCTGCAAGTAACCAGTCTGATGTAATAGTAATACTATCAGGTTCTATAGTTACTACATTAAAGCCTAGTTCTTTATCAAATTCCTCGATACCTGGTGTAAATTCAATATATATTTCTTCTGATGCTATTTGACGCGGTAGACGAATACCAAGTTCTAAATGTTGTTGCCTTGCTATATAATAATTATCCATTCCAATCATTATACTATCTATTATTTCATCTCTTGATGATACTGGTCTAAAATCAGGTTTATCTTTATTTGCAAGATTATAATCAACAGATGTGGTATATAGACCACAAAAACCATCACCTCTTGGGTCGAGAACATTCCAATTTTTTCCACCAAATAAATCTATAAACTTTTGTTTTAAAATTTGGGATTTTTCACCCGCATCTATATCAAATTGACCATCTATCCATATATCAAATAATGTTTGATGTTGTATTGGTTCAGTTCCATCAGAAAAAGGCTCAATTTCTAGTTTGATTAAACCGGATGATGCTTCTAATTTTTTTCTTTCTTGTATTTTTTTTTTCTTTGCTTTATTTCGTAGTTTTTCTTCTTTTAGAAATACTAATATTTGGTCAATTGATATATCTATATCTCCATTATTACTTTCTAAAATATTTTCAAGAGCCTGTGGTTCTAAATCAGGAAAATATCCTATTAATTCCTCTAGTGGTGTTAATAGTTCTGATGATGCTTCTCTTTTTGGTGAAACTCTTTTTGGCGAAACTCTTTTTGGGGACGAAACTCTTTTTGGTGAAACTCTTTTTGGTGAAACTCTTTTTGGTGAAACTCTTTTTGGTGAAACTCTTTTTGGTGAAACTCTTTTTGGTGAAACTCTTTTTGGCAATGAGCGCTCTTGCGCTTCTAATAATTCTTGCGCTTCTAATAATTCAGTAAATGCTTTTTCAAATTCTCCATTATTATTTCTTAAATAATATTCGGCCATAGATGGTGATATATTAGGAAACAATGCTGTTAAATTTTCTACATCTGTAGGCCGTTTTGGTAGTGGTGGAGGTTTATTTTTACCAAAAAAAGACTTCATACTATATATATTATGTAATATTTTTATTTAATAATATCTTGATAACTTTTTGTGTCTTCTTTTATATTATTATATTCCAAAAAGTAAATATATCCTTCATAAGCAAAATTTATTATGTGTTCTAATATTATAGGTGTAATCAAATATAAAAATAATAATAAAACTAATAATTTATTTGTGTATTGTTTTTCACTAAAAAACTTAGAAAATATTAAATACAAGATTAAAACACTATAATATACAATCAATATATAAAACTGAATATTAGTATAAAATTCATAATTATTTGATTGATATAAATTTTTTCTATTATCTACATGTAAATTTTTTTTATAACTATCTATTTTGCTCTGTAGTTTTTCTAATTCATCTAATTTATTATATATAGTTTTTGAAAATGATTGTTTATGTAAATATAATGACTCATAATCTTTAACAAATGTTAAATAATAATCATATAAAGAGTTTAATATATTTTGTTCTTCGGTTATGAAGCCTTTTATTGTTTCATAAGCATTATTTTGACAATCTTGTCTAAACGTAGGTTCATCTTTAAAGGTTGCATGTCGAGAAACTAAAGCTTGTCTTGTGAATTGATACAATCCCTGATTTTCTAAACCTTCAATGTTATTTTTTGTATTTAATGAAAATTTTTCTAATATATTTGGATGAAATATATCTTTCCAGTCACTATTAGTTTCTGTATTAGTGCCTTTTGATGCTGCTATAATGGGTCCAATTAATTTATTCATACTATCTTGTATATCCTTATCTGGAGTACCAATAAAATTTACTGCTTCATTTGTAGATTTTTGACAATCAGCAATAATTTCATCAGCTGCTTTTTTACAATCGCTTACAATACATTCTCCATTACCTTCAATAAATCCTTCGCGATTAGCAAAAGTAGATATTATATTTTGATAATCCTTACACCATTTACTATTTGGACAATCATTTTTACCTAGACTATTATTATATTCATTCATAATAATAGCAGAATTTTCTTTTCCTACTAATCCAGTTATTGCTTGGTCTAAACTGCTTGACATTGCTGTTGAACCTGCTTTATTACAAGCAGCAATTACTCTTGGAATTTCGCTTGCACAATTACATTCATTACAACCAGATTGATTATTTCCCATGTGAATATGCTAACTAATATAATTTAATATATTATATAATATAAATTAATTAATATTATATAATGTTTTGTTAAATGCTAAATTTAAATATTTATGTTTTGTTAAATGCCAAATTTAAGTATTTACTAGTTTCGTGGATTTGTATTATTCATACTAGAATCAGAGCTATTTTGTAAAGATTGACCAACTAAATCTTGTATATTAATTCCCGATGTTAGTCCTTCAACAATTGAAAAGCCAATTAAATTGCTACCAAAATTGCTACCAAAATTGCTACCAAAATTGTTGTCTAAATATATATCACTAGAATTACTTAAATAAGGGGTAAAAGTTTCATTTGCTACACATCTATTTTTAACAGGATCATAAATCAATACACCAGAAGTTTCGGGACAGCAATCTGCCCCAATACATGTAAGAGATAATGATGATAGCAGGTTGTTCTTTCTAGTTATTACACCGCTCTTTTCTAATATTGCTGCTTCTCTATCATATGGTATACGTATTTTATCAAAATCTTTATTATCTCTCATGTATATATCTACAAATTTAATAATAATATAAATAACTGTTAAAAATATAATAGACACAACCAATATATTTGTAATACTATTAGGTAATAAAGAATTTTTATTAGCAATAACAATAGGAACTAGTATTATACAAGCAAATATAATAATTATTATTATATTAATGTATTCTTTATATGCTTTATCGTAATATGTATTTAATTCTATTTTGCGCATTTTATCTGTATTTTGTTGATCAATTTTATTATAAACATCTTCAAAATTATTTTGTTTTTCATCATTTGCCATGTAATCAGTTAAAACATTAGTAAATAGATTATCTTTTTTTATAACAAATTCACTTATTGAATTTGCAGTTTGTCTATCTCTTATTGCTTGTATATCATTTACTAAATTTGCTGTAGTTCTTGCTGATTCTCCTTGCATAGTGAGTGCAGCACCAGTAAGACCTACATTTTCATTGCCTTCTACAAAACCTTCTTGCATAGTTTGCATATTTTGCATAGTTTGCATAGTTTGCATATTTATATTATTATAATTAGATAAAAAACTTCCGCCTATATTAGTAAATCCTTCACTTTGGGCTGCTTCAACTAGTTGATTATTTGAAGCCTGTTGTTCATTATAATTATCAATAGCAACATCAGCACGAGAATTTAGCTCAATAAGCAATGCTCTTTTAGATTTAATATGCTCAATATTAATAGTAATTTTTGCTATAGCATCATTAATATTTATTATGCTATTATCTAAAACATTAACACTATTTTCTATATCAGTAATAACTTGCCTAGCACTAGAAGCAGCGGCCAGAGCATTTTCTCTTTGAGAAACATCAAGACTTGAAACAGAATCATATGTGACACCTAATGGTTTTATAGTAAAAGATTTAATATGTTCTCTATCCTTTCTAAGTGTTTGAGTAGTTGTATTTACTATTCTTTTTTGATATATAGCGGCAAGTCGATTAGTTTTTGTTAAATCATTTATTTTTCCGTTACTATACATTTGACCTACATTTTCACCAGGACCCCAATTATTAGGTTCTCCTCCATTCCAATTAGTAGTATTTGGATTATATGGTGTTCCGTCAACCCATTTCCAATTACTAGTTCTATTAGCTTGTACATTATATGGTGGACCGCCTCCTGAATTATTATTTGGTATTAGAGCATTTGGATGATATAAACCAATATAAAAAGAACCACCGTTTTGAAATCTGGCATTTCCTAATTCTCCTAACATTTTAACCATTTCACCACTATTTTTAAAACAAGCCAATTCTGCTCCTTGTGCTTCGGCACTACTTTTATGTTGTAGCCATGTTAGTCGTGATGGGGCAACATAGTATGTTTTATTTTGTATAACATTATTTTGCACTGAAGGCGGAATAGTTATTTTAGGTGGTGTTCCTGGAGCATTTTTACTTGTATAAAAACTAATACTATCACATAGAGTAAAAGTAGGCATATTTGAATTTGAACTGGAATTTGAAATTTGAATTTGCATTAACCATTCATCATCTGCAAAATCTACATTTTGAATAGTTGTTGGTGATGAATCACCTGTATTAGATATTATTCCTAATGTTTCCTGTGCTTTATTAGAATCTTTATATATAATTCGCATTCCCATAACTCCAAAACTTGTATAATGGACTTCTATTCTAGAAATTTTATTAGAATAATTCCACGTACTAAATGGGTGATTTGCTACCCATGTTTCTAAATTTATTTGTTGTCCATTTATTGTTATTTCCCGTCTTTGCATATTTGTTCTTTGATTCATTAAATCATTTTTAACATTTATGATTGAAGTACGTGATGCTTCTAAACTTTGCTGTTCGCTATCTAGTTTTGCCATACTTTCAGGATCTGTTCCAATATTATTTAGTAGAGTTGCAGTTTGGTCTACTAATTGATTATTAGTTATTAGTAAATTTTCTAAATTATTTAAATCTGTATGATTAATTGCATCAAGAGTGGCTATGGCACTACTATTTGATGTTTCGCATGTAGCTGAAACTGGTTCTGGATTACTCATTATATATTAATTTATATATAATATATAAATTAATATAATATATTATCATAATATATTATCTATTTAACTTTCTTAAAAAAATTAAAAATATTATTATAAAAATACAAGCAAATATTGAGTAAATTATGAAATTTATTTTAGTTGAAGCATTTTTTTTTTCTATATCTTCTAATCTAGCATTATTTAAAATATTATTTTTTCTTAAATTATTTATTTTATTAGTATAATTATATACTAAGGGCGCTCCTTGTGGCGCTCCTTGTAATATTTTACTATTTAATGAAGCATTTAAATCAGTTACTTTTCCTAAAGGGTCAACATATAACATTATATATAAATTGATATTTTATATAAATTGATATTTTATATAAATTGATATTTTATATATAATATTTAATATTTTATATATAATGTTATGCATTATAACATAATAACATTATTTTTAAATTTTACTTTTTAAAATCTTATTTTTACATTTTAACTTTCAATTGGTGTGTTATAATTAATACTATAAATGTAACAATAATTATGTATGCTATTAACAATGTTTCATTTATAAAAATTGATGATTTGTATAAAATAAGTATTATAATAGTTATAATCATTATAAATGCTAAAATTAAATAGCGAATATTATTAACTACAAAATTTTCTGTTTTTGCATCTAATACTCCATCTAAATTTAGAGAGTTTTTAACCATATTATATTTTTTTCTTACATCTTCTAGAAAAGCATCGTCTCTTGCTATAGGTGCTAAAATAGTATTACTTATATCACTATTGTTATACATGTCTGTATACAGCACATTTCTACTAACATCAAATATATCTCTATTTAAAGTATCAAACTTTCTATATAATGCTTTGTCTTGATTAATTAAGTCCAGTGCTATAGCATTATAACATGAATCATAATTAGTAGATAGTGGATTTAAATTTCTTATTTGGTTTCTCTTATTTTCTATACTATATAAATCCGCTAAAACATTTATGCTTTCTGTTAAATAAGGGTCTATATAACTTAAATCGGTTTTATTATATTGATAATAATCTTTATTTATATAACCAGTACCATAATAAGAGCCTGTATTATATGGATTACCAGGAGTGAACATTTTTGAATTACAACTTATTTTAATAGGATTTGAACTGGGTCTAGGTGTAGTTCCTTTATATGTATAACATATATTACTACTTACTGTAAAAACTTGGCAACTATTATCACTACATATTTTTTCACATTCATGTATATTTTTATTATTATAAGGTTGAACTGTTCCTAAATTATAAATATGTGTATTTCTATTTTTACATACATCTACATATTTTCCAACATCAAAATTTTCAACAAAATAATCTGGATCACTATTTTCATTTAAACTATTTGTTATGGTATCTTGAACATATATTTTGTCATTAAAGTACAATAAATATATACTAAATCCTAGTATTACTGTGATAATAAGAGGATTTATATATTTGCTGTGTTTAAAATTTTGAATTAGTCTAATTAAATTATTATTGCTAAAATTATTAGTAAATTTATTTTTACTTTTCATAATATACTTAATATTTTAATATATTTTATTTAATTTTTATAATATATATTCAATAATTAAATAAAATTTGCATTAAAAATATCATAACATTAAAAATATGATAACATTAAAAATTTAATAAAAATGTATAATAAAGTTATTACTAAAACATATAACAAATATAAAGATTCTCTTTTATATATTATAAGGATTAATAGTCCTACTATTAATAATACAAACAAAAAATCAAATAATTTTGTAATATAATTATTCATAGCAGGTTCTATATTTGACTTGCTAGTATTACTATTACTATTAGAATTACTATTAGAATTACATGAATTATTACTATAAGAATTATTTCCTATATTAGCACTACAATGACATGCACTATTTGAACAATTACAGTTAATAGCACTACAATTATTATTAACACATCCTAAATAGTCTTTTGTGTCAACTATTGTATTATATGAGTTTTGGTTTATTTGTTCTTTTTCATTATTTTCTAAAATAATTTTTTTAGAATTCATTAATTTTGTATTTTGATGAATATCTTCATTTAATTCTTCAGAATAAAATATAACTTTATTTTCACTTGCCATAATATTAATTATTCTTAATATTATAATATATTTTATTTGATTATAATATTAACATAAGTCTTAAACTAAAGTTCCGGTTGCAACAATTGGTTTTTTATTTTTAGTAAAATAAAATATAACACTAACAATAAGTAATAGCAATATACTATTTTCTACTATTTTAAATTGAGTTAATAAAGTTGTATCATCTAATTTTCCATTATTTGCTCCACCAGAACCCAATATACTTTTCAGTTCTTGTGTTTTATTAGCAATATTTAAATTTAATGCTCTTAATGTTTCATCATCAAAACTATTTAAATAACTAATTGATGATAAATCAGTTTTTATTGCATCTAAACTATTATAAAATTTTTCATACTCTTGTCTTAAGCTAGTAATTTGTATATCTAAAAGGGTCTCATTATTTGTAGTAGGTCCACATATATAAGTTTTAAAACTATTTACTAAAGGACCACTCTCTTCAAAATTACTATTATCAATTTTAAGTAATCGTTCATAGTATTTTAAACCTGTTGCTTTTGTTATATCTGTTAATTTTCTTTTATAAGCTTCAGGATGGATTAAATCTCTGGCCATTTTAATGTTTTTTTCATTTAATATTGGTTTTTTATAATATGCATAATAGTTGTTTGGTGTATAATATTGATTATCAATTGTATATTTAAAACATAATTTATTTGTTCTATCTTTATTATACATTAAATTATTACAAGGATCAGGTGTTTCACTTTGCGTAATATAAGGGGCGCTGGTAATTTTTGTGTTAAATAAATCATCAAATAGCTGCTGTGTTTTAGCAATTAATGAGTTAGAACCAAATAAAGATTGGTTTGTATTATCTATTTTTGGAATATAGCAATTTGTAGTAGTATTATTTAAGGTGCTATTTATATCATTAATTAAAAAAAAATCACTATTATTTCTTAAAGATTGGGTTTCACATTCTTTAACACTTTTTACACTTGATTTGTAATAATTATTTCTTAAATGTATTAGAAAACTTGCATCAGAAATTATTGATGCTGGTGGTTTTTGATAACATCCATCATAATTAAAATAATTATTAGAACTCATTATAAACTAATATATTACTATATAATTTATAAAAAAATTTATAAAAAAAATTTATAAAAAAAATTTATAAAAAAAATTATAAATTATAATACATTTGTTTTTTATTTTATATTATTTTTATTTTTAAAATAACTTACAAATTCTATAATAATCAGTGCTAATTGATGTTCGACTATTTCTCTCAATTTTTACAACATCATCGGGTCTAATTCCCATTACTAGCGATACTGGACTAAAATATGAAATATCAGGAATTTGTGATTTGTCGAAAATATTATATTTTTTCATAAATAATTCTTTTTCACTATGTGTTAAAATAGTATGCTTAGGAACTAATACATGCTTTAAAATATTAAACTGTAGCCGTTTAATATTTATTAAGCTTATATAAATATTTTCTGAAACCCAAATATCTTTAATATTTTCTAACATTGTTTCATTTGGTTCGTCTTTTATAATTACCATTAAATCATCCTTTTTTTCTAAAATGGATTCTAAATGAAATAAATCTTCTACTATATCATAAATATTTTGAGGTTTTATAACTTTAGAAATATAATACTTTACATAAATTTTTTTTTTTGTTGTTTCATTTTCCAATAACATATCCAGTTGATTACTTTCCATTAAGATTCCAATTTCTGTAATGCCAAAATCGGAGTATTTTTCAATATTAAATCCGCGCTCGTTTAAAATTTCTAATAAATTTTTGCGCGAATTATAAATACTAATGATAAAACTATTACTATTAGTCATAATTAAGTTATAATAATATAATAGTTTTATTATTTTTAATTTATATCAATTATAATTTAAAATATTTTTATTGTTAAAATATTTTTATTGTTAAAATATTTTTATTGTTAAAATATTTTTATTGTTGATCTATTTTTATTGTTTTCTTTTGTGCGCTACTATTTGTATCTGATTCTTCTTTAATAGTTTCAATAGTTGGACTTGTTGATAATTTTAATAAAGACACTTCTTTATTTTTAGCTTCATCTTGTATGGGTAATTCTTCTATATCTAAAATATCTTCATTTTTAGATTCACTTATTTTTACACTTTTTAAACTAGGTTCTCCTTCTTTATAAAATTCCAAACCCTCGTCTTTTTTATCAGATTCCAAAGAGTCATCTTTTTTATCAGATTCTAAACCCTCATCTTTTGAAGTGCTTAAATTCTCAATATCTAATTCATCATTGTTTACTTCATCTCCTATATTAATAGGTGAATTTTCTTGATTTTCAAAATCCTCGAGATCCTGATATTTTTCAAATTCTTCTTCTGCACGTTTAATAGAATCTATTGTTACTTGACTAAGTCCTTCGTCATCGCTCTCTTCGCCTAATTCTTTGGCCTCTAACTCTTTGGCCTCTAACTCTTTGGCCTCTAATTCTTTGGCTTTTTCTTCATCTTCTTTTATAATTTGCTCTGTTGTTTTCTCTGGTATTTGTACATCTATTAATTGTTTAGTATATTTCTTAGAAAATTCACTTTGTTCTTTTTCTGTTAATTTTGTTAATTTCAAATTTTCTATTGTTTTAGCATAATTCATAGAAGTTAACTGGTCAATATTCTCTTCTGTAATAATACGCATTTGAATATTCATAACTTGTAGTTCGTGCATTAATAATTTAAAACAATAAGGAACACGAACAATACTAAATGATTTTCCATATTTTGAAATAACTTCTAAGTTCATAGAATTTTCAAAATTCTCAGAAAATTTGAGCGGTCCATCGGCAAAAGGACTTATAAAAATATTTTTGGATTCATTATAAATAGCGATTGTTCCAGTAGTATTACATATTGCTATATAATAATCATCGCCACGAGTTAACATTGATTCTTTTAAAAATGCTGTTGCTCCATGTGCAATAATTCCATCGCGTTCCATTTCACCAATACGCAATCCACCATCATTTGCTCTCCCCTGAACAGTTTGTCGTGTTAATGCTGTTCTAGGACCTTGTGCACGATAATTTATTTTATCTTTAACCATATGTTTAAGACGCATATAATAACAAGGTCCAATGAAAAATTCCATATTTAATTGTTCTCCTGATTCTCCACTATACATTATTTCATTTCCAGTAGAGCTGTATCCAATATTTCTCAATAATGTTCCAAATAATGTATGTTTTGGACCTTTATTTACAAATGCTGTACAATCTCCAAATCCTCCATAATGCGCACAAGCTTTTCCCATTAATGTTTCTACTAATTGACCAATAGTCATACGACTTGGAAGTGCGTGAGGATTTATTATTAAATCCGGTCTTATTCCTTCAGCAGTAAATGGCATATTTTCTTCTGGAATTATTAGTCCAACCGTTCCTTTTTGACCGCATCTACTGCAAAATTTATCACCTTGTGCTGGTATTCTTTCTTCCCTTATTCTTACTTTAGCAATTCTAAATCCTTCTTCGCCTTCTGTAATAAATGCTTTGTCTACATAACCCAATTGTCCTTTTTTTGGTGTTATAGAAGCATCTATAAATGTGTCTGCAGTGTTTATATTATTTGTCACCTTTCCTATAACTACTTTTTTATCATCTAGTGGTGTATTTTCTCTAATTAATCCATGTTCATCTAAGTATGAATAATCATAACCGGGTTTTTTGCCAAATACTGTTTTGGATTCAATATTTACAAATTTAGAATCTATATTTGTTCCGGCTACTTTGCTGCTTTCTTCGCGCGCCTCATACATATTAAAATAAGTAGTATTAAACATACCGCGCTTAATAGACCCTTCATTGAATAATATAGAATCTTCAACATTATATCCACCATACGAACCAATAGCAACAATAGCATTTATTCCACAAGTGTGTTCCTCGTTAAAAATATATTTTAAGTAGCGACTTTTTACAAGCGGTATTTGTCCATTATTTAATACAACCCCCATTTTATCAATACGATTTTGATAATTTGAATTATATAAACTGACAGCTTGCTTACTTTGCCCGCAAGAAAAAAGGTCTCTCGGCAATTGATTACTTTCTGGAAATACAATTTGATTACCCATAACACCCAGCAATAATGATGGATGAATTTCACAATGACTAGTAAACTTAGTAATTTGCTCACTATATATTGCTATTAATGATGATTCGGTTTCTGATGTATCTAAATAATCTATTATTCCACCTTTTGCAATTAACTCATCAATAGCATTTACGGGGTCCAACGACTCTGATTTATCATATAAATCACTAAAATTAAAAAATACTTTATTAGATTTAATAAAAGAATTTAAGTCAATTGAAATTTCTTTTTTTTCTTTATTTAATATTTTGAATTTATTAAACCCTATTAATAATTCTCCATAATGAAAATCTTTTGAAATCAATTTATTATAAATAAATTCGCTTTCATAACATAATTTATTATTTTCTAAGTAAAGAACAGGTCTTGTTAATCTGCCTGAATCACTATAAATATAAATAATATCTTCTTTTATTGACCAACTAATACTTGTATATATTGGTATTAAACCAATTCGCCTATATTTTTTTAATAAGTCAATTACTTCAACTGGTTTAGTTACTATTCCAACCCATCCACCATTTACAAAAACTTTGGTACAATGAGCAATATAGTCAATAGTGCATTCGCTTAATAATTCCATAAAAAATACTGTGCGTAATAATTCTATTATTGGTTTTCCAGAATAACCACTTGTTATTAAGCATCCAAGAGACATATGTTTATGTAAACCCACATTTCCACCATCAGGAGTATCAACAGGATCAATAATACCCCATTGTGAAGAATGTAAAAGTCGAGGACCAATAATTTTAGCACTTGAATCTAAAGGTAAATTTAATTTGCGTAAATGAGACATAAAAGAGTTATATGACAGGCGATTCAAATCTTGAACAACTTCGGGTCGTTTTGTATGTTCTTCGGCTCCCCAATTTCCTTTAAATGCTTTTCTGAATCCGTTTTCCAAAACACGTTCTTTAAAATATTCTAAATAGTTATTTTCTATTAAACTAATAAAATCATTTTGATAAATACCTTTTTTATAGTAATATTCTTTATCTATTTTTTGAAAAATATGCTTTTGTTGCAAAGTGTAGTATTCTTTAAATAAATCATAAATAAGTGTTCCTGCTAATTCAACCCGTTTAAATTTAAAACTATCACGGTCTGTTGATTTTTTATCATGTTTATAAACTTGTAGCAATTCTTTTACCATATGTCCTAAAAAGTATGCTTTTTCAATGAATTTATTTTCTCCAATATGTGGTAATAAGTAGTCCATTAATATTTCTAAAATGTGTGCTAATGTTTTACCTTTTGTTAATGTTGCCAAATATTTTAGTGCTACTTCTTGATTAAAAATATTACCAGCATCATGAATAGATGGAATAAATAATGGCATATAATTTTCATATTTTTCTAAATCTAATAAACATGTTTTTATAATTTCTTTATCACTTGTTATACCAAGTGCTCTCATTAATATAAATAATGGTACTGGCTTGCGAACGTTTGGAACATTTACTAAAATTTGATTATTGCTATATTTAGTATCTGGACGCAATATTCTTATACTAAGAGTTCTTATTGGTTTAGAAGCATCTTCTGATACAGAGCGTATTTCTGCCGAGTGACTATATAATTCATTAAAATCGGATTTCACATAAAGCATATTGTCGGCAAATTTTTCTTGACACACAATAACTTTTTCTTTTCCGTCAATAATAAAATACCCACCGCGATCATTTCTACATTCTCCCATATTGAATTTTACAATTGGATCTAAGCCATTTAAAATACATAAATCAGAATTTAACATAATTGGGAATTTTCCTAAATAAATTTTCTCTAATAATGATTTTGTTTCACTGTATTGTCCATCGCTATTCATAATTTTATAAACTACCTCTACATCAACATGAAGAGTTATTGCATAAGTCATATTTCTTAAGCGGGCTTCATTTGGAAACATATAGTGTTCTCGGTTTGTATCATATATTATTGGTTTTCCAAAATAAAGTCGTTTACCATCAATTCCACCTATATATATTTCTGCTCTATAATTATATTCTTTTGTTGTTTCATCTTGTTCTTTTATTATTAAAATTGGATTTTTTTCTTTAAAAATATTGTAAATTTTGTTATTAAAGAAATCATTAAAAGACTCCAAATGATGTTTTACTAATATATTTGGATCATCACTAAAATATTTATCTATAATTAACCAAGCTAATTCCTCGTGATTTATGGAACTAGTTATATTTGCTTCTGTTAATATATCTTCTAGTTGTATTTTACTTTTACTAGTCATTGTAAATATTAGTATTAATTAATACTAATATTTTATATGTTAATATTTTATATGTTAATATTTTATATGTTAATATTTAATAACATATGTATTAAATCATTGAAGGAGATACAGAGTATGTTATAATAATTAATCCTAAAATAACAAATAATAATAATAATGGTAATATTACTAAAAACCAAGATACTTCTTTATATCCCGCTTTACATAGTGAATTTAATATGAAAGTCCAAAATAATATATATAACGCTTTAAATACAAACATCAAAAAGGTATTTGGTATTTCACATTCAAATGCTCCTAAACAATATTTTGTTGTATTGCCAAAATTTTGTATGGCAATAATAATAAATATTAACACTGATATAAATAAATAAACAAAAGCTGGAGAACATAAGTTTTTAAAATCAGCTATATATTTATTAATATATGCCATATTATAATTTATAAATATATAAAAAAATTTCATAAATTATATAAAAAATTTCATAAATTATATAAAAAATCTCATAAATTATATAAAAATCTCATAAATTATATAAAAATTTCATAAATTATATAAAAAATTTCTATTTATTATAAAATATGTGTTGGTTATGAAACATTATGAATTGTAGGATTTGGACCTAATACATGTGTTTCGCCTGTATATGATTTAAGTAAATTACCACCAAAATTTAATGCAGTATCCCTAGCATCTAAAAGTGCTTGCATAGGCGATATTCCGCCACCTTTCATATTGCTTTTTCTAGAGCAACCAATTTGATATCTTTTTCTAAATTTATTATTTAATCTTAATCTTAATCTTTTGGATTTATTTTTTCTCTTATTTTTTCTTCTGGTTATTTTTCTATAACTATTCATTGTATATATAAAAAATATATTAAAATACTTTATTTAAAATATATATTTTAAATAATATTATTCAATGTCAACATGTGTAATCATATGTCTTCTACAGCAACTTTTTTTTAATTGCAAAATATCTAATACCTCTCCTTCCGGAGTTTTATCCATAAACTCTTTGGTTAAATATACCACTTTATTCACTTCCATTGACTTATCTATTTTTCGTTTTTGAACTTCGCGTTGATAATATCTATATTTATTTCCTAATACTTTTCCGCAAGTAAAGCATTTTACGGGAATAATCATATTATAATATAATGTATAAAATATTTATATATTTATTTTTCAATTTTAAAAATAAATTCTTAAATATCTTCAAATATTATTGCTCTATTTAATTTTAAATTATCATAATTTGTAGTTTTTATACTAATTTGATAATAATTTAACAATAATATGCTTAGTATTATTGTTATTAATATAAAAATAATAGCAAATACCAAATTCTTTGGCATTTATTATATGTATTAACTTTATAAATTAAATAAAATTGATAACTATTTTATTATTTTAATTTTTTATTATTAAATATTTAATATTTAAATAATACATTATGGAACATCAAGATTGGAATTCTATTAAACTTAATACACCAGCACTAAAAAATAAAGACACAAATAAAAAACCGCACATTAGTGCAAATAAAGTAAACAAAGTAGAAAAAGTTATTATGAAAGAACCTCTTGGAAAAATTATTGCTCAAGCGCGAGTAATTAATGGAAAAAATCAAAAAGAATTAGCATCTATGATTGGAGTATCACAGCAAATTTTATCTCGGTGGGAAGCAAATAAAGATTTACCTACTAATTCTCAAATTGCATTACTTGAAAAAACTCTTAAAGTGAAACTTCCAAGATGTCAAAAAGTATATGTTGATGAAAATTAAAAATTATTTTATTACAAATTAAAATTATTTTATTACAAATAAAAATTATTTTATTACAAATTAAAATTGAAATATTTTTTTTATAATTTATAATTTATAATTTATAATTTATAATTTATAAAAAATGAATTCTACTAATGCTAATGTTACTGTTAATGTTGAAACTAACATTAATGCCCGTGTTGATTTAAATATTAATATTACTAGAAATTCTAGCACTAGTAAATTGAGACATAATTTTAAATCAAATAGTCGCTCAAATAAAAAACCTGTAGAAAAATCACTTCCAGTAAAAAATGAAAAATTTGAACAAGTATCAATGTTTGACAGATGGGCAGACGGAGTCTAATATATTTAAGTTATAATTAATTGTTGCTTATTTGTTTTTTTTTCTTCGTTTTTTGGTGTGTTTTAATTTTGCTATTTTATTATTTTTCAACTTATTTGTAGCATGTTTCTTTGGTTTTTTATATTTTTTACGCAATGTTTTTTTGCCTTGTCCTAATTTTTTTTCTTTTTCAAGTTTTATTAGTTCTTCTAATTGTTTAAATATTACATCAGTTAAATCAAATTGACTACCGTCGCTTGTTTTTGTAATATTAAATGGCATTGCTAAGTTAATTTCAACAATTTCGGGCAAAAAATCTGTCTCGTTTTTATCTGAATATAAATCATCATCATCCGCAAATTTATCTAAAGCATCATTAAGATGCTTTTCTAAGTTATTTTGAGATAATGTTCTATGTTTTTTTTGTAATTCATCAATTTTACTACTATCTCTCTCATAAAATTTTGTGTATGCATCCTTAAAAGTTTTTATTTTAAATATTTTATTATTATATTTATATGTATAATAACTAAATGTAGCTGTTGTTAATATAATACCTTTAAACTCATCTAAACTTGAAACAACATTTTGATTGTCAATTTTGGAACTTGTATTATGATTTATACAATCATTATAATAATCATAATCTATATTATTTTGTTCAGGTGAAATTTCTTTTTTCTTAGCAACTGCATTAGCTAAAGATTCAGCCAAAGAAGCAACTTCATCTTCTACAGTAAAATAATTACCTTCAATTACTAATGGTTCGCGTTGTTTTTTTTCTTCATAACCATCATTATAGATGACAAAAGGTTTTTCTTTGATGCTCAATGTTGGTTCATATTCCTTTTTTTTATTCCATCTTGTTAAAAATGTACTTCTATAATGCTTACGCGCATTTACTAAATCACCTTCTCCTAAGCATGAACTTATATAAATTTTAATAGCACAATTGGGTCCATAGTATTTTATATTATGCCTTTGAATTAATACTAATGCTTCGCTCAGCAAAATTGGGCCGCATTTATTAATTGCTATTTTTGGTTCTGCTATTTTTGGTTCTTCTAATTGTGTTTTACTATAATCTTTATCACATAATTGTGCTTTATAATAGTCACTATAATTTTTAGCACAATCATAAGGTTCAGATTTAACCATTGGAACTATTGAACTACACTCACAATTTTTTGTGCTTCTTGCATCAATACTATAAATAACCTCTTTTGCTCTTAAACTATTTTTATTTGGAATACAATGAATTAATCCACTATAAAATTGTGCTTTCTCATTATGGTCTGGTGTAAAAAATAAATTAGGAAATTTGTTTTTTTTTCCATGTTCATGTATAAATTTATAAGTTGCTGAAATTACATTTAATACTTTATATTTATTTTTACTAGAATTATGTTTACATGTGACATCTAATTCTGTACCAGAACTTCTTAAACATTTTCCCATATTTGTATAAGTATATAGTTCAATGTTTTGTGGTATGTCAATAGCATGATATTTTTTTGATACTATTCCTGAATCAACATCAGCATAATTAGTTGTAAGTATAATTCCATGTGCTCCAATATAATATGTGGCTTCTTGTTTTTCCGTAGTTCTTGGAGATTGTTCCATATTACAATAATAAAATATTTTATATTTTATTATTTTTATATGTTTATACTTTTATACTACTTCTTTCTGTGTTTTTTGCTCTTAAATTTATATGTAAATCTTCTTATGTGTTTAGTTTTTTTTGGTTTTTTATATTTTTTACGCAATGTTTTAACACCTTTACCTAATTTTGCTTGTTCAAATCTTATTAATCCTTTTAATTGATAATAAACTGCATCAGTTAAATCATCGTCGCTAGCTTTTGTAACAAATGGACTCACTAAATTAATTGTATTAAACTTGGGCAAAATATCAATGTCATTGTCACTATCATCATCATCAATTTTGTATATTGCATTAATTAAATATTCGCCTAGTTTATGTATGCTACGTGCTCTATATTTTTTTTCTAATTGTTCAAACACTTTTTCATGTGAACCACTAAATTGTTCACTTAAGTCTTTTGTAAATTTCATATAGGCATCTTTATAAGTTATAAATTCAAATTTTGTAGAATTAACCATAAATAAATATCTAGAAAGATGTGATTTTATTAAGGGTATAGCATTAAAGAAACTTAAACGTTCTACGATGTTTTCAAAATCAACTTTTTCAATTGTATTATGTTTCATAACTTCATAATAATATTCCATTAAGTTAATTTTTTCTTGCTCTTTGTGTGTAATATCTTTTTTTTTAAGCTCTTCTAATAAAGCTTGGTGCTCTTCATGAATTTTAACTTTTTCTTTTTTACGTGATGTTTCATCAAATGCACCTAATGCTACGCTATTTGGTTTGTGACTAGAAATCCTTCCTCGGACACAAAACGTTGGACTATCTTTTATGGTACTACAAATACTTGGAGAATTGGGTTGCGGGTTTAAATTTCTCTTTGCGTTTTCATATTGTCGCTTATTATTATCAGCTAATGCTTGTAAATCCGTTTCTACCAAACATGTAAATAGATATATTTTTATCATACAGTTGGATTCGTAATTTTTTTTACAATGTGTTTGAATAATTTTTAAAGCTTCGCTTAGCAAAAGTGGACCACATTTATTGATACTAGTATTTTGTTCATTGGGTTCATATTTGTAATCTGCTACTTGGTTTTTATAATCGTCGCTATATTTCTTATTACAATCATAAGAGGTTGAGTCTTTAATAAGAGCAATTGAACTACATTCACAATTTTTAGTATTTTTAGAATCAATATTATAAATAATTTCTTTTTCTCTTGAGTCACTAATTCTAAATATTTCTGGAATACAATGCATTATACCAGTGTAAAATAACGCAGGCGATTCATAATCAGGTGTTAAAAATAGTTCAGGAAATTTGTTTATTTTTCCATGTTCATGACTAAATTTAAATGCAGGTACAATTGCCGTTCTTAGTGTTGATTTATATTTATCTGGATAAATATTACATATAAAATCAGTTTCTCCTCTATAAGCTGGTATACAATTTCCTAAATTACCAAATGTATATAGTTCAACATTTTCTGGTATATTAATAGCATGATATTTTTTTGAACGATGGAATGTGCTTGTTAACATTGTACCATGTGCCATAATAGTATATGTTGCTTCTTTTAATGTTGGATATTTTACAGATTGCATCATATTATAATACCATTATAATTTTATTTTTTTTAATTATGTTGATTTTTTAGATTTTCTTCTAGGTTTTCTTGGTATAGTATGGGTTTTTATCTTATATAAGGGATTATTTATTGAAATATTTTTAATCCTATGTCTTCTTGTAATTTTTCTTTTATGTTTTCTTTTGAATTTTGTTTTAATACCACTAGCTATTGGATTATGTGGTGCTGGTGCAACTCTTGTGGATCTAGGATTAAAAATAGATTTAAATCGTTGAGTCATACTTAGTTTTTTAGTTTGTGAATTATTTATAGTCATATTTTCTGGTTCTGGAGCAACTCTTCTAGAGCTACGTGTAAAAGTAGACATTAATCTTTTACTCAAACTTCTCTTTATTTTTGCTTCTTTTTCTGCTTTTGCTGCTGCTTTTGCTGCTTCTTCTGCTTCTCTTGTTGCTTTTCTTGCTTCTTCTTCTGCTTTTCTTGCTTCTTCTTCTGCTTTTCTTGCTTCTTCTGCTTCTTCTTCTGCTTTTCTTGCTGCTTTTTTTGCTGCTTTTCTTGCTGCTTTTCTTGCTGCTTTTTCTTGTGCTGCTTTTTCTTCTGCTGCTTTTTCTGCTGCTGCTTTTTCTGCTGCTGCTTTTTCTGCTTCTACTGCTGCTTCTCTTGCAAATTTGATAAGATTCTTCTGACGCGCAGCTGCTTCTTCTTGTTTTGCCAAATCACTAAGCTCCTTATCACGTGCGGCAGCTGTTTCTGCTTGTTTTGCTTTTTCTAAATCTGATTGTTCTATAATTTGTTGCTCCATTCGCTTATATAACTTATCCTCTGATTCCTCTAATACGGATAATTTTAAGTTAAAATTAACAATTTTAGATAACATATTTTTATGTGATTTTTGTATATCTTTAAATATGTCTTTTATTACCCTTGAAATTTTTGCATCATATTCCTTATTCTCATTCTCTAAATAATCGTCGTGTAATAAGTTAACTACTAGTTGCCATGTTTTTTTTTCTGAAGTAAATTTAATAGTGGTTTGTAATTTTTCAACCATTAAAGTTAAAGTATGTATTAATTTTTTAAAAATATCGTCTTTAGTTGGTTGTTCAAATTCTCTTACGTCAATAGTAATATTATTAGGAAGTTCAGAATAGTCAATATGCCAACTAGCCACATATTTAGTTAACTTACGTATTACTTTATCTATTAAATCCAAATAATGCTCACTATTAACCATATCATATTTATCATATTTAGCAGTATCAAGTTCGTGTGTTGATGTTTTTGAAAATATAAGTTTAAAATTTTTATTATCATATACATAATCATAACTAAAGCTATCTTGTATGTCTGCTACATAATCTGTATCTAAATTTTTGGCAAATTCTTCTAAATTTGTGGCATGCAAATTATTACTAATTATAGACTCAGTATCTAAACTATGATAATCTAAATAATCATAGTATAGTCTATCTATTTGCTCTGGAGTTAGAGTTTTCTTATTTTGAGTCATAAATTCTATTACTTTATCTTTATCCTCTCTTAAATAATAATTCTTATCCTCATCATATTCTTCAATATTCATTTCACCTAAGCAGAAATTTAAATAAATTTTTATTGTATTATTAACACCATACTTTTTTTCACAATGTGCTTGAATTATTTTAATTGCTTCACTTAGCAAAATTGCTCCGCATTTATTAATAGTAGCAAGTGGTGCCTCACGCTTATTTCCTTGTGTTTTTATAAGTTCTTTATAATCTTCACTATATTTTGTATTAGTATCATAAAGTTTTCGCTTATCTTCAGCGTCTGTATATTTATAATATTTTCTTATTGAGTCATCTGCACAATCTTTTGCATTATTAGCATCCATATTGTGAATAATCTCTATTCCTTTAATAGTACTGGTTCTATTAGCGCGCGGAATACAATGTACTATACCACTATAAAATTTAAGTATGGGTCCTGTATCGGGTATTAACATCGCCTCAGGAAATATATTTTGTGTGCCTTCTTTATATTTATATTTATGAGTAGGTTTTTCTATCTTAAATAATGCATTTTTATATTTAGCTTCAACTTTCTCAAGATTATCACATATAAAATAATTTTTTTTACAATTAGTGGCTATTATTTTTCCAAATGTTGCATATGTAAATAATTCTACATTTTCTGGTATATTTATAGCCATATATTTTTTTTCATTTTCTTTAATGCTTGTAAAAATAGCTCCATGCGAATGAATAATATAATTGTATTCTTTCTTTTCGGCTTCTGAACCTTTCATTGAACCTTTCATTGAACCTTTCATTGAACCTTTCATTTTATAGTACTATTATTATAGTATAATAATATATTTTATAATATTATTATACTTTTTACTTTGTCATAATTATCATAATAATTTACAATGGGAGTAATTTATAACCATTACTGGTTTTAGTTATTCTAAATTCTTGGTTTGAGCTATGAATTTTTTGGTGGCATGCCTCGCATATATTTATTAAATTGGCTTTATGATTTTTATTAAATTCTCCGTTAATAATTCCATTTTTTGCATTTTTTTGAAACTGTAAGTGATGAACTTCTGTGCTTTCAGAAGCATTACATATTTCACATTGTATGCGTAATTTATTTGAATTGTAGCGACTTTTCTTTGCTTCTAATATACTAACATTATATTTGTTATATTTATTTCGAATGCTATATGCTCGTTCAATAAAATCATCAGGTAAAGCCAATGATTTACATACTTCAAGACCATACATAGAATCACCTGAGCCTTCTCTCAATTTCCTATCATAAATCAATGTATTTTGATTATAATCAAAATAAACGCTCATATGATAAATTTTCATTTTGCAAAGATTTTTAACTTCTTCATAGTCTAATACTTCGTGAAAATGTGTAGCAAATAAAAATGTGCTTTCTAATGTATGTAATCTCTCCAAACTAGCTACAAAAATGCTTAATGCCGATGTAGTTTCTGTTCCAGAACATAATTCGTCGCCTAAAATAATACTTTTCGATGTAGCATTTTTTAAAATAGTTCGCAATTCAGACATTTCTACAGCAAATGTAGAGAGACCTTTAAATATATTATCATTTCCCAAAATTCGCGTAAATAAATATTCATATGGATAATAAGTAAATTCTTCGCACGGAACATACATTCCTGCTTGTGCCATAATAATGGCTATTCCTAATGATTTAATAAAACTTGTTTTACCAACAGCATTTGTTCCATATAATAATATTCCATTAGTATTAGAACCAATGGAGAGGTCATTTGTCACATATAATTCATTACTATTTAAATGCTCAATTAAACAATGTCTAATTTTTTTAAAATTCACATATGATTTTGCAGTATTTTCACATAATTCATTATTTATTATAGGTTTACAATAATTATATTTAACAGCATTATATGTTCTAGCATAGCATACATCTATTTGTGCAATAAATTGAGAGATTTTGCCCAATAATGATACATTTGAATGATTTGAATTATTTGAAGTAGTACTAGTAATAACTATTAAACTATTGAACTCAGCAATAATATTTTTATAATTTTTATTTATTGTAATTATTAAATCTTCTCTCGAATTTTGAATTGTTTGTGCTATTTTTACAATGTGTGGACAATCAATAATATTATTTGAGTTATTTGTTCCGTGATTTTTGAATACAATAGTTGATAAATCTAATTCAATAGTTTCATTTTTTTTACTATATTTGGAAATATAGTTTATATTACATTTTGCTCCAGATTTTTTTATAATTTTTTGCAATAATTCGTTTAAAATAGTTGCTCGGCGTTTTGTAATGAGTAATAGTGCTTCGTTTTTTGAAGTTTCATGAATTTTAACATAAGATGCTCCATATGATTCATTATTTTCTTCATTTTCTAAATTAGTTTCATCATTGCATTCTTCATTGTTATTAGTTTTTTTAGCTTTTGATTTATTTTTTGAAGTTTTTGGTTTCTCATAATCACTTAATAAATTAGAAAAATAACTACCAATTACTTCCAATTGTTGTTTAGAATCTATATTATTTTTAAATAATATGTTTTGTTCCTCATTATAGTTTTCGTTAATAAAAACCAATTCATCAAGACTATAACTATTTAATTTATCAATAACAATAGCATCAAGTTTATCTAAATTAAATGTTTGCTCAATATATTTATTTATAATACTACATAAATTAGAAATATTACAATTTATATGCTTATTTATATAAATAGCTAGTTCGTTATTTTCTTTAATATTAATTATTTTTTCAAATAATTTTGAAACATTTGAGAGATTACTATATAATACAGCAAAATCCTTAGGATCTATTTTACCTAGAAAAACTTTGCGTTCTAACTTTTCAATATCTCTCACATTTAATAAATATTCTCTAATAATTTTATAAAATTCTGTTTTTATTAGATGTTCAGTGACATTATAACAATCATTTAAAACATCTACATCACATAGTGGATGTAATAAATCATAATGAAATTTTCGTTTTCCGGCATTAGTAATACAATTGTTTAAAAAATTTGCTACGCAACCCAATTTACCATTATGGCGCTGGTCACTAATCATATTTAATTGTTTGAGAGAATGATTAGCTAATATTAATTTACTATTAACATTATCAAAACAAGGATAACTAATATTTTTAATTAGTGATGGATTATGCTTATACATAAAATCAATTAGAAAACATAAACTTTGATTAGCAATATAGTAATTTTGAAACTCGTATTTCTCTCTATAAGAACCTTGTCCGTATATTTTATCAATTAATTCTTGTTGATATATTTGCTTTTCACAATTAAATGCTACTTTTTCAAAACTAATTATTTTATTTTTGCTTTCTTTTTCTTTTTCTTTTTCTTTTTCATTTTTATTTTTGTTTTCTAGTGTTTCATCTAAATAAATTTTATAAATTTTATCAGCATGAATATTAGCAAAACTAATTACATCATCAATATACATGTTTTTATCATTCTTTTTATCATTCTTTTTAGAACAGTTATTAGCATTATAAATATTATTTGTAATATTTGTAATTATTATTGCTTCAGCTGGATTATATATTGAAATATATTTTTCTAATTGGTCATATGTTGTTGGAGTATTTAAGAATTGATGACAATATTCATAGCTTATTATTTTACCTGTGAAAATATTTATAATGTTTAATCCAATAGTAATAGTTTCTGTTTTAACTGATTTACTAAGTTTTGAATAATGAATCCATATACATATTGTATTATTGCTTAAATTACTATTTATATTACTATTTTCATTATTGCTATTTTCATGACTTAAACTATAATAATCATTATTATCAAAAAATGTTCCTGGAGAATATATACTATCTAAAGTGCGAGTAGTATTTTTAGTATCACTTGTTTGGTCATAAACTAATACAGTATAACCGTGCGCAATCATTTTTTTAACATATTTATCTTTTTGTGCTAAACCAAATCCAGCCATTACTATTTCATTACCATCTACAACTGTATTTTTATTAGCAATAACCATATCATTAATTTGAGTAAAATCTAATATATTGCTACCTTCATAAACATTTTTTTCTTTTTTAATAGCATAACATTCATAAAAACTGCCTACTTGCATCAATACTAATGTTTTTTCGCCATAAAGCTCTTTATAATTTTTTGTAATGTCTAAATATTCTTTAACTAATGCCATAATATTTTGTTATCTATTATGATAAGAAAATATATTTTTAAATACTAATGTTTAATATTTAATGTTTTTTTGCATATTTGCGTCTTTTTCTTGTTCCTCCTTTTTTGGAATATTTTTTTTGCATTGTTTCTATAGCGCTCTGCAACTCTATTGTTATTTGAGCTAAATTTTGTTTAAGCTCTAGTTTTAACGCTTTTAGGATTTTTATTTGTCTTCTATATTCATCTTTTTCCTCTAGCGTTCTTCTTTGCTTGAGCATTTGTTCAAGTAAGAATATTTGTCTATTTATTTTATTTATTTCGTTTTGTGTATTAGATTTTTTTGAATTTAAAGTTTGTAGAGCTGTCGATTCGCCATACGTTGTTTTAAGTTCATCAAATGCTTCTTGTTGAACAGGTCTTATCACTGATGGTGTAGCAGTTCTCTGAGTAGCAGTTGTATGTCTTGTATCTGTTGGTGTAGCAGTTCTTTGAGTAGCAGTTCTATGTCTTGTATCTGTTGGTGTAGCACTTCTTGGCGTAGCACTTCTTTGAGTAGCAGTTCTTTGACTAGCAGTTCTATGTCTTGTCTCTGTTGGTGTAGCAGTTCTTTGAGTAGCAGTTCTTTGACTAGCAGTTCTATGTCTTGTATCTGTTGGTGTAGCACTTCTTGGTGTAGATAATTCAATAGCAACATCATGAATGCGAGCTCTTGATTGTCTGAAATTAGCTAGTGACCTTTTAAATATATTTTTCATTGTTGAAGTTTGAGCTTTTGATGGTGATTTTTTTCTGGTTGGAATTATTCTATTAAGAAATGACGACATTATATATATTTATAAAATATTATAATAAATTTTTAATGTTTTTTAATATTTAAATTTTTTATGCTTTTTATGTTTTCGTCGTTTTTTCGTGCCTCCCATACCTTGTCTTAGCCTAGTTATTTGATTTTTTAATTCTTCTCTGTCATGTTTTAAATTATTAATCCATTGTGTGTGGTTTTTAGTAAATTGTCTAAATTCGGTTGCAGTATTAGATTGTAGCTCTTGTATTTGTTCATCATCTAGTTCAACAAAATCTTGATTAACTAAACTCTCTGCCTTTTCTCTAGAGGATAGTTTATATTTGTTAGTTAAAGTGTGCCTATGAATATCTCTGAACTTTTTATTAAAGTCTTGCTTGTTTTTTTCTAGTTGTTGTATTGCTATATTAAGCGCGGCAATTTTACTCATTGTAGTATCAATATTTTTTTTTCTAGTAGTAATATCATTTATAGGTTGAATTTTAGCTCTAGAACTACTTGCTTTTTGTGTAAAATTTCTTTTTAGCGATGGCATTTATATATATAAATTTATATATATTTATAAATTTATAACTATTTAAAATATTTTAAATATTTTAAATATTTTAGTGTTTTTTATGTTTTCTATGTTTGCGTCTTTTTCTTGTGCCAGCTAAATTATAATTATACGATGTATAACGTGAACGGTGATTTGCATGATAGTTTTTTATTTTAGCGTGTATTGCTTGATTAGCAGCTATATCTTCAGCAGTTAGTCTTGTCGCATCACTTAATTTATCATAATTTTCATTTCTTATATTAAGTATCTTAGGAATTTGCCCATATAGATCTGGTATATTTTTATCAGTAATATTATTTAAAAATTCATCACATCCTTCAATTACACTTCTAAATCGTGCAATGCTTGCTAATTTAGACTTAGAAGGACCAAATACACTCTTATATGCTGTATATAGTCTGCTGCTTCTTGGTTTACTTCTTGTTCTGTTATCTTGATCCGGTCTTACTGATACTACTCTAGTACTTGTTCTTGACATTTATATAAATAGTGAATATAATAAATATACTAAATTTTATTATATTTATTAATTTATTATTTTAATTATTTTTATTATTTTTATTATTTTATTATATTTACTATTTTATTTTTACACACAAAAGGTGCAATCATTTTTTCCTTTTTTTGAAACAATTGAACCACTCCCTCTAACTCGTGTTAATACATTATTTATTAAATTTGTATCTTGATTTTTACCATTTGATTGAATATAATCATTATTATTTTTTATACGCGTTGATGATATACCTATTGTAGACAGTCTTAATCTTTGTATTCTTAAATCACTGCTTGTATTATTTAATGGTTTTCCATAAATAATAGATGATGGTTTTCCTAAAACTGAACTATAATCAATATTTTTATTCACATTATTGGGAATATGTGAAGAAAAATTATGTGCTCGTCTTCCTAAAATAAATGTGCTAGTTCTATCTGACACATTGCTACCATTTGAAGGCATACTTTTAGATGTAGACATTTTATATATATAGTTTAAATAAAATAAATTATATCATTTTCATTCTCATTCTCATATTTTGTCTAAATTTATTAATATTATTATTATTAAATGAAAAAATATTATTAGTAGTTATTTTTTCTAAATAAGATACTTTATTAGTATTTGTATTTGTATTTGTATTTATAATTTCTGTATTAAAATAGTTGTTGTAGTCAAAATATGTTTTGTATGTTTCAGCAACTGGTTCGGGAACTACTTCAATTACTGGTTCAATAACTACTTCAATTACTGGTTCGGGAACTACTTCAGGTACTGCGTTACTATCTGGTTCATGCACTGGTTCAGGCACTACTTCAGGCACTACTTCAGCAAGTGGTTCAGGCACTGGTTCAGCAACTGGTTCAGGCACTGGTTCAGCAACTGGTTCAGGCACTGGTTCAGCAACTGGTTCAGGCACTGGTTCAGATACTGCGTTAGTATCTGGTTCAGGCACTGGTTCAGCAACTGGTTCAGGTACTACTTCAGGCACTACTTCAATTACTGGTTCAGGCACCGGTTCAGCAACTGGTTCAGGCACTACTTCAGGAACTACTTCAGGCACTACTTCAGGTACTACTTCAGCAACTGGTTCGGGAACTACTTCTAAACTAGAAGAATCTGCCATATTTATAATATAAATATAATATTATAAATATTAATTATTTTAAAAATTAATTAAAAAAAAATTTGTTTAAAAAAAATTTATTTTCTAACTCTATTAATAGCATGTTGTGATTGTGAATTTGATGCACCTCCATAACTACTATCATTATGAGTTTTATTTATAGCTTGTAATTTTTTAAATCTAATATAATCTGAACCATCATAAACATATTTAGGATTTCCAGAATACATTGCATTTCCATTTTGAGTAGAAGTTCCATCCCCACCAACTTGTATGCGTGATAAATTATTACCTCCAACTTGATTAGGTAGTCTACCATATTTAATATCATTAGGTTCAATATTATTAGTAACAACATCACCAGCATTATAAGCAGTTCTAAAAGGCCCTAATACATTTTTTTTATAAAGTAATGGAGATGTTCCTAAACCAGTATTAATCATATTTCCAAAAGCCCTTGTTAATTGACTACGACTTACTGCTCTATCATTGCCACTTTCCATATGTCCGTGTAACTTAGGTTGTATGCCTTTAGGATTTCCACCTAGTTGAGTTTGTGTGAAAGTCATAATATATATTATAAATAATTATTATAAATAATTATAAATTTATTAAAATATAACTAATTAAAATATAACTAATTAAAAGATTTATTTTATTATTTATAAAACAAAAAATAATAAAAATAATAAACACACTAAATATCTTGCTATTATTACTAATTTCTTATCTTAATATTAATACCTTTAAAAAAGGTATAACCAAATATAAATTATACTTTATAAAAAGAATAATTACACTTTTTATAAAATAGTATTGAGAGATTTATGGCGGGTCATAAGAGACCAAAATTCTTACACTACATTCTCCATTGTCGTAATTATTTTCATTAACAAGCATACTAAGAGTATTTTCTTGGTTTAATGGCCTGTCTGTAATACCTGTTATTTCAAATCCATCATACTCAGCTAAATCTACGCTTTGTGTTTCACTTTGAAATGTAACTTTTAATTGAAATGTTGAAGTTGGTATTGGAACTCCGTTCTTGTCTCTATATATAATATCATATATAGTAAATATATAATCATTGTCTCCATTAATGCGTGCTGTCTCTGTTATAGCATAATCATTATATGCTAAATAAGCGTCTACATATCTAGAATCGCTTCCTGGTGCTGTTTCATTAATTACTTTAAATTTTCCATCAAAGATTGGGTTTGCTGGTGCTGGCGCTGGTGCTGGTGCTGGTGCTGGTGCTGGTGCTGGTGCTGGTGCTGGCGCTGGTGCTGGTGTTCTTATTGTTCCATGTCTTGATAATAAAGTTCTTATTCTTAGTGTTCTTGAAGAATAAGAAGTATTTACAAGAGGTTTTCCATAAGTAATTGATGATGGTTTTCCTAAAACCATACTATAATCTACATTTTGTTTAGAATTTCTCGAATAATGTGATGCAAAATTACAATTTTTGTTTGAGTTATTATATGTAAAATTCATATTATATATAATAAAATAGAATATATATATACTCACAAGATAAATATAAAAAATTTTATTCACACAATAATTTATTCACACATTATAATTTATTCACATTATAATTTATTCACATTATAATTTATTCACACATAATTCGCGGAGCAACATTCATTGTTATTAACTCTTGGAACATTAGTTTGCATGCATAAGGTAGTTCAACATATTTAAAATCATTTCTATTGCTACACGTATTACAATAATGAATATGTTCTTTATTGTTAAATGAAGCAATCATTCCACATTTATTACATACAAATACGCTAAATGCATCAGAAGCATCATAAATTCTGCCTTTAGTAAATCGTGATGCTCCATGTGAAATCATACAATCACGCTCCATTTCACCAAACCGTAATCCACCATCGCGCGATCTGCCCTCTGCTGGTTGTCTTGTTAAATTTACCATTGGTCCAATTGATCTACTATGTTGCTTATCATTAACCATATGTTTAAGGCGTTGATAAAACGCAGGCCCAATAAATATGTTCATAGTTAATTGCTCACCTGTTAAAGCATTATACATTAATTCGTTTCCTTTTGATTCATAACCAAGTTCATTTAATTTATCAATAATAGTAGAAATTTCAAAATCACCAAAACTTGTTCCGTCTCCAAATAATCCTAGCTCAAGTAAAACTTTACCTAGTAGCGTTTCTTTTAATTGGGCAATAGTCATTCGACTAGGAATAGCGTGTGGATTAATAATAATATCGGGTTTTAATCCGTTTGCTGTAAATGGCATGTCTTCTTCAGGAATAATGTTGCCGATTGTTCCTTTTTGTCCATGCCTACTCGAAAATTTATCACCAATTACTGGTTTGCGAAAATTTCTAATACGAACTTTGCAAAAATTATATCCATCACCATTTGATTCGACATAATTTTTATCAATATAACTTTCTTCATGTGTTCTATATGAAATTGAACCATCGCTATATTTCACTGTTTTTGTGAAATCATTTTTATTTTCCTTAATTGGAATAACTTTTCCAATAATAATATCCCTATCTTCTATTAAACTATTTTCAGGAATAACACCTTGATTATTTAATTTATCATAATTTGCAAATTTAATATTTTTAGTTTTTGTTTTATCGGGCTTGCACCTCATTTCTTCAGTTCCAAAAAGTTTTTTATCTTCATCTTTTTCTGTGTGATAAATAGTTGCTAAAAACAATCCGCGATCAATTGCGCCCTTATTAAATAATAGCGAGTCTTCTTGATTATAACCAGTATGACTCATAATTGCTACTATTACTTGTTGTCCAGATGGAATATTATTTAATTTAATAATATTCATAATACGCGTTTCAACTAATGGGCGCATTGGATATGTTAACACATAAGCCGTTTTATCCATTCGATTATCATAATTAGTGACATACATACCAATAGCTTGCTTACCCATTGCTGATTGATATGTATTACGAGGTGATTGATTAGAATCAGGAAAAGGAATACACGATGCTAAAACTCCAAAAATAGTACTCGGATGAATTTCACAATGACTATAATGATAAATATTGTTATTTTTGGAGTTATGTAAATCACTTACTCTCATAGCAATCATTGCATTATTTTGTTCATAAGAATCTACATATTCAATAATAGAATCCTCTAACTGAATAGCAACAACCAAGTCATCCCAGTTTAATTCTCCACATTTAACTTTTTGAATAATAGTATCACAATAAGCAATTTTGTTATTTTTAACTTTTAATAAAGGACGCGTAATGCGTCCGGCATCATTACAAACCCTGATTTCTTTTAATTTACTATTAAATATAATAGAAGTATAAATATTAATAATACCCTTATATTTTTTTTCTTTTAAATTATCATAAATTTGCTTGGGTTCTTTTGTTATTCCTACCCATGCACCATTAATAAATACTTTCACATAATCATCTAAATCTTCATATGAACCGTCATAGGTATCAATATTAATAATACTAGGTAAAATATAGTCATAAAGTCCTGAGCTATTAGAGTTAATAGTAATATGTGCTAAATACGCTAAATTTTTAACAATACCAATTGATTGACCCTCTGGTGTTTCTGCTGGACATAAAAATCCCCAAGTAGAGTTATGTAATCTACGAGGTGGAACTAATTTTCCACTTTTGTCAATTGGTGTATTTACGCGTCTTAAATGACTTAAGCTTGATAAATATGTTAGTCGATTTAATACTTGCGCAACTCCTACCTTATTGCTATTAATTTGTTTAATACCAAAATCTCCTGTTGCTAATGCTCGTTTAATACCTTGTTCAATTGTAGTTGATTTAACAATTTTATAAATATTTGTTTTTGTGATTATATTTTCATAGTCATCATTAGATTTCCATGAACCCGTATTAATTTCACGAATAATTTGTTTTTTCATATCTTTAACTAGTTTATTAAAATAATTTCGTAATAAATTATTTAGCAATGGTCCTGTTAAATCCACACGCTTATTGATATATGAGTCTCTGTCGCTTTCTGGTAACCAACCAAATGAAGTTTGAAGTAAAATATTCGTCATATATCCAAGCATATAGATTTTCTGTTTTTCTGTCTTACAATGTGGGAAAATATCATTATTTAATACTTCAATAGCAAACTCGTGCTTTTTTTTAGAACCTGTTTCTTTATCCATATTCATAGGAGTATAAATCACATTGGCTACAATATATTTAATTGCTGCTTCTTGCGATACAACTTTATTACCTTCAATAATAGATGCTTTTAATGAAAGTAACATTTTTTGCATATTTTCTTTAGCAATATTGAGCATAATTAATTCACAAATTTCTTTATCGCTAATAATATTAAATGCTCTAAACATAATAAATAATGGAATCGGAATTTTAATGCGTGGAATTTGTAAATAAAGAGCATTACCATAACCATTATTTCTTGATGCAATTAAAATATTAATTTGCTTTGGCGAAATGCATTTCCAATCAGGAATACACTTCATTTCTGATTTCCAAGACCATTTATTATTATTTTTTTCAATATTATAACAATAAATTTGATTTTCAGCTGCTCGTTCTTGACTAATGCAAGTTTTCTCTGAACCATTAATAATAAAATACCCTCCTGGGTCCATATAACATTCACCTGTTTCATTATGATTTAAATGTTTATATTGATTTAATACACAAAGGTCTGATTTTAACATAATTGGAAGTTTTCCAATATGGACATTTTTAATCTTTTTTTGATAATTTAGAATATTTTTGTAATTTTCACCATTACGAATAATATACTTAATATTTAAATCAACAGTCATTGCAGAGGAATATGAAAAGTTGCGCAAGCGAGCTTCTTGAGGAAACATAATTTTTGTTGAACCATTATTTTCGTAAATTTGTGGGCGATATATTGAAAAATTCTCAAATGTGATTTCTATTTCTAACCTATATAAATTTAATTCTTTAATATAATCATGTTCAGAAGCAATAATTAATGGATTAAACATTTCTATAGTTTGTTGAATTTGATTATTTACGAAATAATTATATGATTCTAATTGATGCTTAACTAATTGCTTAAGATGTTTGTGCTTAAAATATGCTTCAATAAGAATCCATGGAATTTCTGTGTCTAGAATTGGAGAATTCATAGTTTTTATTAATTATAAAATTTTAATATTTTACAAATCAATTTTTAATATTATTTTTATATTAATTTAATAAATAGTTTTTATAATTTTTATAAGTTTTTATAAGTTTTAATAATAGTAAAAAATTGGTTAATTATTCATATTTTAAATATAAATTATTACAATAATATGACTACACAAAAAATATTACAAATAAACCCAGAGTTATTTCAATTTAATGGTGGAAAGAAGAGTTTAAAGAAAAAAGAGAAAAAAACCAAACCAATTCAAGATAAAACACAATCATTAAAATCTAATAAATTAAAAAAGGAATTATTAAAAAAAGTAAAAGATTATCAAAAAAACAAAGAAACAGAAGTTATAAAAGACGAAAAAAGCAAAGAGAAAAATGAAACTATGCCTGGTTCTAATTTATTTGATTCGCAAGACTTTGAAAATAGTGATTTTGAGAGAGAATTTAATAAATCTCTCACATTTTTACATGATTTATCCAAAAAAAATAAAGATAAAAATAAAAAAAAAACATTGAAAATATCTAATGCAGACATTAATATTGATATTCCCAAAGATAGTTTAATATATAATTCAGCAAAAGAACCCAATTATGGCTGTTTAAAAAATGGTTCAAAACCCACATTTAGAGATTTAAATAAAACACAAAAGCATAATACAAATAATCCAAAAAGACTACAACTAGCACTAGAAAATAATATACATTATGACCATTCAGAGTTTCATAATAAATATCAAACAAATACTGATATTATTAGAGAGACTAATAAACCAAATATTGAATTGAAAATAGAAGAAAAACCAGCACCTGCTATTAATCTCTCACATAGCAAAGTAAATAAACAAGATACAAATGAAATAATAACTGCGTCATATGATTATAGTGATAATTATGCTATTAAAAAAGAAGATAAAATAAAAGAAGATAAAATAAAAGAAGATAAAATAAAAGAAGATAACATAAAAGAAGATAAAATAAAAGAAGACGACATAAGAAAAGATGACATAAAAGAAGAAATTCTAACAAAAGAAATTCTAACTAAAGATGTTGCACCTAACGAAACTATTATAAGTAAAGAAGAATCAACAAAAGAAGAGTCATATATTCCAAAATTACGCAGAATTACAAGAACATATAAGTATAAATTAGGAAAAAAAAAAGATAATAATCATATAGGATTGCTTATAAAAAATAGAGAGACTCAAAAAAAAATAAAACAAGAAGTAGCACAATTAAAACAACAGCCTATTCAAGATGTTAAAAACTTTTTACGAGAAAAAAATTTAATAAAATTAGGTTCACAAGCACCTAACGATGTATTACGAAAATTATACGAAGATAGTATGCTTGCCGGTGAAATCACAAATACAAACAACAACAATTTGGTTCATAACTATTTAAACGATGTATAAAAATATTTAAAAAACTATTATTTTTAAATATGATTAGATTATATTTAAAAATTGATTTAAAAATATTAGTTATATTGTCTAAATATAACTAAAAATGGGTAAATATACTTGCAAAAATGAGTTAATAGACAAATCTTCACCAAATGACCCAATAAGCAATATTATAATAGATTATACTAATAAATTAGTTAAAGATGTTGTTGCAAAAAAAATACATATTTCCAAACCATTTTTAAAGTGGGTTGGTGGAAAAACTCAAATACTAGACAAACTTATTACAGATTTTCCAATTGAAATAAATAATTATCGCGAAATATTTTTAGGAGGAGGTAGTGTTTTGCTAACTTTATTATGTTATGTAAAAAGTGGTATTATAAAAATACATAATAATATATATGCTTATGATTTGAATGAACCATTAATTTATGTGTACAAAAATATTCAAGCACATCACAATGAATTATATAGTACGCTGCAAACTATTATTACAGAGTTTAATGAATGTGAAAATGGAACAATAAATAGAAAACCCACAAATATAGTAGAAGCAAAAGTTGCAAAAGAAAATTATTATTATTGGATAAGAAGTGAATATAATAAATTATGCGTAAATGAAAAAAAAAGTATATTGGGTTCTGCTATGTTTATATTCTTAAATAAAACTTGTTTTAGAGGTATATTTAGAGTTGGACCAAACGGATTTAATGTTCCATATGGACACTATAATAATCCAGAAATTATAAATAAAGAACATTTAGATGAAATAGCTGATTTAATACAAAATGTAATATTTGAATGCTGTGATTTTAATACATCACTAACACGCGTTGAACATAATGATTTTGTATATCTTGACCCTCCATATGCTCCCGAAACAAGCAATTCATTTGTGGGATATACAGAAAATGGTTTTAATATAGAAAATCATAACAATTTATTTAAATTAATACATAGTTTGACCGAAAATAATAAAAAAATAATGTTAAGTAATGCTGATGTGGATTTGGTGCGTGAAAACTTTTGTAATTGTGCTAAAAATGAGAAATATAACACCTTAGCAATTTTATGTAAAAGGTCAATTAATTCTAAAAATCCAGAGGCAAAGGCGAAAGAAGTTATTATTAAGAATTATTAAAAATAGCTATATCATATTTTTATCATATTAAATATTAAGCAAAGCTACATTATATTTAGCCACATATCAAATGTTTCAAAATAATTTTCATCATCACCAAATAAAACTGTAATATTGTTTTCATTAAATATTGTATTTAATATAGTATATTTTTTATCATTAGAAATAAGTTTCTGTTTCAAAAACTCGCTTACACAAAATCCATAAAATACAGTAAAATCATTACCTAAAGCTAATTCATATTCTCTTTTAAGTGAAGGTCCAGACCATAATTTGGTTTCTACTGAACCCTCTACATTTTGCTCTTTTTTTTCTAATATTTTTATTACTTTTCTACCGTTTGTATATTCAATAATATATGCTTCATCTGGACATCTAAACAAATCAATATTATATTTATTTTTCATATACATTTTTAATCCATTTTGTAATACAAACACAATTGTTTTAGTTTCAAATGTTTTTAATAAATAATAGTCATATGCTTTTTTTGGTTTTTGTGTAAAACTAGCTTTTATGTAGCCCATTTCTAATAATCTTTGTTCATTATTAGTTTTTTCTTCAAATTTTTTTCCATAATAATTTGTATTTGCACCACCAGCGCCAGTTCCTCTATTACTATTACTATTACTATTACTATTACTATTAGGCATTTGTGTATATGATTCGCTCATCTTTTTATGAGTATAATCTGTTTATATGTTTATAAATTTAAGTAATCAATTTTTTAATATAACAAATATTTATTTTTTTTTAAATACTAATTTTATTATTATTAAAATTAAAAATATTGAAAATCCAGCATAAAACATTTTAACTAGTAATTCATCTTCAAATTTCAATACTTTTTCAATATTTATAGATTCTAACATTTTATCAATGTCTGAAAAATTCTGTATTTTATCCATATTTTGTTTTATAATATTATTACTAATAGTGGGTTCATTATTATCAAATGTTTCTGGTGTAGAACCGGGAGTTGAACCAGGTGGTGGAGTTTGTATTGTTGGAATAGTTATTGCTCCAGAGCCTAAATTCTCTGGTTTTATTCTTCTAAGATCATCAAGAGCAAAGTATAAAGTTGGACTATTTCCACTATAATTTCTAGTACCTCTAACACCGTGCATGTTATAGTCAACTAAATGACATTTAACACTTGCTTTCATACAATAAGGTTTAGTACTTCCAGCAAAAGAATTAACTAAATCAATAATACTTGTTCCTATATTTGTTGCACTATAAAATGCCGATGGTATTACACCGGTGAGGTTCTCATCTGCTCGTCCACCTGTTAAAAAACTTGAACCATCCGTTATATTATTTATATACTTATGTATATATGGTGTTTCTCCTGATGGTGTTATAATATTTCCAAGACTATCTACAGGAGTACATTCAATGTCGGTTTTTAAAACATACTTATTACCTATTACTCCTTTTCCATTATATAAGCATTCCTCTCCTGTTGCTTTATCTGCATCTGATACTAAATAATCTACATAATTATACATACCACCAAATACCCTTGCCGTATTATCCAATGTCCATCCGCCACTATTAAAACTTCTTGTGTCTACCATTTTATCGCTTGATTTTACACAAAAAGGATAATTATGTTGAAAACCAAAAATTTCATCAACAACACATTTTTCTGAATCACTCATAATTCAACAATTAAAATAATACTATATAATAATTTTATTTAATAATATTATATAGTCTTATTTTTTAGTCTTATTTTTAGTGTTATTTTTTAGTGTTATTTTTTTAGTCTTATTTTTTAGTCTTATTTTTAGTATTGTTTTAGTATTATTTTTAGTATTGTTTTAGTATTATTTTTAGTATTATTTTTAGTATTTATATATCAACATTTTCACCTTCTACATTATTTAATATAGATTCAGTTTTACTCGTATCTGCTTTTTCTTTTCTATACTTATTTGTTGTATTTTCTGTATCTTTTTTCAAGTTTTCATCACGTGAAAACTTACAAGCACTATTACCTTCAATAATTTTAAATATAAAATCATTATTTACAAAAAATATTATAATTAATAAAATAACTAATAACATAAATAGTATAAATTTATATGACTTTAAGTAATTTATTGATTTATTGTTAAAAAATTTATTGTTAAAAAAATTATTTTTTTTTGACATAATCTAATATATGATAATAATTAATAATTTTATAATTTTATAATATTAATTTTATAATTTAATATTATAACATTATATTAATATGAGACTTTATTTTAACCAAATAACTCCAAACATTATTTCAAAAGAATTACTAAATAATAATGTGACAATTGTTCCTAAAATTGTAAAAAATGAATTACCTACTAATAATAATGACTATACTCCTTGGTTGCCAGATTGTGCTATAAAAAAATATAAATTTAATGCTAATCCTATTAGACATTATAGAAAACAATATGTAAATACAGATACAAATAATTCAACAACATTTAGCAATTTATCTTTAATAGGAAGTTTAGATAAGCCAGGTGCTAATATTGTTACTAATGTTAATACACCAAAAAATGATTCAACAAATTGTAGTTTGAGTATATATACTTATTTGGATAAGTATGGTGTGTGTAAAAATGTTGCAGGGGACAAATTTTATGACCCAGAATTAAATAAAACAATATGTACTTCATTCAATCCTAGTACATTAGTAATTAAAACAGCATCTACAAATTTATCAACCGATTATGCTTCATCACATAGAGAATATTTATATAGCAAAAATAAAACATTTAATCAAAATTTACCTTTAATAACAAATGAAACAGATATTATTACAAATGGAGAAAGTAGAATAGAATGTAATGGAGAAATAGTTTGTCGCACATTTAATCCATCAAATAAAAAATTTCAATGCCAAGGTCCTGTTAGTTCGAGTGCAAGAATTTATAGTTTGAAGTATGGTTGCGATGATAGTGCTCATTGTAAAAAAACTAATACTAATACATTATATGATAAAAAATCTATAGCATGTGTTGGATGTGTTAATGATACTACAAAAATACGTAGAAAACGCATTAACATTTTAAAATAAACTCTTTATTTATAATAAATTGATGTTTTTTACACCAATTTATAGATTTTTGTATATTAATATTTACTAATACATTTAATTTATTAAAATATTTATTAACTATTTCATTACTAATATTTGCACACGACAAGTCAATTTCTTCACAATTACTATTAATATTATTATTATTGTTATTATTTTCTATAATAATATATTCTTCGCTAAAGATTTCAATAGTAGCATCATTAATAGCATCATTAATAGTATCATTAGTAGAATCATTCATAATATCATCATTAGTGTGTACAATATTTTTGTTAAAAATATTTAAATATTTCAAAAATGAATTATAATTGTTATTTAGTAAATTATACTGAATATTTAAAATTTTAAACTCTCTTATTAGGTTGATAGTATTTTTAATATTTTCCAATTGTTGTTGTCCATATATAGAATTAATTTCTTGCAACTTTGTAATAAATAATTGATTAAATTGAGTATTAAATAAACTATAAATCATGTCAACTTTATTAATTAACAAATCAAAATTTTCTATAATATTTGTTATAATTTTTTTATTATTGTTTTTATAATTTCTACAAATTATATATTTTTCGGAATTAGCACATCTACTCGTATTTGGTTTAAATATAAACACATTTTCATATAAATTACACAATAAATATATAACTTCTATTGTTTTTATTTTGAATACATCAAATATTTTTAATATAAAATTTCCTCCTTGTTTTTGCATTACTAACGCAAAAAAAACTTGTGATAATATTAATTTAAATGACATATCTTCTTGATTATTAAAATCGAGGGAAAAATCAAATCCTCCATCAGCAGTAATATAATCCATAGTTCTAAAATATTTTTTATAGCAATAAATTAAATTTTCTCTTAAAAATAAATCACCAGTTTTTGATGCCCCATATTCTATTTTAATGTTTTTATTATTGCTCAATAATTGTGTTGCTTTTTTCCACGAAGGAATATTAATATTATCACTAATTAATGTCATACCATAATAAGTATCTTGTTTATTATTTCTTTTATAATTAAAAGCTTCTATAAATCCACCAGGACCTTCAGCCAAATGAAAAGATTGTATATTTGTATGTTCATTTAAAAAACTAAATGTGTCTATTATTTCTATCATTTTAAAAAAAGACCGCGATAATGGTTTATGTTTACATAAAGAACATTTATGATTCGGAACAATTGTATGTATATATTCATATGGATTTGTAATTTTTTTCAAAATATCCCAATATTCATAATATTCGTCAATAGTTTGCTTTAACAAATGTAAATAATTATATAATGAATAACATATTATTATATCATTAGCATCTGATACTATATTTGCTTGTGACTTATTATTTTTATATATAATATTAAAATCTAAATTCAAATTATTCAAATTTGGTAAATTAATATAGGTCATATAATTTTTTAATAGTTACTTTATTAACTAAGTATAGAAAAATACATTTATATATTTATTTACAAATATATAAATGTGTGAATTTATAAATGTGTGAATTTATAAATGTGTTAATGTGTGAATTTAATATTTTGCTTTAAGATTTATATATGTTTATTGAGCTTTCTTAGTTTGTGTTTTTTGAGATTTTTTTGTTTCTGCTTTTAGAGTTTTCTCAGCTTCTTTTGCCGCCTTCTTTTCTTGTGCTGCTTTTAATTTTTCCTCTTCTTTTGCTTTCTTTTTTTCTTCCGCAAGTTTAATTTTTTCATCTACAGATAATTTAATTTTATTGGTTGCTTTGCTTTGTTTTTGCTCTTGTTGCTCTTCTAATTGTTCCTCCAATTTTTTCTCTAAATCTTGTGTTTCTTTAATATATTGGGATGCCAATTTTTTAGATTTTTCATCTATTTTTTCTTTTTCCTTAATTTCAAATTCTTCATCTATTTTTTTAAACTCACCAATAACTTCATCTTCTAATTCTTTTTCTTTTAATTCCTGCTTTTTAGATACTAATTCATCTGGGTCATATTCAACATTTCTAATCTTTTTAAATATAAAGTAATTGTTTAAAAACGAAATTTGTTTTTCTTCGCTACTTAATTGTGCAGAATTTCCTATTTTTTTTAATAAATAATTATTACTTTTTACTTCATTATTCATAAAATTATATAATTGTTCAAAATTACCAATTGACCCAGGCAAATTCAATTGTTTATATTCGGTTTCATTTAATAATACAAACCCATTATTTTCCATAATTCTTAGTAAATATTTAAAATTAACTAAGTATTCTTTGAATGTTTTATTAATTGTTTCTTGATAAACATTAATAGCATAACCTAAACTAGACTCATCATCATTAAATTCCTTAGCATCATATTTTTTTGTTAATTCCCATATTTTTTTATCATTTTTAAATAAACTAATGGATTCATCAATGTTTAACGAATTTAACATATTAAATATTTTGTTTCCATCATAACAAGTTCCAATAAAGTATCCTTCTAATGCTGTACATTGTGTTATATTTTTTATAAACTCATTTAAAACAGCTTCGCTTTCAAACATATAATGCATTGCAAATTGAATAGAACTAATATTAAATCCATTTTTTACAATACCATAATTATTATATACACCTTTGCCTAATAAAACTTCATTTTTTGTCCCTTCACCAAAAAGTGCTTTAATAATTTGTCTTGATTTATCATCATATAAAGCAGAACCGTCTTTAATATTATGACTACTATTGCCGTGCAAGAATAATGCTTTAGGAATAATCGCATAACGTTGAGCATAATTTAAATAGCGCGCACATACCCCATCCAATCTATTTTCAATATTATCTTTGCTTAAATCCAAACCTAATACAAAATTAAGATTTGCCGAAATCCATTTGGGTAAATCTCCTCCTTTACCTACTGCATAATCTATTAATGAATATCCCGACTTGGATACTTTATTTATTAACATACTTTTAACATATAAATTATGAAAATCACGCAATGCTTGCGTTTCAGATGTTTTGGAAATTTTATTATAATATACATCGTCATCGTTATTAACTGTCACTCCATTTCCAGTCATTAAGATTGATTCACTTATTGGATTATGTATAGATTGCCAATTTGAGTTTGCTGTATGATAAGCATTACCAAAGTTTTTAACGCCTGAGCGCAACTCTGATGTTTTATCAGAACGAACTCGCAATGGTTCCCATCTCCAAAATTCTGGATTATTACTATTGTAAGCAAATTCTACAATAGTATTATCTTCAATTTCATCACCTTCTAGCGTATAAATCTTAAGATTATTTGATTCATCTAGTTTGCCCATAATATTACATAATCCAGCATTAACATCATTTGGATTTGTCGGATAAAAGCGACAAGGTTTATAACTATCAGCATAAGATTCTTTAGTATTACGCTTAATGTTATTATTAATAATATCATTATATGGATTTATATAACCATGTTTTTTTTCATCAAAACCCACATTTAATATTAATGTGTAATAATTTTTGACTTGATTATATGAAGTTAAATCTTCACCTTCATTATTTAAAGTTCCAATATAATTCCCGCCTAATTCATTTTTTTTAAACTTAATTAAGAAATCAATAGTGTTATAGCGCGGAGGTTTCCATTTAAATGATTCATTCCAAGTAGTTTTATAATTTGGCGCAGCAACTCCTGTTTTTGAACTACATACACCTGTATTTGCTGGTGTAAAAATTAATCCATCTGTATTATATTCATATAATCCATCATTAATATTATTCAATATTCTAGCACATCCATTAAATATATGCGCACCGTAAAATTTTTTCACAGTAAATTTAATATGTATTTCTTTACTATTTGTTATAGACTTTAATTCAAGAGTTTTTATTACACTATTTAAAATTATGAGCCGATAATTGAAATTTTCTTCTTTTTTGCTTTTTTGTCGTTTTTCGTCTTCATCTTTTTCTCCTTTTTCTCCTTTTTCTCCTTTTTCTCCTTTTTCTTCTTTTTCTTCAATAGTTAGATTAATGAACGGTAAACCTGTGACATTTTTTTCATTAAAATAATATATATCAAAACATGCAAATATATTTACATATATACCTTTTTTATTATGTAAAATATGCTCACCATCTATAATAGTATTAAATAATTCTTTTTTCTCGCTATAACATCCAGTAAATTGAATATTCATTGTTGTAGAAATAAAGTATAATTTTCCCTGTGGTGATATATATAGTAATTTTCTAGTTCCATCTGCTTTATCTGTGACAGTATAATTATTTCTAATATTTGGAATAGAATTGTTTGTATCATTTATTTCTGATTCAGGTAAAATATTTATCATTTGTAATGTGGTAGATGATGGGCCGATAAAATCTTTTATATTTGGTAGCATCATAGCTTTATAATCTGGACCTTTTACCAATTTTAAATATTGTTGCATAGCAAAATCCATCTCATTTAGCGTTATGGGATAATTTGTTTCTTGTAATCCTATTAAAATATATTTAATAACTTTGCGTAAATTAGTATATAAAAATTCTGCACTAGAAAATGCTTTGTTAGCAATAATAAGTTCGTTATTTAATTCTATTTCTATTTCAAAATTTTCTAATGAATTAAAAACCTCCGAATCTTTTATATTAAATTGCTCAATAAATTTACCGTATTGTGATTTAGAAGTTTTAACAATACTGCAATGAATTAAAAATGGTAAATCTGGATGTCTATATTCATAGCGTTTAATATATCTAAATATTTTTTTTAACGAATTCCATTTACCATATAATTCTTCGACAACACTATGATTTCTAGGATAATTTTGCTCTGTTTGATAACATACACGAAAATTATACTCATCAAAATCTAGTGGAAATAATTGCATGTCATTATTTTTAAAATATTCTTTTTCTACAAATTTAATATTATTCTCATCTAATATTCCAGATAAATTATTTAATTTACAATAGCTTTGAATATTTGGTAGCCCATTTATTTGCGTTCTAATATTAGATAAATTACTAGCATTCATTATTTTCAAAAAATAATTTTCGTTAATTAATTTAAAATCATAATTCAGCAAACTCTTTATAACATTGTAAAAATCAACTTTATTAATATTTTTTATTTTCTTTGTTCCAAAACGAATCTCTAATTCAGGATATACATTTTCAGAAAAGCGTGTATAAGTTGATAAATATGTTTCAATGTATTTTAAAAATTTATTGCTTAATTCTTCTTTTTGAGAATCTTTGGTCGTATCTTTGGTCGTATCTTTGGTCGTATCTTTGGTCGTTCCTTTGGTCGCTCCTTTGATTAATTGACTTTTACTCATAATTAATATATATTATTATTTATTATTTATTATTTATTACATTGTAATAAATAATAAATTTCAATTTTGTTTAAAAATATAATGATAAAAAATATAATGATAAAAAATATAATGATAAAAAATAAAAAAAATATAATAGCATTAATTTAACGAAATTAAATTAATTTTTGTAATATATTTTCATATAATTCTTGTTTTTTCTTTTTCTTAGTAGTTTCGTCATATATATTGATGTTTAATTTTTCAGCCATTGAAACCAAATCATCTAATTTATAACTACTAAATGCTTTTAATGGTTTTTCAATATTTTCAATAGCATAATAAGATTTTAATATTTTTTGAAGTTCTTCTTCTGTTGTGTTATTATTGACTAATTCTATATCAAAATTATTAAATTCGGAACTCATTTTTACATTTGTTATTTTTAATAATTTATAATTTTGTAAGTTAATAACTTTTTCGTCATTATTAGTACATAATACACAATATGTATTATTGTCGCGAATTAATATAACATTTACTAAATATAATACACATAAAGCATGAAAAGTTTTGAAACTTATTTTTTCATTATTAGTAAGGTCATCTTCAACCATTCCTTTTTGTATTTTAAAATCTTTCAAAATATTTTTTTGATTTTTTAATTTTTCAACACAATTAATTTTAAACTCCTTCATAATTTTAAATGAATTTATATGTTCTAAATCAGAATCACTAAAATTATTAATAATTTTATAAAATATCCAAAATAATTTATCTGCAAAATTTTTATGATTATTAATTCTAAATGGTTCATTATATTTGCTATATTTCTTTGAATAATTTATTTGAACTCGATTTCTTGGAACACCCGCATGCACAATTATATTTTGCTTTTTACTATTATTAGTATTAGAATTAGAATTAGAATTAGTATTAGAATTAGAATTAGAATTAGAACTTTCATATGAATTGTTGGTTTCATTGCTTTTAATAAATGTTAAATTTTTTGAACTACTATTATTTGTTTTTAGACTATATAACATATATTGCTTTAGTTCATTTATATCTACATTTTGTAGTAATTCTTCTTTATTTAGACATAGCATTTTAATTACTAATATTAGTAGTGGTTATATCTTTATTATCTTTAAAATAAATTGTTTGCAAAGTTCTTTTCAATTTTTCGTCTTTATTTATATCGCTTTCTTGTTTTTTAATAAATTCAATATAATTACATATATCTTTATAAACTGTGAGAGATATTTTATTTAGATTAACAAAAATACCATTACTGTTTTCATTTAAATAAACATTATTTATTTTTAATATTTTAGCAATTTCTATATGATGACAGTTTTCTAAAGATTCAATTGTTTTACATAATTTTGTCAAATCATTAGAATCTATATTATTATTAGAGTCAATAATATTATTTTTACACATTATAGTTTTGTCTTGTATATTTTGATTGTCTTCATTAATTTCATTGTTAATATTAATTTTGTATTTTTCATTATCTTCAGCGTCTTCTGTATCTTCTTTATTTTCTTCATCTTCTATATCTTCTGTATCTTCTTTATCTTCTTTATCTTCTTTATTATCCATAATTGTAATTAATACTAATAAAAAATTGCCTTTAAATAAATTTTATATAACTAATCATTTATTTAAATGTATCTTGTTAATAGTTTCTTGTGTTGATTTTTTAATTTTTATTTTTAATTTTTTTCCTCCAATTTTTTCTAAATTTTCATCGGTGTCTAGCGATTCTAATTCATTCTTTAATGTGCTATAATTATTAATACTTATTAATTCAGCAATTATACTAATAAATTTATCATTTAATTCGTAGCGTTGACCTAAAACCCTAACTTGTATAATATCATTTTCTTTTATTTGTGAAAAAGCTTCATTATTATAATGATGGTCGCGTGCTATAAAAATAACATATGGACTCTGTTCATCCTCTACAATTAATTCTGCCCGAACTCCTACTTTAGTTATAGATTTTGTAATACAATAAATTATTGTTGATTCAACTGGATTTGTTATTAAACACTCAAAAACACATTCAAATAATATTTTATTATCAAATAATTCACCGCTTGAATATGTTAGTAATTTTACACTATTATTTTTTACATATCCTTCTTTAATACACTTACCTTCGTTTAATTTTTTAATTTTTTCTTCTAATATGTGAAATAATTCCGAATTAACTTCATCATATTTTAACACTGTTTTTTGTGTTAATAATGAGCGAATATAAACATGGGAATTGTCTAATGTATTTTTCTTTAACGGTTGTTTTTTATTTTGTATTTTAGACATTGTAGTATATATATTATTAATTTAATCTTTAAAATTATTTCAATTATATAATAAAATATTTTTATTTTATTTTATTATATTATTTATTTTATTATCATAATAAAATATTTTTATTTTATTATATTATTTATTTTATTTTATTTTATTATATTATTTATTTTATTATCATAATAAATTATTTATTTGCGCGTCTCTAAGATTTAAAAACCATCGTTTGTTTTCTACTTTTCGTAAATCATACAATCTAAAATATAATTCTTGTGCAGCACAGAAATTTTTTTGATTTAATTTTTCTCCTTTTTCTAGTTTTGTTCCTTTTAATTTTTCAATTATTTCATCTTTTACCCCCAAATCAACAAAAATTTTCTCACTATTAACTTTTCCGGCTTGCACACATACTGCACCTTTATTTGCACCTGTTTTTACTTTAAAATCAGTCACCAATTCTTTTGTTATTTTTTTATTTTTTGATAAAAATCCTAATACCGCCCCCATTTTTGAAACAGGTATTTGTAGTGATTTAATAATATTATCAAAGTCATTATAATCTTCTGATTCTGCACTATGTAGTGTTATATTTGAGCTCTCTGAATTTTTATTAATTAAAATATATAAAGTATAGTCTCTATATTCGCTTTTGTTTGGTATGTATAGTGCTTTTAATTTTCCATTGTTTGTTTCTAAAAATTCAGAAGTGTAATAAGTCAATAAATCTTTTTCAAACTTACTTAATTCAGCATAATCGTTATTTAATAAATAAATAACCAATAAAACACTATCATTAAAGTCTAAATCATCTAATAATATACTTATTGCTAAAGTATTTAATTCGTCATCAGTTATTACTTTGTTATCTTTTAATATATCGCTTATTTTACCATAATAAATATATTTGTTATCTTTAAATTCATATTCACTTTTTTTATCTTGTTTAGGTTCCTTTATTATAAAATTATAGTAGAGGTTTAATTTAGCAATTATAGTTTTAATATGTCCTTTTGCTTTATCGTCTAAATCGTCTAAGTCATCTTGAATTGTGAGACTAGGTATTTTTAGTAATGTTTTTTTTTTATCTTTGACAACTTCGATGTCTTTGTTTTTTTCTTTGCTAAATAAATTAAAATTATCAGGAACAGCAATTTTTATAGCATCGGGTTTTATTAATATATTATTAGATCTCTCAAAAAGTGTGGCATCACTATTTAAATTTATTGGTTGAAAAATATATAAGTCATCAATGTGTATTAATTTTCCTTGTGTATTATATTTATCACTTATAAATATATTTTCATTATTAACCAATTCATTTAAAGCATTATCTATATGTCTCAATGGATATGTTTTAAATGTATTTAAATAGTTAATTATTTTTTCTTTAGTACAAAAATAATATTCCTTATATAAATCTCTCAACTGTTTAATAATAACCTCATTATTTGTTTTTAAGAATGAATCGTCATAAGTAAATAGATTTATTTTATCAGTTCCATAATTTTTAGTATATTCTTCTAATCCGTATTTTGCAATATATTCTTCTTTATGTTTTTCTAAAGATGGTTTACATGTATATTGGCAATTATCCATATAATCACACAATGGACTATTTACTTTGTCTCCAATTGCATATTTAATTATAGCGGAATTAGAGAGAACTATGTCCATTTTTTTATTTAAAAATTTTTCACCAAATTTTTGTTGCTCATAATTTAGATGACAATCTATGCTATGTTCTTTTAAAATGCGAGTAACATTTCCTATTATTTTTGCTTTTTCCTCTGCTTTTCTATAAATTAATAAATCAACTGCCTCGTTGTTATTGCTTAACAATGTGCCGTGCATAAATATTTGAACATTTCGTTTATTTAATGGCAAATCTTTATGACTGCATGTTCTAATGGCGCGCCCAATAATTTGCTCTACTCTGTTTATATTATACCATGGTTCTAAAACATGTATTTGTCTAATATATTTAAAATCTAAACCTTCGCTGCCTGCTGCCGATAAAAGAATTACTTTAACATTTTCTCCATCAACATTATTAGAATCGGTACATGCTTTTAAATCTCCTACAATATCTGGAGAAATGTTATTATTTCCACTTATAATTACATATTTTGCCCCTCTAAAGCGTTGCCCAGGTTGTTGTAATAGTTCCGATTTTTTCTTATAACTATTTACATCTAATTCCTCGCTTGGCGGATTAGCAAAGAGAGATTTATTACTTCCATAACGTATGAATCCTTTTGCTTCTAAAGCAAGTGCTATTGGTATTAATCCTGAGTCTATAAATTGTGAATATATTATTACTGGACCTTGCGAATTCATTAATGAATCAATTAGTGCTTTAATTTTAAAACTATAGTTTCCAATTACATCATAATCAAACATATTAAAGTTAGAAGGCATATTTCTTAAAAACTCACTTTTGAAACTATAATTATATCTAGATTTAGGTACTTGTGTTTCTTGATAAGTCATAATATTATTAATTGCTGATTTGCCAACAAGTGATTTTATGTCAACAAGAGTATTTATTTCTTCAATATTTATATTTGCCACTAATTCTACAATATTATTATTATAATAAATCATTTTCTCATTAAAATAATTTTCTAATTTACTATTAGGAAAAACAATATTTAAGCATTCTAATGGTTTTTGTAATAATGTGTATCCAAAAGATTCCATTGCGTTTAGTTTTTCTTCATCGAATTTTGATATATTATTTTTTAAAATAATATTATATACAAATTCTTGATATGGTGATATAGAAACATCATTTACATATATATCAAATAGTGTTAGTGCTTCTTTTAAGGGATTACCATTTATTTTAGACTCTGGGTATTTTTTATTTAAAATACTATTATTTTCAGAAAAATCTTTTGGTAAAATTCTAAAAGGAAAACTTAATGGATTATCGCCTTTTATATAACTTATATAACCATTTATTTTTCTAGTAAATAGTTGTAAACCTACTTGTTCTCCATTGCTATTTACTATAAAACTTCCATCATTAGCAAATACATCTTTTACTTCTACTATTGAGCGTCTATCATTTAAATTTAATATATTAATTAAAAAAATTATTTCCTTATAATCATTAAACATGGGAGTAGCCGACATAAACAATAATTTCAAATTATTTACATTTTTAACTAATTTCATTAACTCATTTGATACTAATTTATTACTATTATCTTTTGACTGACGAATATTATGTATTTCATCAATTATTATTAATCTGTTATTAAAAAATTTTTGTAATTTGTTTTTTATTAATAATTGTTTTTTTTTTGAATCCATAGTACTTAATGATTGGTTTGATATATTTGATTTTTTTATTATTAAATTAGCGAACTGTGTATACCCTAAAAATAAATAATAATTGTTTATAATATTTTTAACAATTTTTATTACCTTATCGCGTGATAAATTTTTTTGTATCATATTAATTTCATCTAATATATTTTGCCCTGCACAATTATTAATAGTCCAAAGTCCGCCTTTTTCTTCTAATTTTCGTTCATCAAATAATTGTAAATAAAAATTTTCTTGAACATTAGGTGATGCAACTATTATTATTCGCTCATTATAACCCATAAATTTTAAATATTTTCTTGTTTCTTCAGCAACACCAATTGCCGAGCAAGTTTTTCCAGTTCCTAAGCCATGATATAGTAATATACCATTATACGGAGTATTCATAGAAAGGAAATTTTTTATGAATTTTTGATGTGGTGCTAGTTCAAAATCTTTATTGCAAATTTCATTACTTTGTTTTTCAAAATCATCATCTATTTTAATTATTAATTTATTTTCTTCAAATTCTTCTTTATTTGCTATTTTAATATTTAAAAATTCATCATCTAAATGCGGATATAAATATTTATAGTTTGAACTATTAAAATCATTTAACTCTTGTGCATTCTTTAACTCTTTTGCATTCAATAATTCAATAGCATTATTAAAATATTTATAATCTGTTAGAGTGTTTAAATTTTTTTCTAATAATTTAAATCTATTTTTGTCTAGTTTGCTAGAGTCATTTATATTTTCTCTAAATAATGATGCCAGTTCTTCATTGTTTTTTTTTTTAGATTTATCTTCTTTAATGTCTTGATTTACTTGTGGTTTTATAAATGGTTCTTGTTTTTCGTCTTCTTCTTCGTATTCGCCTTCTTCTTCGTATTTGCCTTCTTCTTCACTTTCTTGTTCTTCCTCTTCTTCTTCCTCTTCTTCACTTTCTTGTTCTTGTTCTTCTTTTTCGCTTTCTTGTTCTTCGTCATTTAAAGACTCTGGAATCTTAACAATTTCTCCTTCATTTAATGTATCCTTAACAACATTACTCATTTACTATATATTAAATATATAGTTTATAACTTTTTAATAAATTATTTAAATAACTTATTATTTTTTTTTTTTCATAATTGTATTCTCTAATATAATTATTTACATCATCTATTGGTATCCATTTAATTTCAGTAATTTCATATATTTGATAATCATTTTTTGGTTGATTATTATCAACTATAATACCAACAAAATATTTATGCTTATATGATTTATAATTAGAACCGCTAAAAATCTCTTCATATGGAACTATATTATTAATTAATAATATATCATTTTTACTATAACCTGTTTCCTCTTCAAATTCTCTGAGTCCACATATAATATCTTTTTCTTGATAATTCCTTCGTCCTTTTGGAAATCCCCATTCGGGTTCTTCATACTTTTTATCACATAGGTCAATTAAAGATTTTAAATCATAACTTTCTAAAATGTTAGCATAACCTTGTTTTAAATGTGTAAATTTAATTTTTGAAGTTCGCTCTTCATTTTTATATGAATTATTTGTATTATAATTCCATAAATATTGCCATATTGTATCAAAATCATTATTTAATATATAATTTCTCTCGTTATTAGTCATATTATTTAACAAATTTTTTATATAATTTTTATCTTCAATAGAATATTTTCCACGCATAAAATCTACAAATGATAATGTGTCTTTACGCTTAATAATCAATAATTCAACTGAATTTTCATATTTATTTAGAGAAGCATTATATTTTTTAACAATTCTAATAGGTATAATACCTATACTAGTAATAGGCACTTTACATTGATGAAATAAATGTCCTAATTTTCCACAATTATTACAAAAATACTGTTTTTTTATATTCATCATTTATTGGTTACTATAACTAACAATAATGTTTTTATATAAGTTATTTATTTACTAAAGTCAAGACATATAAATTTTAATATATATAAAATTAATATAATTTATATAAAATTAATATAATTGAAGTTTAATATGAATAGCGAAAACCATATATTTAATCCTATTATATGGGGGCCTCATTATTGGTTTGTGTTATATACAATTGCTTTATCATATCCATTACATATTAATGAGTGTACAAAAAAAAAATATTACGACTTTATAACAAATTTGCCTCTTTTTTTGCCAGTTCCCGATATTGGAGGTGTTTTTAGTAAGTTTTTAGATGCATATCCTGTCACCCCATATTTAGACTCGCGAGAATCATTATCTAAATGGGTGCATTTTATACATAATAAAATTAACAGCTATTTAGGTAAACCCGAATTAACATATTATGATGCTTTAAATAAATATTATGAACATTATAAATTAAAAGAAATTAAAAAAAATGATGAACGCAAAAATAAAGAAAAATATATTTTTGGTTCTATAATAATTGTAATTATTGTAGTAATAATATATTTATATATAAAATATTAATATGAAACTTGAATTAATAATTTTTTTAATAACTATTTTTGTATTAGCAAATACATATTTTGAAGGAAAATTAATTAATAAACTCAAACAATATCAAAAATATTACAAAATGGTATTTTTTGCTTTTATAGGTTTGTGCATATATTTGTTTATTAAGAAAAATCCAAGCAACTATAAGGAAATTGTCACCCATGCAAATAGTTATATAAAATATTTACCGATTGATAGAAATACAGCAAGTTTTATTACTCCTATTATTGATTTAACATCTAAATCAATAACAAATGAACTAAATAATAATTATAATTTTTCTAGTCCCATAAATAATCAACAAACGCAAAATTTATTAACTTCAATAAATAATAATCAAAATCATTTGTCCAAGCAACAACAAAAAATATTAACTTCTGGAAATATATCAACAAAGAGAAGTGTAAGCGAAACAAAAAAAAAATATGTAGCTGCTTCACAAAATTGGCATTGTAAACATTGCAATAAACAATTACCAGCGTGGTTTGAGGTAGATCATGTAAAAAAATTAGAATACGGAGGTTCAAACAATATTGATAATTTAGAAGCGCTATGTAGAGATTGCCATGGAAAAAAAACAGCTTTTGAAAATTTATAAAAAATATACAAATATATAAATATACAAATATACAAATATACAAATATACTAATAAATAATATACTTATAATGTAATATATTATTTATGAGTAGTTCTCTAACAGATAGTTTTACTAATATTAAAACTAATTATTATTATACTATAATTATAGCAATATTATTGCTAATAATGGGAGTATTTTATTATCTAAATGAGATGCAAAATATTTTCAAAATTAAAAGCACTAAATATGAAATATTTATGTGGTTATTTTTAGTAGCATTTAGTATATATACTTTCTTATTTTATGTTCATAAACATAAAAATGAACGCACAGAATATACTAATATTAAACCAGATGATACTTTCCTTAAAATGTATAAATATGTAGGATTGTTATTTTTAATAATATTATTTCCAGTATTAATAATTAATTTTATATTATATTTGCACCAAACCAATAATAATGTTTTCAATATTACGCAAAATATATTAGGAGTATTAATAGTTATTGTTATTTTTGCAATTATTGCAAAAGTATTTGCTATAAAGCCTAGTAATGTTGAGAGAACTAGTGATACAAACAACGAAAATTCTTTTCAACAATTCATAACACTATTAAAAAATATAATATTTTTTATTCCTTGTTTACTAATTATATTAGTAGATGAAATAAATGAGGACATTAAATTAACACCTTCTTCTATTTATTTATTATTTTTCATATTATTAATTTTCATAACATTAATATTTTTATTGCCTATAGTATTTACATATTTAGCAAAACATAATAAAAATGATCTTTTATCTGGAGAAGGTCCTTTTTACTTAAATGAAAAGAAAACTTTAGGAAAATATCAAAATTTAGACAAAAATGTTAGTTCAAATCTTGCTATTCCAAACTTTAATAGTTCTAATTCTGAAAATGCACCTAGTGGTAATAGTTTGAATAATATGCTATTAAACTTTAAAACAAACTTTAATAGTACTCAAAGTAGTTCTAGTGAAAATAGTTCAAATGAAGATGTTGTGAAAAATGAATATAATAAAATTAAAGACAATATTTCCGATAATACTAAAGGCTATGATTTTAAAATGTTTCAAAACGATTTAAATGGTCAATATAATATAGGAACAAAATATTATAATTCATCAAAAATTCATAATAAATTTCCTTATAATTATACTTATAGTATAAGTTTTTATATTTATATAAATCCACAACCTACAAATACCTCTCCTGCCTATACTAAAGATACTGAGCTATTTAATTACGGATTTAAACCAGTTATATATTATAATGGAAACTCTAGAAAAATTATTATAAAATCAAGAACAATAAATAATAAAACAGATCAACTAGATACTATATATGAAATGACTAGTGTAAAACATCAAAAATGGTTATATTTTGTTATTAATTATGAAAATAATAATATAGATGTGTTTATTGATGGTAAATTAGTAGGTTCTAAAAATAATGTCACGCCTTATTTTGTCGGAGATAGCGTGACTATTGGCGAGCATGATGGTATACATGGAAGTATTAAAGAAATATTTTACTTTGATAAAATAAAAACTCCCGATTCTATACAATTTTTATATAGTTTAACAAAAAATAATAATTCAATTTAAAAATGTAAAATAAAAATGTAAAATAAAAATGTAAAACAAAAATGTAAAACAAAAATGTAAAATATTAATATTTTTATATATTAATATTTTATAATGAGTGTTATAAATATTATAATTTTGGTAATTCTTGTTTTAGTATTATTGTGGGGATTGAACAATATATTTTTCAAAACAAATATAATTTATGATAAAATGTGTGAAGCATCTACAAGAGCAACAAATACTGCAGATAGAACATCTAATAATAATGTAATTGTTGCTGATGATATTCCCGAAACTACTTCCTCAAATTTTACATTGAGTGTTTGGTTTTATATAGATAATTGGGGAAATGAAATTGGAAATGAGAAAAATATTTTATTTATGGCTACTAATCCTGCTTCAACAACAGTTTCACAACTACAAACTACTCTTTCTGGTATTAGCACAAAACATAAAATGACATCGCCAGCTAGCGGAACAATATTTCCTAAAAATATTAACATTGCATTAGATAAATATGAAAATAATTTATTCATAGATATAGAATGTTATCAAGATAGACCAGCAGCAATTGGAACATCAGCTGAAACAATTTATGCTAGATATAAAATACCCAATATAGCAGTTCAAAAATGGAATAATTTAACAATAAGTGTTGATGGTCGAACATTAGATGTATATTTAGATGGCAAATTAAGAAATTCATTTATTTTGCATGGATTATATAAAAATTATTATGATACAACAACCTTAAAAAATATTTATTTAGGAAATATATCTAATTCTAATATTGGATTTGAAGGTTTTATAACCCGCATTCGCTATTTAGGCGACTCTTGTAATCCACAAGATGCTTATAATATTTATAAAGAGGGAATAAACGCTTCATTAGCTCAAACATTATTTAATAAATATAGCTTAAAAGTAAGCTTTTTAGAATACAATAAAGAAAAAGCAAGTATTAAAATTTAAATATAATAAAATATAATATATTATTTATAATTTATATTATTTATATATAAATAATATGAATTCTAATGAAGGAGTATTAGAAAATATTAATAATTATTTTAAGACAATGATACCATATGATACACAAAAGAAATTTGGGGATTTTAGTGAATTTTTATCTTCAAATACAATGATTGCTAGAGGGACTTTTTTGCTAGGAGCATTGATTCTTTTTTCAATATTATTTTATATTGGAAGTAAACTTGTATATTATTTTTTATCTCCATCAGACACGCCATTTTTAATAAGCGGAATGAAAGATGCTACAGAAGCACTTACTATTACTCAAAACTTAGGACAAAAAACAACAATTCCTATTTTAAGAAGTAAAAACGAATACGGAGGTGTTGAATTTACATATTCATTTTGGATATATGTTAATGATGTAAACTATAATGAAACTATAGATTTTAAACACGTTTTTAATAAAGGTTCTTCGCCGAGTTCACAAGGCGAAGGAGGTAGTGGAATATTTGGACCAAATAATGCTCCTGGTGTATATTTGTATAATGGTAAGAAAAATATTAGTGATAATTTAATGACTAATTATCCTGTTTTAGGAATGTTAGTAAGATTAAATGTGTTCCATAATAATGAGAGTGTTAATAAACCATATTATGATGATATATATGTAGATAGTATACCAATCAAAAAATGGGTAGGTGTTATTATACGAGTCACATCGCAAAATATTTGTGATATATATATAAATGGAACTTTAACAAAACGCCATAAATTGTCTAATATTGTTAAGCAAAACTATGATAATTTATATATAAATTACAATGGTGGATTTTCTGGTAATTTATCAGATTTGAAATATTATAATTATGCTGTTGGAACTTTAGAAATAGATTCAGTGACTAGTAACGGACCAAATCTTAAAATTAAGAAAAATAGCAATATTGAAAAATCTAAACCACAATATTTGGCAACACAATGGTATTTTAATGATACGGATGTATTAACATAAATATATACAAATTTTTTAAGAATATTAAAATTTTATATGAATTTTTATAATAACATATAATTTAAATATTCATAGTTATAAATATATTATAACTATGACTATTTTGAATACTAAAAATAACTATATTATTTTAACAAATAATATTATTGATTTAAGTAATGTTGGAAGTCTTTTATATATAAAAACAAATATTAGTGATTTAAGTAATAATACAACAGACACTAGTTGGCAAAAACTTTTACAAACTTTAACTAATAATAGTAATAATAATAGTTATAGTAATAATAATACTTATAAAAATAGAATACTAGTGAGTGGAAAAATTAATAATACTAGTAATAATACTATAACTAGTTGTTGCTTAATTACTCAAAATAATATTAAAAATAATATGAAATTTATATTTGATTCATCCAATAATAAAAATGGTAAGCTATTATTTGTGAAAAATTTAAACACGTATGATAATTCATATAATTATTTATTTGATGATTTAAGTAATACATTATTTGAAAAAAATAAATATTATAATATAAATAATTATTTAACTAGCGAGGTTTCAAGAGAGTATAACCGTTTTAGACGTCATTTAAATTATTATTTTAGTAATTCTGACATATTTCAAAAAAATATTCGCGATTTTTTATATTTAAAATATACATCCGGTCCATTAACAGTTAATTATAATGACATAAGTTATGCTATTGTAGGTATAAGTAATGAATTTTCTTTTATAAATGCAACAATAGATAGTTCTAGTAATATAAATTTTAACAAATCAAATTTTACAAGACTAGTAATTGATAATAGCGGTTCTGATAGCTTTACAAGTAATGATAGTTTTACAAGTAATGATAGTTTTACAATATTACAACAAAATATTTACTATCCTATAAATCGTAATTTATTATCTTATAATAAATTAACATTAGACTATAAACATGTTAATTATTATGATTTTAGTTTAAATTATGTATCAAATTTCAATTATACAACTAATTCATATAATATTAATACTATTAAAACTTTCCTAATCAAAACTAACAATTTAAGCATAATACAAGAAATAAAAAATAATAGCAAAATTATTTTTGGTTCTAGTTATACTACAAATATTATATATCTTACTAATGTAAAAGTATTAGATATTAATAGTAGTTTATATACTAGAGATATAAGTTTTAATAAACAAAATAAAAGATTAAGTAGTGATTTTTCAAATACTATATTTTTAGGACTGGGCAATCGCCTAACGGGGATTACTCAGCACGATTTATATAATCATATTCATTTTTCCATATATCCTGAGAATAAATATATTATTACATTTAAAAAAAATATAAATACAAACATTATTAATAGCAAATTTTCGTCTCTTATACCAACGTCTCTTATATCAAACTTAGATAAATATTATTTACTAGATATCAGTTTAAACTATGCTAAAATTAGCAATAGTCATAATATAAATAATACAATAAACTATAACAATGTTTTAACTAATAATGTAGTATCTCAAGTGGGTAAGGTTTTTAATCTAAGTTCACTACCTGTAATAGACCCTGTAAATAATTTTTTTAAAAATAGTTTCAGCAACTTGGCAAAAATAAATAATGTGCCTGATAACATATATTCTATAAGTTTTGAAAGTGTAGCTTCTGCAATGAGTGTAAGATTAAAAAATTTTGATAAAAATCCTAGTGATTCAAATCTTATAAATCAAAAACTGTTAGAAGATAATAATATGTCAGCAACTTCTGATTTCGGTTATGATCTAAGATTTAATTATGATAAAACTTTTTACATACTTCATAAAGTAGATTTATACTTAAATTTAATGTCAGTCTTTTTAAATTTAACAAATAGTTCTTATGCTTTTGATATAATCAATTTTTATACTTTAACAGTTGCTAATTTAATTAAAACATCTCGTGTAAGTGATTTTGCCAATGTAGATTGTATTTTTATTTATCATGACCCTTTTAATGACCCTGACCCACAATTTAGATATCCAAATAATAATATAGAAATTAAAAGAGACAGTGAAATTGATACATTAGCTAAAGCAATTGAACAATATCGTGGCACTGGAGCACGCACATCCACAACAAATGCTGCATTTGTTCCTGCTCAAAATGGTAGCAATTTATCAAGAAAAATGATACAAGGTATTATTGGATTAAATAATATTCCAAAGCTATTATCTATTGTACCATACGATCCAAGTTTTATAGATGGTAGAGGATTTATGAATCAATACCAAATAACTGATACTTGCATTACTACAAATTGTGAAAAAGTTGATGTAAAACAAAATGCAATAAAACATGACTCGGTTAAAAATAATCGAATTTATTTATCAAATTCATTAAAAAAACAAAATTTTGCTAATTTAGTAAAGTCAAATAGTCGAAATAGGGTATCTCAAGAGTGCATAAATAACAATACAGCTACAAGAAACGTGGTGTCTATAAATAATAGTACAATTGATGCTGATTGTACTAATATTAGAAAAACTCCTTTTGTTATGTTTACAAAAGGTAAAGGAAAATATTTAGGACCATAATTGTTATAGTTATTATGAAATATATTATAATATAATATAATATAATATAATATATATTTTTAAGATAATATAGGACGTTGATTATTTTCATATATCATCGGATAAGGCATTATAATATGTTGTTGTTTCTCAAAAAAATCTTTAAACTCTAAATTTGTAATATTTGGAATAATAAGCGCGCAAGGAGTTTCTAAATTAGTTGAACCAATACCTCTTAATTGTGATTCTATATCTATAGAATTACTAGCCAATGCTTCTCTAGATAAATGACTTGGCATATATCCCAATGAAGGAATACATTCGCTAATAGGTCTTCCTGATGATGAGTGTAAATATAAATTCTCTTGCAATAATTTTTCTGCGTTAAATTTTTCTAAATTGTAATTCAATTGAGTATTTTTATTTCTTGTTGAAGTCATATTATTATATAATCTAATTTATTATTTTAAATTTATATAATTTAAAATAATAAATTTTAAAAATACGAAACATGAGAGAATGTGATAAATATGAGAATATGTTGCTAAAAGTCAATGTATTCATTCTAAAGCACTTATGTATGCAATAATAATATAATATATTTAATTTTATTAGCATTATTAAAATCTGTAAAATGTGTAAATTTTGGGAAAATAAATTTCAAGATTTTTTTGAGAAATGGACATTTATAAATGTCCAATTTTATAATTTTTAGGTCTTTTATAAAAAAAATAAAAAATGTGCAAAAAAAAACACATTTAAACCTTTAAGGTGTAAATTCCAAATTTTTATCAGAAAAAACTCTGAGCATAAATTTTTTTAAAAAATATATTTTCTAAAAAAAATATTTAGGGGTTTTTTTATATATCCTATAATGATATATAATGGATACACAAATTTTACCCCAAAAACCCCAAAATTACATATGTGCTTGCTGTGCCTTTGTATCGTCTAATAAAAAAGATTATGTTAGACATTTATCAACCCAAAAGCATAAAACAAGAGAAAATGATACAAATATGATACATAAAAACCCCAAAAAACCCCAAACGCAATACGAGTGTGTAAATTGTAATAAAATATATAAATACAGTTCAGGGTTATACAGACATAAAAAAAAATGTATGGAGCATGAAAATAACGCTAATTTAAATAATCAATTGTCATTATCAAAAGAATTAATACTAGAAGTAGTAAAACAACAGCAAAATCAAATAAAAGAATTGACTGATACAATAAAAGAATTGATTCCTAAAGTTGGAAATAATATTACAACAACAAATCAAAAATTTAACATTCAAGTTTTTCTAAACGAAAAATGCAAAGATGCTATTAATATGAGTGATTTTATTAAATCAATAGAAGTTAGTTTACAACAATTGGATTATACAAAACATAATGGATTAATAAATGGATTAAGTAATGTAATTATAGAAAATATGAACAAATTAGGGCTGTACCAACGACCTATTCATTGTACTGATTTAAAACGCGAGTCATTATATATTAAAGATGATGATAATTGGGAAAAAGATATTAATAAAGAAAAAATTAAAAGAGTTATAAAAGATGTATCAACAAAGCAATTTTATGCACTAAGCAAGTGGACAAAAGAAAATCCTGATTTTCAAATTAATGAAAATAAGCAAAATTATTATACACATACATTGGTAGCAATAGCAAATAATAAACAGCACAATGATGATAAAATAATAAAAAAATTATGCACAAGTAGTTATATTAAAGAATAAAATATTATTAATTAGGGAGAAATGTTATATCCGGGTAATGGTATAAAATGGTATATAAAAACCCTTAATTGTTTATTAAGATATTTATTATGATAAAACATAATAAATATTTTACATAGTTGCAAAATTTATAATCACAAATTAAATATATTATTAAGTAAGATACAAAAAACCCTTACTATAATTTATTCTGTTATAATATCTTTTAATTCATAAAAAAACTTTTTATTTATGTCTAGTTCATTTTTTTGCTTTTTACTTATTATATAATTACATAAGCATTTGTGAAAAATATCAAAATAATCATAACTAAATAATATTTGAAATAATGCCGAATTATTATTTTCTATAAAAAAAGAGATATTTGAGTTTTTATATTTTTCTTTTAATACTAATAAAATAATATCAATTTCATAATAGTTTTGTAAAAAATAATAAATTTTCTCAATATGATTTGATACTATAATATCATCATATTTGCTAATATTTAATGCTTGTAGTATTTGTATTTGATAACATAAATTTTTATAATAGTCATCAGCCATGCTTTTGTAAGTACATAAAAATTCAGTATTATAGTTTATGTTTTCTATATTATTATAATAATCATTTAAAGAATCAATTTTTGATGACATTAAATATATAAAATAATTACTTTATATTTAATATAATTATGTGTTTATAATATATTATGTGTTTATAATATATTATGTGTTTATAATATATTATGTGTTTATAATATATTATGTGTTTATAGTATAATTTTATTGCTTAGTATCTTGATTGCGTGCAAATTCGCGGGCACTCATGCCTCCCCGTTGCCAACCTTTCATAGCATCATCTTCAATAATATAAGCACTATTTGAAACAGTTTCTTTGATAGAATCAATTAAAGGATAATTTTTGTATTCCGAAAAGGATTGTTCCATAGTATTATTAACAGTTTTTTTATTTAAGTCAAATTGTCCTGTTTTTAATTGAAATTCCATATCACAATCTCCTAAACCTTTTCCTAAATAAGGAACAGTTAAAAAAGGTCTGGTGACTAATGTTAATTTACATGCTGGGCGTGAAATATGAGTATATTTCAAGTCATTATTTGCTTCAATTTCGCAACCTTTAATACCGCCTTCATGAGAACCTTTATAAAAAACATATGGTTGTGCTAATGCGAAATCTTGGGCTTTGCTCATAGGACAACTAGGATAATAGTTTTCTAAATTATAATTAGCATTATTAACATTTTGAATATTGCGCTGATCAATTGCTGGAGAATCATTGCCTATTCTAGACATAGAATCAAAAATATATGGATAAGCAATAGTTGAGGTCATTTATAATAATTTAATATATTATTTTTTTGCTATATTAATTATATTTAAAAATCTTATATATTTTAAATATTTTAAATATTTTTAAGATTCTATAAATCTCTATTATCAAATGTATTTTTTAAACACATTTCTACATCACCATCTTTACACGAAGCCATATTTCCATAACAAAATCTAGCAAACTCTTTTTGATTATTTGGAACTCGAGTATTTGCTGTTGTATAAAATTGTCTCATTGATTGTTCAAATTCAAAATTGTCTGCTTGATTATTAAATAAATTATTTTTTATATTTTCATTGTTATCAAAATTATTCACAATAAACTCTTTTGTTTCTTCATTAATATTATTTTTAACAGCATTATTATATGAAGGAGCAGCTTCAAGTCTATTTGGATTATCTTGTATTTCGGGCAATTGTATATTCATTAATGGATTAGATGAAGTTGGATTTGTAAAATTATGTTTTACTTTTTCATACATTTCTTCATTGCTAAATGTTTCTTTTATATTGTTTAAATTAGCATTTTTATTTAATACATAATATGTAAATAGTAAAATAAGTAATGCAATTATTCCTGTAATTAAAATTTTTATATTATTTAAAAATAGAAATCCTATTAGTGTTAATAAAATAACTAATCTTGTTATAGCATTAATCTTTTGTTCTCGTGTCATATTTTCCATCGGCCATAATTGTGTAATAGCATTTTTATCAAATAAAATAATAGGATTATTTAACCAAAGTGTATTACTTGTAATATTGTCATTGTCATTTTCATTTTCATTTTCATTGTCAATATTATTTATATCATTATCTTTATTAGTATTAACATTATTAACATCGTTTACTTCAACACTTCTTTTTCCTATATAAGGTTCATTAGTACCCATAATTTATTATATTATAATAAGTTTATAATATATTTTAAGAATTATTTTGTATAAATGTATAAATGTATAAATGTATAAATGTATAAATGTATAAATGTATAAATGTATAAATGTATAAATGTATAAATGTATAAATGTATAAATGTATAAATGTATAAAATAATTTTTATAATTTAATAAATTATAAAAATTATGCTTTTATAATAGACTAAGTATTTCTAAATAATACAATAAATTATAATTATTAGTTTCATTATTTATTTTTTTTATTTACTTTTCGTTTATTATTAGATTTACGATTAGAATTATCATCACTGGACATAGAATTAATATTGGCATCTCGTTGTCCTTGTTGTCCTTGTTTTTTAATAATATCATCAATAAAACTAGTATTATTTTTCATTTCTTCCATCAAAGACGATAGATTAGAAGTTAAATCATCTAGTTTAATATTATCGGAAGAAGATGGAATTTTGGATTTATTAGAATCATAATTCTCTCTATAACTCACATTTGTTTTATTAGTTTCGCCCTTAGTTTCGGCTTTTTTTCTCATGCGTTCTTTCATTTTAGACATTTTAACATTTTGTTCCATCATATTTTGAAAAGCGCTAGGATTAATTTTACCTCCCTTAGGCATAAATTGATCTAAATTCATAGATTTAAAAATATCGTTAAAATTTTCCATTCCAGGCATATTTTTCATATTTTTAAAAACATTTGTTGCTTCTTCTAAGAGTTCGCTTTCTTTTAATGAACCATCTTTCATTTTACTATTTATTTTATTGCTTATTTTACTAATAAGACCTAACAATTTTGTAGGATTTTTCATAAATCCTTTTAGCACATCATTAACATCGGTTATATTTTCTGCATCTAAATCCATATCTTTAGTTGTTTCTTCAGCTATTTCTTTGGCCAATGAGCCGATTTTGCCATTAATTAATTTATTAATATGTGAAAATAGTTCTTCTTTATCTGGAATAGCATAATCATTATTATTTGCCGATGAATCATTATTTGCAAATGACTGACCAGTTTCACTAGTATTATTAAACATTTCATTAAACATATTAAATGGATTATTAGACATATCAAACATTTCAGAAAAATCAGGTTTATTGTTAACATCTTCGCCATTTACATTTTCACTATTATTATCATTATTTGTATCTGCTTTTTCTTTAGGCGAGAATATTTTTGATAGTTCTTCAATAGTGCTTTGTATTTTGCTTGAAAATTTCTCACCATCAATAATTTTTAGTAATTCTAATGAATCACCAAAAAATGAAATATCATCAATAGTCGTAATAATATTAAATAATATTAATTGTAAATATTTCCATAATGTTTGCTTTGTTTGGTCGCTTGTATCATCATAGTATAATTCAGAGAATTCAATATCTGGTAAAAACATTGTGTTAATAACTTGTGGATTTTCTTCATTAACTTTAACATTTGATTTATTTAAAAAAATATCCTCATTTTGATATAAAATATCAATACTTCTTATTGCAAATGTGCGTTTACAATATTCATATACATTATTAATAGATTCCATAAACTCAACGCTTAAACATGTTAAATCTAATGAATTAATATATTCATCTGCATTCATATTTTCTTTATAGTTGGGTAAACTATAATTTATAATATTTTGATAATCTGTATTATGTTGAATAACAATCCCTATTTTGTCTTTAAAGCTATTGTTTAGATCAATTATTAAATCTTTAAATATTTTGTAAAAATTTATCAATGTAATAGCTTTAGTGCTATTAAATAGTATCTCATTAGTATTAATAGTACTCATTAATAGTAAAAATAATATTATTACTTTAAATATTAAAATTATTATAAATTATATTAAATTTATTATAAATTATATTAAATTTATTATAAATTATATTAAATTTATAATAAAATTCATAATAATTTTATTATAATTTATAAACATTAAATTTAAAGTTAGTGATATTATTTTAACTAGTCATACTATTTCTTTGTTGTTCTAAATTTTTAATATTTACTTCTCCAACTTTATCTGGAACATAATCATCAGGAGGTGTTTCTATTTTATCACTATAATCAATAGTAGCATAACTATATAATTGTCTTAAACCACCACTTCCTTTTGCTGACAAATCATCACTATTTTGGTCTAAAAAACTAAAATTATCAGATACTACTCCACTAGACATTCCATCAAATCTAAAAGCAGATGGTTCCCCATTAAAATTTGTTGCTTTTTGAACAACAATTTGTTCTATTGGTTTTAAATAATTAGTAATATTGTCGCCATATAAAACTTTATAGTTATCATTAATTAACATTAGTGCCGGAACAGCATTAATTGTATTAGGTAATAATATTTCTTGATTATTTTCTAATATTACATAAGTTGCATTATTTTTTTGTATTCGTTTATCTATACAAATATAATGAATGTTATTTTTAATTCCTGACTTGGATAATACTATTAACAACTTTTTACAATTTTCACAAAAATTGCTATAGTATAATATACAACTCATCTAAAAAGTTATATTATTAATTTTTAATAATAATTTTTAATATATAATTAAACTAATTATTTTAATTAATTTAAAACAATTAAAACAATTAAAATAAAAATTGAAAAAATATAAGATGTATTTATATTTATATAAATATAAATGTCTACTAAAGCAAAAATTTCAAATGTTCAAGAACAAAACGGAACATTAAATTTTACATTAAGTAATATAAATGTTAGTTATGCTAATGGATTGCGCAGAGTAATTTTATCAGAAATCCCAGTTATTGCCATTGAGAGTTATCCATATGAAAAAAATAATGTAAAAATATTTACTAATAAATCACGATTAAATAATGAATTAATTAAGCAACGCTTAAGTTGTATTCCTATTCATATTGATGCTTTACAAGATTTTCCATATGATGAATATGTTTTAGAAGTTAATAAAAGCAATGATTCAAATGTTATTATTTATATTACAAGCGAAGATTTTCAAATTAAAAATATTAAAACAGGTAAATATTTGACTAGGGGAGAAGTTCAAAAGATTTTTCCTCCTGATCCAATTAGTGGTGATTATATTGATTTGCTTCGCTTAAGACCAAAAATTGATTCAAACATGGATAAAGAACATTTACATTTAGAAGCCAAATTTACTATTAGCAATGCTAAAAGTGATGGGGCATTTAATGTTGTAAGCACTTGTAGTTATGGAAATACCCTAGATCAAGTAAAAATTAAAGATGCTTGGGAATTAAAAGAAACAGAATTAAAACTAAAATATAGAAAAGAAGAAATTGAAGTTATGAAAAAAGATTGGATGATTTTAGACGCTAAGCGTATTTTTGAAGAAGACAGTTTTGATTATATTATTGAAACACTTGGTATTTATGATAATTTTAAATTAGTTGAAATTGCCACAAATATACTAATAAAAAAATTATTTAATTCTCTAAAACTACTTAAAGAAAATATTGATTTTATCGAAGAAATTGAAGATACTATGGAAAATTCATATAGTATTAGATTAGAAAATGAGGATTATACTATTGGTAAAATTATTGAGTTCAATTTTTATGACAAATATTTTATTAATTCAAAAAATTTAAATTATGTTAGTTTCTTGAAGAAGCATCCTCACGACAATTTTAGTATTATTAAATTGTCTTATAAAAATCAGATTACAAAAGATGATATTTTGCTAAATTTTGAAGAATGTATTAATAGTTCTATTTTGCTAATTAATTCTATTAAAGAATATTTTACTTCAAAATAAATAGTCTTTTATATAATATTTTGTATAGTCAAAAAAAAATTGATATTTTTTTTTTAAGTTGCTATGAAAAGTCTAAAAGCAATAATAATCATTAATTAATAATCAAATAGCAATGAATTGCTATGTTGGATTAGCAAAGCGTCTTGTTAAGTCATGCTTTCCAGAAGTAAAACTATCGCAAGTAATTCCAGTTCCACAATTAGAACCACTTGATGCTAAAAATATTATCAAATGTGAAGTTAAAGACAATAACACAAATAAAGCATGCTTTGCATTAAATGATGCTCATGAGCGTGTATTTAAACCCGTATCAGAGGAAGAGGCTTGGGAAGCAACCTTGGCTTGGGCGGAAGCAAAGGCACAAGAACGGGAGACAGCAACAATCAAGGAGCTATCCCAGACCGACACCGACGAATCATACGATTCAGATGACTCCGACGACGTCTTCGGTCCACCTTTAGTTGCAATGGCGGGATTGATGAGGGTGGGTGAGGTGGTAAGAGCAAATGTGCATAGTCTCGATGATGCTGCTGCTGCTGCGGCAATGTGGAGGGATGATGCTCAAGCTGATGCATATGAATGTGTTGCTGCTAAAAAAGCACTGGAAGCATTAGATAAGTGGTTCCCATCTGCGGCGAGAAAATATACAGCAGCAACAATCATACAGGCGGCAGCAAGAGGACGAGCAGTGCGTGCTTGGAACACCTTCATTTCTGCACCAGTGGTGTCCAATAATGACAACAACGGGTCAGCATTAGTTACTAGAGAAGTGGTGTCTCACCTTTTGTGGACACTACGCTTGTTTGGAAACAGAATATCGGCGGCAACGGTGGCAGTGACGGCAATAACTGCCTTAGCGAAGGCAAGACAGCATGAGAAGATTATGGACAATGAGGCGATGGTCACGGCAGCAAGAGGAGCGGTTGTAGAGTGGGTGGCAGCAATAATCATACAGGCTGCCGAGAGAGGGCGAGCAGTGCGTGCTTGGAACGCCATAATAACACATGGATTATCACTAGAATTGCCGCATATATATCGCACGCAATATCTCAAGCGTCGTAATATGGAGATTGATGCTCTTGAGCAAGAGCTTGCGGAGGACTGGACGGCCTCGCCTAAATATGTCAGGGCATGGATTAAACTAGCAGAGCGGCGTCGGTATGGCCACCACTTTTGACATGTCCACCACATACATGTGTTGCTTATACACCATAACCATAAATTAATCATAGTGTGCAATATATTCATCATTTTTTACATTACGCAACTGAGTATAAGATGGAGGTTCAGCATGCTCATCATAATATATATTAGAAATATCTAAAAATGGAACGTGATTTGTATTATTATTTTTTTTACATTCTTTATTACATTCTTTGTTATTTTCTTTAATAATAGAAAATATATCACATATATTTCCCATAATGTGTTATGTATATAATAAATATTTTAGTTTTAAATATTTATTATAAAAATTTATTATAAAAATTTATTTAAATCTTAAATTCAATACTCAAATAGAACAATCCATTTCTTCTTTTTCTTCTTTTTCTTCTTTAGAACTTTCGCTAATAACACTAGTAGGACAAGTATTGGCACATATAACACTAGTATCATAACTCATTGCGCAACTTCCTTTGACTTGAGGACTCTTATAATTAATTAGAAACATTTGCTGTGCTGGATGTAGCGCATTTACATAATCAATTACAAATTTCTTATCAATTGCTTTTTGGTTTGGTTTAAGTTCGGTCTTATATTTTTCATGTAATTTATACATGTGTGTTTTATATTCAAATTCATATTCTTTTAATGGTTTTTCTTTACGAACAAAACAACTAATATAATTCATAAACAAATTATTGGTATAATGATACATTGCCAACTTAAATTTATTAAAAATCACAGTATGTTCAGGATAATATTGTAAAAATTCTCCTACTTTATTTTGTTGTTTTAAAGTTAAATAATTAAACTGCAGTTTGGGTTGATTGCCCCTAAGTTTACGCACCTCTTCATAACTCGTATTTCTAATTTTGCTACGTGTTCCATCTTTGCTATATAAAAAGCATCCAACACAATTATATCCGGCATTTCCAGATGAATAATAATCTTTAATTTCTTGAAAATTTGTCACTGGATACTTATTAACAAATTTAATATTACTATTAATAAAAATATATGGTGGAGCATTTACTAATGATTGAATATCAATTTCATTAATAATAACATGATTTAAATTATCACTACTTAGCACATTATTAATAGGATGAAGAATTTCATAAACTTTAACTAGGAAAATAATGGGTGTAATAATAGGAGTAACAATCCGATTAAATGGGTGCTGTAATACAAAGCTATATACATATTTTTTATCTAAGCAATTAAGGTCTAAGTTGCAAGTATTACATGCCTCAAAAAACATAGAGCGAAATGTTAGATTGTAATAATCTTTAAAATAATTGTTATTATCAAAATATTTGTAGTTTTTAACATCATTAAAGAAAACAATGTTTGCTCCAACACTTGAGCGTGTAGCAACTTCCCAAATTTCTTTAATATTGTCATAAAACACATTAATCATTGTACCATCAACAAAATCTTCTAACCAACTATTTTCGGTGCTATAGTTATTTACAAAAAGAGAATAATCTAATGATTTTTCTGGAGCAAAACATACGACTTTATTATTTCTAATAATAACAGAACGATATTTAGAAACTTCAGAATACTTATCATATATTCCATTAATTAGTAAAGTTTTGAGTTTTTCCTTGATATATCTAATAATTTTATATTCATTATTATTGAAAGTATATTTTTTAATATTAAAATTATTGTCTTCATTATTTAACACATGTGTAACATTAAGATTAAATGAATTTGTAATAGTTACCATAGAAATTAATCTAGGATAATATTATTACATCATAAGCAATCTTTAAATCTTTTAAATATTATATTTAAAAGGCTAGAAATATTATTTAACTGGAAATAATATTAGAATTATATTAATTTCTAATATAAATATAAGATTGCTATGAGTAAAATGGAAGAAGTAGAATTCAAAGAAAAAGAAGAAGAGGAACAAGAAGACGAAGAGGAAGAGGAAGAGGAAGACGAAGAGGAACCACAAGAAGCACAAGAAACACAACAAACACAATCTCTAACAAACAATATTAATCTTCAATTAGGAGATATTATTCAATTTGATGCCCCTAGTGATACTTCATTACATAATACAATATTTTTTATCAAATTTATTAACCAAGAAAAAATAGTATTAATAAATGCTGAAAAAACAATCACATTAAATATAACTCCATCAGGGAAACTAGAAGAAGAATCAATAGCAAACATATTATTATTGAGTAGACATAAAAGTCCAAGTTTTGTTGCTCAAAATAATTTAGAAATGAAAAAATACATTTCTATTTATTTTGGAGAACCAATACCAAGAGTCCTAAATGGTATTATTACAAATATAGAAAATGATATGATAGAAATCACTACATTACCAGAAAAAGAGCTATTATATATTGATTTCGCTTATTCTGGTATTCCAGAAAATTTAAATATTGAAAAAATAATAGTTCGTGAAAAGTTAGATGAAACAAAATTACTTGTATCACGCGAAGAAAAATTAAATTCTTTAAGCTCAAGCGATGACACAGAAGAAAGTTATTTAAACCAAGATAACACACAAGAATTAGACTATGATTTGAAAGTCTATACTAGTAAATCTGATTTAGAAAATATAATACTAGACACTATTGAGCTAGGTGCAGAATTAGACGATTTAGAACACGAAGTAAATGTTTCAGAAAAAGAGCAACGCTATAGTTTAGATAAACAAACAAATGATTATTTAGATAAACTAATAAATGCTTATTTGCCGGAACAACGCACCGAAGAAGTGATTAATAAAATTCACAATGAAATAAATTATTATATACAATTGCGAAATATATATTCCCATTTTGACGCCAATAATAATCCCTCATTAATAGAAGATCGCGGACAACATTATAAGCATTTAAAAGAACAATTATTTAATTTAAATAAAAAATTATATTACATATTACCTGTATTGTCAAATGTTCGTAATTTAATAATAAATGAAACAACTGATGATGCGGGACAATTAGAAGACAATGACGCATATAATTATCAACATTTAGGAGAATTTATAGAAACATTAAATACTATATCATTAAAATGGGCAAATAATAGTTCAAAAGAAAAGATAAATACTTATAAAGAGCATATTAAATCTCTAATTAAACTATTAGATAATTATTCTAATTATAGTGAGCAAAATATTAATGTAAACACACAAATAGAAATGGTTAATTCTGTTGTAGATGATTTTTATAATTATAGTATAAATAAAGGCACATTATCTAAAAGTCGCTTTGTAATTGATGTGTATAGTGAGGGATTAAATATGTTAGAAACTTATTATGTAAATAATAAAAAATTCAATAAAATAAGTAAATTGGTTCCAAATGATTTTGTAAATATTGTGGGTTTTATTACACTGCCTTTGCCGTTATTTAATTTTTCTAAAATTAATAGCCCTTATACAAATATATGCGATAGGGCAAGCTTGAATCTTAATTTTATAAATTATCATGAACTATTAAATAAAAATACACTTTATAACAAATATGTAGTGGAAAAATCCAATAAGGATAATTTTATAAATAGCCACACAACTATTCATAATAATAAGTTATTACAAACTATTAATAATTTTAATATTGACGAATCATTAGACTTGCCTTATTTGGAAAAAATGAATTATTTACTTGAATCTTTTATACCTACAAATAGTTCTTTTATTAAAGAATACATTAGCATATATAAAACCAATTCATTAGAAAATCGCAAATATAATTTATTAGAATTTATATATGATTTGCAACCATTAAATATTGATTTATATAATTTACATGCGACAGATTATAAAGCTATAAAAAAAATAATTAATTCAAACATTGATTATTATAAGAAAAACTATAAATATGAGGAAACCAATTTTTCAAATTTAATAAGAACTATTAAAGATGCTGCCAAAAATAGTGAGCGCGGAGCAAATATAAATTACTCATTTAGTCTTTTAACAAAAGAATTAAAAGATGAATTGTTTAATTTTTATAAAATTGCCGAAGAACACTTAAATAACAGTGAAGAGTTATATAGTTATATGGTGAAAATTGATAGTGCAGAGTTTTTCATGCAAAGTATTAATAAAAATATAATGGATTTAATAGTAGGTAATTTGCTTGAAAATTTTATAAAAGCATATGAAAAAGAAAAAGACAAAACCAAAGACAAAGACAAAACAAAAGCACAAGACGAAACAAAAACGGATGACCAGCAAGTTTCGTCAAAAGATATATTAAAAGGCGAATTAGATACTATGCAAAATACATGCGAAAAATATGTATTATCTAAAAAATATAATACATTACAATCATTGGAAAATGATAATAACAAACTTATATATTTTGATTCAATATATGATAATACTTTTTATAGCATATTAAATGATTATAAAACAGAAAAGGCAACTATGGACACCAAACAAATAACAGACTTTTTAACTAATAAATTAATGACACTTATGAACCTAACTAAAGTGCGAGCATTTCGCGAAGCAAAAGCAATAATAGACGAAAAAAGAGAGATTATTGATGGCGACTACGCTATATTAGTTGATAAAGGAAGCGCTAAAAATTATATTTATATAAGAACTAATGATGTGTGGACATTAGATCCTAAATTTGAAGATAATTTTTATATTGAATCCAATCAAATTTTCTGCGATTCAAATAAAGAATGTATTTCAAAAGATGACAAATGTCTCACATTAGCTGACGCTAAAAAAGCAAATATTAATAAAGAAGTAGATGAAATATTGAAAAATTTTGAAAGCAAATATGATTTAAGCATAGAGGATATTAAAGGTAAAATCAATACTAATTATGAAAATTCAAAAGCAAGAATTCAAGCAATTAATATTATTAATAAGATGAAACGAGAAACCACAAATAATTATTTATTAAGTTTAGAAGATGCTAGTGTCAGCGAAGAAAATAAAACTGCGTCTCCATATATAAAGTTGAGAGATGGCATATTAAAAATGAAGGACATAGCATTTAAATATAGTACAATAAAAAAATTCTGTCTAAACTTTACTCGTGAGGCAATTAAAGATGAGAGTCCATACATGTTATATTGCATTAAAACAGGACAACCATTAATACCATTATTTTTATTCAAATTGGCAAATGCTTTTATTAACAAAATGGATTTTGCAAAAGAATTAGATTATATATGTGCAGAACAAGGAACACTAAGTGATGACAATAATTATTGGGTTGATAAATATAGTGGTTATATTATTAAATCAATAGAGTTTAATAGTGATGAAGGTTATGATGAGAAAGGATATAAATTACAAACACGTGCGCTATTAGAAAACGAATATACTATTAGTTCTGATGCACAGGTTACGGAACTAGTTAAATCAAAATCCTTGAATCCAAATACTCAAATAATATTAAATATAGTAAAAGCAATGAGTTTAATGATAGGTATTAATATAGTACATAATCACGAATTAATTATAAATAATGTATTAACTATTCAAAATTCGAGTATTCCAACAAAAAAACAATATGACGAAATTCTTTTAAAGTCTACAAAAAAAGAAGGCAAAGTTAAAGCCATGCCGAGTTATGAGGAAACATATAATTCGTCATTGTTATTATTAACACTAACTTTCATAATATATGCTATTCAAATAAATATTCCGTCTTTAAAATCTAAAAAAACATTTCCGGGATGTATTAAATCGTTCAAAGGTTATCCGCTGGATGGAGAGGAAGACAAAACAACACTTGCATATATTGCTTGTGTAGCAAACAAAATAAAAAGTTCGATTCAACCATGGAATAGTATATTAAAAATGTCTGAGTCTACTATTATAAAAAAAATAGAAGCACTTATAGAGAGATATATTATAACAAATAAAGAGTTAGAAGTGCATTTAAATAAAAAACGCACCTATTTACTTTCAGAAGAAGTAGAAGTTGACGCAATACCCGAATACTTATCTATAAATAATTGGCATACATTTAATCCACCATTATATGATATTAAAATTTCATCTGAAAATATTAGCGCTATTGATGATGGTTTTAAAACTACACTATATGAGACCTTCTCTCGCGGGGAAAAAAATAATATAAAAGAAACGATTGAATCCAAGGCAATATTTTCGAGTTATTATATTATAGAAAAAATACAAAATGTTGTCAAAAAAAATACTCCGCTACTTAAAAACTCTAACGATAATCCATTCTTAGAAAACGCGTGCTGTAATTCAAGCAAAAATACTAGCGAATACTTTATAAGCGAAGACAATTCCATAGCGCTAAGTAATAAAGAAGTTAAGTTTTATAATAATATATTAAATAGTATAGATTTATTAACTTATGCACCACAGTTATATAACCAAGAAAATACAAAACAAAAAATAATTTCCCAAACCACTAGTTTTAGTGAAGACTTAGTATATAAAGCATTTATATATTTTTGTAATTTTGCTAATTTATTACCAATTGATGAAGAATTAAAAGGATTGTGCTTAGATAAACCGCTTAACTTCGATAATACTAAACAATTAAAAGAAATTATAGAATCTCTCAAAAGTGAGGGAAAAGTTTATAATTTTTCTTCTTTTGTAGAGCTAATACATATTATAAGTAAGAAAAATATAATACATATATCGACAAATTATCCCATTATAAATAATATTGAACTAATGCGAATATTAATAGAAGCCTACATACAAAATAGTTATTATAAATTAGATGATGAACTTATAACAAAATTAGAAAGTTTATTAGATGATTTTTCTATTGTAAGTAGTGAAAATTTAGAACTTCGTAATTTCAAAAATTACTTGGGAAAATCACTTGTAGGACTTAAGCAAAATATATTACAAATATTAAGTAAACAATCTAATATTAGTAAAAGTGATTTTGCTAAATTCTCTCAAAATTTAGAACTAACTATTGATGTGGAAAATACCAAATTTTATCAAAACTATATTATGAATTTTTTATATGTTTTTCCGTCAATTATGTTAAATAAAAATGTAAACTATGGAGCAATTCCAAAACATTGGAAATTATCGGATATTCACAATAAAGATATTTATAACATAGTGCAAAAATATTATAATGCTATTAACAATTTCAATGCAAGACCAGAATTAATAGTAGCTTTAAAAATCATTTCTAATAAATGTAAAATATTGCTAGAATTAATGCCAGTATTTTTATATAATAAATTTCTTGTGAGTGATTATTCTTCGTCTAAAACTGTAAAAATTAATAGTATATTTGACGAAAAAGTAGTTCAATTGTTTTACAATTATATATTTTATACTTTATATTATGAATTGCTAACTATTAATGATGCGCCTGAATTTTTATTAGAAGTGCAAGATTTACAAATAAACGATTATGACAAAGACGAATTTTTGAAAAATAGTGTAAATTACATACTTGAATATTCTAGTATAATGAATAATCATTATAATTTAATTAATAATGGTTATAAAAAAGTAAAAGATAAAATTAATATGGCAAAAGAAAAAGAAAAAGATTTAATTACCGATTTCCTTAAAAATCTCTCCGATGAAGAGCGTGAAATTGAAAATATTTTGAAAAATAACAAATTAGAAAAATGGAACAAAGGCATGCAAAAAGGAATAACACAATATGTTAAAGAAAACTACGACGAAGAGCGTGAAGCAATGGAAAAACAAGCAATAAAAGAGAAAAAATTACAGCAAAATAATAATGTCACGGCAATGAATAAAGAATTGTATGATTTAGCAATGGATGAACAAACAACTAATGATGAAGCAATAGATGCCGAAGAATATAGTATGAGTAATATTCCAGATGATGACGATTTTGATTATGATAATGACGAAGATGGGGATTATGCAAATGGTCCAACTGAAGACTATGATTAAAAACTTTAGTTAAAACATAACTTTTTACTAGAAAAGAAGTATTATATTATTATATTTATATTATTATATTTATATTTATATATAAAAATATAATAATACACTATGACTTACTTCTCGCCTTCTAATTTTTTGAGCGAGCTATATGAGGAACATTATTTAAAATATTTGACTAGTAAAAATAATGAACCCGATAATGAACCCAATAATGAACCCAATATTGAACCCAATATTGAACCCAATAATGAATATACAAATGACTGGTGCTTTGATAACACAACACTTAGTTTTGTGCGAAATCAATTAGCGTTTGAAGGAGATAAAAATACTGTAGAAAATAATTATAAAAAACATTATGCATTATTAAGATTAATAATATATAAATCTTGCAAATATTGGCGTGATAATGATAGAAATTACATTGAGTTTATCCAAGATATTTTATGGATACTATTAGAACAAGAAGGTATTTCTATAGCACATGTAGTGCCGTATAGTGATAGACTTTATTCATTATTATCAAAACCTCCACTGCGTTATATTTTTAATGATAAAACCGATAATGTTATTAAGATTTCTAATACTTCTGTTCATAAACTTTTAAAAGATATTAATAACCATATATGTAGAGTTATAGACGAAACTTCAATTTTTAAATATAGAAGTAGAAGAGGTGGAAAAAAAACAAAAAAAAGAAAATACAAGAATTCAAAGAAATCTAGAAAATATAAAAAATAAAAAGTATTAACTTATTATTAACTAATAGTTTAATAATAGTTTAATAATAGTTTAATAATAGTTTAATAATAGTTTAATAATAGTTTAATAATAGTTTAATAATAGTTTATTAAATGTTATAAATGGAATCTACATCATTAAAAGAATAACAAACATTTATTAATTTATTTAATATCTACATATTTATATAAATTAAATGCGTAAAACATTAAAAAGGAAAAATAAAGCAGGTAATAGATTTTTAGAAAGAAAAGTTCAGATTGCTAGCATGTTTAATGGTACACAACGAGATGTAACAAATATGATATTAAGAGAGTATGCAACATCCAGAATCCAGAAAAGTAGACGAACTATGGTAAGTAAAAATGATTTTCAAAATGATTTCGAAACACGTGTTCCTAATTTTTATAATAATTTAATAAGATTTATAATTGTTTTAAGAAGAACAAACCCAGATATAAATACAGTAAGTGCTATAAAAGATGATATATTAACAACAATACCTGATAGAACTGTAGCTGGTTTATTACGTTTACCCAATCTTAATGAAGAAATAAACTTATTAAGAAATTTATTAACCAATCATTTTCCACCATCAAATGAAAAAGAAATTGCAGAGTTAATAGAAGTTGCTGATTCAATTATACGTGCATTGAATATTCCATTACACGCTCGTATAACAGTTCCATTATTACCATATAGACAAAACGGGTTTGTAAGAAGACAAACACAAAGACATGCACTAGCAGAAGGTAGAAAAAGAAAATCACGGCATGCTAAAAGAAGAAACTAAAGCACATTTATAAATGTAATTTCTCAAAGTAATACTTGTGAAATAAGTTTAGGAATAATTCAGTAAGCAAATGTTAAATCAAGTCATAATAGAATATTAAGTAATATTCTGCTTTCTCTCTAAAAAATTAGTAATAATAAATTTAAAGAAAATTACAATAAGGGTTAAATTTAATATTATAAATATAATATAATATTAAATATGTTAAGACAATTTGTCACAACAAATATAAATTTAGTATCAATAATAGTATTTTTACTATTATTTGCTATAATACTAGTAACTAAACCAAATATAATGTTTGATAAAAATGGAAAACCACGCGAATTTGGTATTGGTTATAAAAATAAAACAATATTACCATTATGGTTAGCAGTTATTATATTAGCAATAATTTCATATTTAGCTATATTATGCTATATAAATTTTAAAAGATTTATATTTTAATACTTAATTACTAAGTCCTCGTCGGCACACTAGCCCTATAGCTTACATCATTGGATTGCGCAGCAATAGATTGTTCTTCTCTAGCAGCTTCAAAATCTTTTTTAATTTCTTCTAGTGATTTTTCGCACGCCATGTTTATTACTAAATTATAACTAATAGAACTAATTAATATTCCAGCTAATACATACCATACAAGTTTACCTATTAGTTGTTTAATAACTAGTAATTGATATAATAAAATTATAGGATTTTTAATAGGTTCTTTAGTAGGTTCTCCTGCTACTATTGGTACTTCAGAAGACAAGTCCGAGCCATCAGGTCCACCGCCCTTGTAATTTTTTTTATACATATGACTTTTCTTAGGTAAATAATTGCGTGCTTTAGATGCAGATGCCCGACCTCCATACACCTCATCGTCTGCACCTGGACTTCTATCTTTACCTTCGGCTCCAGTATCAATCATACCTTTACCTTCGGTTTCAATATCGCTTATACCTTTACCTTTGGTTCCAGTATCAATTATACCTTCTCCTGTATTTAAATCTGTAGTTTGTTCGGGTATTTGTATTGCCTTTACTTTATCAAGAATTCCAGATTTAAGAAGCTGTCCCATTTGAGTAAAAAATTCTACAAATTCTTGCACATCAATACTTATTTGATTAATAAATTTAGGTTTATTACTATTCATATTAGCAATAGCTTTAACAAGTTCTGTATTAGAGTTAGTTTCACTAGTAGTTATAAATATGTCATCATATGTTTTTTCAATCCCTAAAAGTCCAATAACACTATAACCAATAGTATTAGAAAACGGAGTTATCCATCCTGGAAATATTTTTAAAACAAAGTATAATGAAATAAATATAATTATCCAAGGTAATAAAGTAATCATTAAAACATAGCTCCACTGAATAGATTGACTGCACATTGATTTTGAAATAGATGCATTAATAAAATAAGAACCGACTACTAGCAATAATATATATACAAAATTAATAACATTATTATTAGTTGCTTGTGTTATTTGTGAAATTTCTTGTTTTTGAAAAATATTATATATTGTAAAAAATGCAAAGCAAATTGTTGTAAGCAAAAAATATACTATTGTACTGCTTGGATTTGGCAGATTAGATTCTGCCATATTATTATAAATATAAATATAAATTATTTTAATATTAAAATTGTATTAAAATAGAGAATTAGTATTAAATTTAGTAAATTTAGTAAAATATGAAAATTATAAAACACAAGTATTATTAATATAATAATACTTATGAACTTTAATATTTTAGATTATACAAATTTTAAATTAAATAATTCAGTAAATGAAAAAACTACATCTGAAAAACCAAAATTAGTAGACAATGGAGTAAAATATTTTTTTAAAGAAGTATTAAAAGGATGTCATAATTATAAACAAAATAATTATAACATATTTTTTAATATTTCTATGTTTTTAGTATTTATACTAGTTTTAGCATCTATATTATATATGCGCTATAAAGGTAATAAATCAAGTACACAATATTATGAAAAAAGCATGAAAGATAAAGACTATATTATGTCTAAATTAATATATTATAATCGTCAAAATATTGACAATCAACAAAAAATAAAAAACAATATGATAACAAACCTACCCGATTACAGCAATCATGTTGAAGCAAATTTATTACACAAAGCAATATATTTCTCTTAAATGTTATATTGTTAATTAAAAATTCATAATTAAAAAATTCATAATTAAAAAATTCATAATACAAAATTTAAATATATTATTAAAATATAAGTTTATTAATGACATCACTTCCATTAACTAATTATTATGAAGAATTAGAAGAATACTATAAATTAAAAAATAAATATATGTTACTAAAGCAAAAAAAAATAAGCGAATTAGCGGGTGATTATGGTAAAGATTATGACCAAAAAAAACAAATATTGGCAAAATTTAAACCAAAATGTGTTAATTGCAAACAAGATGGTGGAACAATTTTCACAGAATCGCCTGAATTATTGCGTGTAACTTGTGGTAATACTTCTAGTCCGTGTAAGTTAGACATAGCAATAGAGCGTAAAAAATTTACTCAGGTCACTGAAAAATTATTAACAACACGCGCAAATTTAGAAAACTACAAAAAAAATATAATAACTACAAAATTAGATTTTCTTTTTAATTATATTGAAGAAGAGAAAGCAGTAGAATTATTTGAAACTTTGAAACAGCAATTAAATAATAGTCAAGAAAGTTATAATAATTTAGTGAATTTATACAATTCAATAACGCACAATGAAGAGTTAAAACAATTAATTCAAGAAAAAATTCAAGATTTTGAACTTAATAAGAAACAATATAGTGATGCTATTGAATTATTTAACTCATCAGGAGAAATAAGTTATTTAAAGAGTGCAGTTGAAATACATAATAGCAAACTTTCAATATTAGGTAATGAATTAATGAAATTAAAATACAAATCGTCCTATATAGAAAAAAACGAGCTTGAGCAATTTATATTTTATCAAAATAATTATAATTTAGAAGACTTAATAATAGAATTAAATGACAAAATCAAATCCTAAAAAAATCAAATCCTAAAAAAATCAAATAATAAATATTTATTATGTTCAATAAATATTTATTATGTTCAATAAATATTTATTATGTATAATTAAAAGTATTATGTTATATTAAGTATTAAGTTAAATGAGCAATATTTTTACAAATATACGACAAAAATTTATTAATGCGACAAAATATATAAATATTAGCATCTTTTTACTTACATTTTTACTAGGTTTAATATATATTTATTGTTTTGACTATAATAGAAAAGTAGAAGTAATTCCAACCCCTTATAATATAGACAAAATAGAATATAAAGATGAGGCAGAAAATTGTTATGCTTATAAAATAAAAGATGTTAAATGTCCAAGTGATAAAAATAAAATAAAACTCTTGCCCTTATAATTTATGATGAGAGAAATTGCTTTTTTACAATATATAATAATATTATGTATTGTAACTTATTTTATAAACATTTTTTATTTTGAATATCTGTTTTTTCTTTTATTTGACAGTGTTCGGTTTCTTCTTTTATGCTGATTTAATTTCTTTACTGTTTTTCTTGTTTTCTTTGACTTTTTATTTCTTTTCTTTGATTTAGCACAGCATTTACAGCAACTATTACCACACTTGAAACAACTTATAGATTTACGATATTTTTTACTTTTTTTGCTTCTGCCACCTAAAACATCAAGACGGTCTGGGTCAAACTCAGGTTTATACTCTCCTACATCCTTTTTTGTCATAGGGAGGAATGCTAGCTTAGTATCAGGCACAAAAAGTTTATTTATATCTGTATAATTTAGAAAGCCTTGTTCATCGTTATAATTATAAGTAGTAACAAAATTTCTATAATAATCTGGATCGTCAGAAACGCCAGAATTTCTATACGCATGTATCTTGTATTTTGAATTTGATTCTTCCTTAGTATCAGACGGATTTATGCTTCCATTATCATTTAATGAACAAATTCCTACACTAGTGGCGGTAATTAAACTCAAAGGAACATTTTCCAATTTAACATCATGTCCAGTATATAATGGCCTGTTTCCATTAGATGTATCATTTGAAACATATATAATATCTCCATTTTTATAAATTAGTGGAACAGTACCACAAAATGGAATATGACCATGAGAAATTATATGAATCTGGTTGTCATTAAAGTAACCTTGTAAAAATGTTGGTATTGGTTTAATTTGTTCAGTGGAATTACAACCTCCCTTTAAAACACAGTTTGCTACAGGTGACCCTGATTTAGCTAGAGGATTTGATTGAAGCATATGATAACTATAATTATTTCTAATTGTTTCTACGTTTGCTACATCAATTGTTTTTAGATAATTGAGGACCATACTATAAAAAGTATTATAAGAATATATAACTTGGTCAATATTTGGTTTGCTGTCATCTGTCATAATCGTGTCTTCTTTATTATCTATTATTTTGCGACACGCCTCCATTTTTTCATAATAATTTGCAGAATCTTTGACTGTAAATTCAGGTGGTATTTTATCTTCTTCCATATTTACTCTTATAGCATTAATTGTAGTAATGTTCTCAGATGTAAAAATACGCTTGCTAAATGAACCACCATGAGAAAGCAATACATTTTTTTCACCAACTGTTACTTTTTCCATAATTTTACCTTTATCAAAAAGATATCGACAATTCTCAACAAATTCTTTTTTCACATCCGTATGCTGTGTACTATCTTTAAGAAAAATACTTGCAAATAAGTTTAAGGCATCGTCCTCCTTTATTTCTAATTCTGTGACTATATTTTGTAATAAGTTTTTTGCTCCGTATGTTGTTTCTAATAAATGTTTAGTGCGTTCTAAAGGCGTGTTAGCACGTTTTGGGTCTTTTGCATAAAATGTAGTGAAAGCTTTAGCACTCTTCCATGTTGCCCATATTTTTTCAATATCTGGAGGCTTTGCGACATAATCAATATCCTTTTCAACCGCAATTCTCATCTTGTTTATATCACGATTTCCTAAAATAATATGCACTTGTTCTGGGCGCTGTTTATGACAATCAACTATTCCTTTTATAGACTTAGACATATGGGGTCCATTATCAAAATAATCACCTAAAAAATGCAATATGGTTTCCAGCATCACTTAGTAAATATTCTTTAATAGAATCAAATGTCTTCTTAGCACATAAAACGGCATGTTGGGGCTGTTCAGAATTGCTCATAAGTAAGCAACCTTCCAAATCTGAAATACTTATCAATTGTTTACAAATTCCAGTCATAGAATATATATTACAATAATATAATATTTTTTTCTAAATAGTAAATAAATTCTTTAAAAAATATTTTATTAATCATATTATATATTACAACACTATGATTCAAAATATGTTAAAGAATTTATTACACACAAATATAGGAAAAATAATATTGTCTGTATTATTAGGATTAGGTTTATCAACAATCTTTAGACAAGTATGTAATTCGAGAGATTGTTATAAATTTATTGGTCCAAAACATAATGAACTGCGAGACAAAATATTTGCTACTAATAGTGAGAAAACAAAATGTTATACTTTGGTAGAAGAAAATATACCTTGTGGTTCAAAAAGTAAAACATTAGAATATTCAACAAATTTCATGTAAATTAATAAATTAATAAATTAATAAATTAATAAATTAATAAATTAATAAATAAATTAATAAATAAATAAGATTTAATTATATATAAATATTTGACCACTAATTATATAATATGACAATTATTAATAATATTGAAATTGATAATATTGAATATACAATAAATTCTACAAAAATGGCTATTGCTAATAATAATCCAATAGAAGAAAAATTAAATGTAATTATTGTTATATCAAATCCCTGTTTATACGCAAAAAGATACATATTGTTAAAAGAATTTGTTAAACGAATAGAAGAAGAAGAAGAATATGTTAATTTATTTATTGTAGAACTTGTATATGGAGACCAAAAATTTATAATTACTAATAAAAACAACAAACGCCATTTACAGTTAAAAACAGATGTTCCATTATGGCATAAAGAAAATATGATAAATTTAGGAGTAAAACATTTATTACCTAAAAATTACAAGGCATTTGCTTGGATAGATGCCGATGTAGAATTTGATAGTTCTACTTGGGCATTAGACACATTAAAAATTTTGAATGGACATAAAGACGTAGTCCAATTGTTTAGTCATTGTGTTGATATGGATCAAGAAAAAAATAATTTAAACATATTTAATAGTTTTGGTTATTGTTTTGAAAAACAAAAAAGCTATACAACAAAAGGAACAGATTATTGGCATCCTGGTTATGCTTGGGCAATAACAAGAAAAGCATATGAAAAAATAAATGGGCTTTATGATAAAGCAATATTAGGTTCGGGAGATAGTATAATTGCTATGTCTTTAATTAATAAATGTAGTTCAATAAATAATATAAACTACCACAAAGATTATAATAATAGTATGTTAATATATCAAAATCTTGCATCTAAATTAAGATTAGGATATACTCCTGGAATAATAAGGCATTATTATCATGGTTCTAAAATAAATCGAAAATATACAGAACGATGGAAAATTTTAATGAAATTTAATTTTAGTCCACTAACACACATAACATATGATTCGAGTGGAATAATAATTCCTACAAACACTTTTTCTAAAGAATTCAAAGATGAGATTTATAATTATTTTAAAGAGCGTAAAGAAGATGAATAATATGCTTATAAATATATTTTTTATATTTATATTTTTATATTTATAATAAATATAAAAAATATAAAAAATATAATAAAAAATATAAAAAAAAATATATATTTAAACTATTTAAAACCAATATGTATATAAATAATATATTATATACAATGGAAACACAAGTAGAAACGTTTGCTTTTCAGGCTGAAATTAATCAGTTAATGTCGCTTATTATTAATACATTTTATTCTAATAAAGACATTTTTCTTCGTGAATTAATTTCCAATTCATCAGATGCACTAGATAAAATTAGGCATCATTCTCTTACAGATAAAGGTGTGTTAGACACATGCAGTGAACTAGCTATTAAAATTATTCCAGATAAAGTAAATAAAACATTAACAATTTTAGACACAGGCATCGGTATGACCAAATCGGACATGATTACAAATCTTGGAACTATTGCTCAGTCAGGAACAAAGGGATTTATGGAGGCAATGAAAACACAAGGAGATATTAATATGATTGGGCAGTTTGGTGTAGGGTTTTATTCTGCGTATTTAGTTGCTGAGCGTGTTGTTGTTACTTCTAAAAATAATGATGATGAGCAATATGTGTGGGAATCTAATGCCGGCGGTTCATTTACAGTTAAGAAAGATGAAAGTGATGAAAAACTTGGACGCGGCACAAAAATTACATGCTTTCTAAAAGAGGATCAATTAGAATATTTAGAGGAACAACGCATTAAAGATTTAATCAAGAAGCACTCTGAATTTATTAATTATCCAATTAGTCTCTATGTAGAAAAAAGTGTATCAAAAGAAGAAGAAGAAAAAGAAGAAGTAGAAGAAGCACTAGAAGAAACAGAAGATAAAAAAGAAGACGAACCACAAATTGAAGAAGTTCAAGAAAATGAAACCACAAAAGAAAAAGAAGGCAAAACTAAAAAAATGGTCACACAGCTAGTCCATGAATACGAACTATTAAATAAGCAAAAACCTATTTGGTCAAGAAAACCAGAAGAAATTACTAGTGAAGAATATGTGTCATTTTATAAATCACTAACCAATGATTGGGAGCAACATCTTGCCGTTAAACATTTCTCAGTAGAAGGTCAATTAGAATTTACCTCAGTTTTATTTGTTCCAAAACGCGCACCCATGGATCTTTTCGAATCTAAATCAAAAAAAGAAGGAAATATTAAATTATATGTGCGACGCGTATTTATTACAGATAACTGTGAAGATTTAATTCCAGACTGGTTAGGATTTGTAAAAGGAGTAGTAGATTCCGAAGATTTACCTCTTAATATTTCACGCGAAATGTTACAGCAAAATAAAATTCTTAAAGTAATTAAGAAAAATATTATTAAAAAATGTTTAGAGCTGTTTGCTGAAATTAAAGAAAATGAAGAAGATTTTGCAAAATTTTATGAGCAATTTAGCAAAAATATTAAACTAGGTATTCATGAAGATAGTTCTAATCGTGAAAAATTAGCCGACTTATTAATGTTTTATAGCACAAAATCAAATAAAAAAATGGTATCATTTAAAGAATATGTAAATGCTATGCCTGAATCGCAAAAGCATATTTATTATATTACCGGAGAATCGCAAAAATCTGTAGAAAATTCACCATTTATTGAAAAGTGCAAAAAGCGAAAATATGAAGTATTATTTATGACTGATCCAATTGATGAATATTGTGTTCAACAATTAAAAGAGTTTGATGGTAAAACACTTGTTTGTGTGACAAAAGAAGGATTGAAATTTGACGAAAGCGAAGAAGACAAAAAGAACTGGGAACAATGTATCGAAGATTTTAAACCATTAACAAATAAGATTAAAAGTATTTTAGGAGATAAAGTTGAGAAAGTTGTATTGAGTGAACGTGTTGTTGATTCTCCTTGTGTATTAGTCACGGGTGAGTTTGGATGGTCAGCAAACATGGAAAGAATTATGAAAGCACAAGCACTTCGTGATACAACAATGAGCTCATATATGATGTCTAAGAAAACAATGGAAATTAATCCACATCATATTATTATTAAAGCACTCAAAGAGCAACATACAAAAGATGAAAATAACAAAACATTAAAAGATCTTATTAATCTAATTTTTGAGTCTTCTCTTATTGCTAGTGGTTTTAATATTGAAGAACCAGCAACATTTGTTAATCGTATTAATAATATGATTAAGTTGGGTCTTTCATTAGATGACACAACAGATGAAGATAAAGAGGCACTTGAAGTTGAAGATAAAGATAAAGAGATTGCTAAAGATGAAGAAGATGAAGAAGATGAAAAATCACAAATGGAAGAAGTAGATTAAATAGTAGGTTTAAAAAATATATAGTACTATAAAATAATAATACTATATATTGCGTTTTTAATATATTAAATATTTAGGAAACTATATTACTATAGTAATGTCTTCTTCTGGCATAACATCAATAAATGAGCTCCCTCGTTCTAATATACAAAATAATAATGTTCATCAAGAATATATGATGCAACAACAACCACAAAATATTGTTTTGAGTAAAAACGAAATAATATCCCAATCAAATAATCAAATGTCTACAATGAATAATCTAATACCAAATGGCGGATATTCTACACAAAACCCTATATCGCAAACTCAAAATACCCAAGGAGTTATAGGAAATAATGTTCAAAATCAAATTCAACAACAGCAACCAAATTATAATGAATTAATAAGTCAAATTCAAAAAGCGGCTGCAAGTGGAACTACTGCTTTACCGTCGCGAGATATACCAATGGAATCTATAAAAGTAGCAACGGATAATCAAATACAACCAAATTATATACCACCTCCACAGGTTGAAGAAAATTATATTAAAAATTATGAAACTCCACAACAAGTAATAGAAGAAAATAATAAAAAAACGATTGCCGCAAACTTCTATGATAGTTTATTTAATGAAATGAAATTGCCTATAGTAATAGCACTATTATATTTTTTATTTCAATTACCAGCAGTAAAAAAACATAGTAAGAAGTTTTTTCCATATTTATTTAAAGATGATGGCAATCCAAATTTATATGGTTATATATTTAATAGTATAATGTTTTCTTCTGCTGTTTATGTGTTATTACAAGTATTGGCAAAATTGCCCAATTAATAATTTTATAATTTGCTCTGAAAATTATAATAATTAGCTATATAATCTTTTAATTTATATTTTAAATTATATTTTAAATAATATTTGTCATCATCATTTAAATCATTTATGAATTCAAAATTTTTTAAATGCACATTAAATTTTTGTGTAATATTATTATAAGTAATATTTGAAATATTATTTCTAACAACTTTTTCTGTTAGTTCATCAATATATATTTTGTATTCTTCGTTATTCATAATAGTATATATATATATATATATATATATATATATATATATATATATATATATATATATAATATAATATAATATATAGATCTTATATATTATATTAGTAAAAATTATAATTTAAACACTTTTTAATTAGTAATAATTAAACAAATAATATTTATATGTCTACAAATTTTGATACACAAAGTGAGTTATTATTAGAAAAATTATTACAATTTTACAATAGTAATAATAATTTTGATAAAATGATAAATATTATAAATGGAACATCAAAAATATCACTTAGGATTGTTGATTGGTTTGTGACAAATTATTCCAAAAAAAATTATATTGTATATGAATTAGATAATAATGAAAGAGTTAAAGTTTATAATGATTATAAACTAAAGTTAAAAGCATATAGTAAAAAAAAATTTGACCCATTTTGCAGATGGGAGAGAATAAATGTTCCATATAAAAATGAAACTTGTATTCAAACCACCTTGGGGCAATTAAATTTTTTCAAATGGTGCATTGAAAATAAAATATTGGAATATATTGAAGCAAATTATAAAATTATTGAAAATGATATGAATTTAAGAAATACATCGGCAAAAGTAAAAAACTCGTCATTAAACTCAAATACATCAACAACATCATTAGAAAGTACTGATTCTTATTCATCAACCAACTCAAACAACTCAAATAATTCAAATAACTCAAATAATTCTAATAACTCTAACATTTCTAACAAAACTAGAAAAAAACGCGAAGAACTTTCAAGCAATGCATCAAAATCAATTAAAAAAGAATTTATAATTACAACTGTTGAATTTCATTAAAACATAATATTTTTTTATGTTGAATTTCATTAAAACATAAATTTTTTTATGTTGAATTTCATTAAAACATAATATTTACATATTATAATATATAATAACATTTCGTTATATATTATATTATAAAGAATCAAGTTATATTAGTTATGGGTAATAATAATAGTATTAATAAAGTTAACTTTGAATATATTCAAAAATGTATAAATTATGGCAATGAAAAAATTTTATTAATTAATACGCTTGATTATAGTAAGCAAGATTGTTTAATAAAGAATTCTATACATGCTTCAAGAGAAGAAGAAATATTAAACAATTGTTTAAAAAATACTAGAGTTATTAAAATTATAATATATGGAGAAAATTGTACAGATAATAGGGTAATAACTAAATATAATCAATTGTATAAATTGGGTTTTGCAAATTTATATGTTTATATTGGAGGTTTATTTGAATGGTTGTTATTACAAGATATATATGGAGATGAAGAATTTCCTACAACATCAAAAATTATAGATATTTTGAAATATAAAGGAACAAGCAATACTAGTCATATTAGCAATAAAAATAATGTAATATATAATAAATATTAATAAATTTTATTTGTAAAAAATATTTTATTAATATTATACACTATGTTAGAAATAAATTATACGTGTTCCTTAGGTGGAATGTGTCATAGTTCTCAAATATTAAAAAGAAATAAATATAAATCATGTTCCTATCCTTTTGATTGGATTTTTTCAAGTTGCGACACTATTATACATTGTATAGAAGACAACTTTAATATTTTTTTAGACAAATCTTATTATATAAATATTTCGCAATCAATGTGCGGACATTCAAAATATGGTAATAATATGTTTATGCATTATAATCCATTAATAAATATAGGGCATTATACTTATTATGTAAGATGTGTTGATAGATTTAAAAATTTACTTCAACAACAACAACACAAATTATTTATTATGACATTTAATAATATGAATAATGTTGATGAAAATATAAAAAATAGCATTATTGACTTCAATAATAAATTTTCAAAATATACATCTAATTATACACTATTAGTTATTTTTCATATACCAAATAAAGAAGACAATAATCACATATTTACATACAATAATAATATTCATTTTTTAGAATTACATACTTTATCGACACACTTTAATCTTGAATTTATTAATAATAATGACAATATTTATTTAGATAATATTATAAAATCAAAATATAATTTTATTCCTAATAATGATAACACTTTAAAAATGACACAAATGCAGTTTGAATCTGTAAAGCATTCTAATAATGCTACTCATATAAAAAATACATCAAGAAATTTTATTATGAGATTAAAAATATAAATTCATAGTTTTATAAATTCATATTTTTATATTTTTATAATTTTATAAATTATAACAATAAAATGGCTATTAATCATATATTATTAGATTTAGAAGTTATTAAACAATTAGAAGACTATGATAAATTAGGAGTGCTAACTTTGCCTGGTTCAACTAAATTATGTGTTGATAGTTTTGGTTATAGAAGTGCAATAACACGCTGGTATAATAATTATAATAGAGAAACTAGTATAAGTTATGTAGAGCAACTAACAAATAATATAGAAAAAACAAGTGATTTTATAATTTCAGGACAACATAATGAAGAAGGAGAAACATTAAAACAGGCAATTGATGGGGCATTAATTGGATTAGAAAAATTAAAACAAACATATATTAGCGACTCAATAATAGTTGCACGAATTATTTTAATTATTAATAAATTGAAAAATTTGTCTAAAAATTTAAAAAATTTTACAAATAATACCTATAATTTTATCAATGAAATAGAAAACGCAAATAATACTAATAATGCGAATGATGACGCTTCATTATTACCCACTAACTAAATATTTAATAAAAAATTTTTCAATACAAACATATATTCCTCTTCAATTTTATCATAATGATTTAAACCATCAATAATAGTCCAAGCAATATTATAATTAGGTTCTAATAATTTTGAGCATTTTATTTGGAATGCTAAATTATAGACATCATCTTTATTTCCACTGAAAAAAAACATAGGAGTTGCATTATTAGTTTCTAAATTTACATATTTATACATATAGAGAGATTTAATACAAAACAATCCTCCCAATGGTTGTGGTAAAAATTTTAATATATTAAATAATAATGTGCCTCCTTGCGAAACACCCACTATAAATATAGTTTTATAACTTTTTAAAATAGAGGCTTCGTTATTTATAATAGACACAATATTTTGCGTTTGTAAATTATAATCATCACTATTTATTTTATCTAATTTACTTAAATTGTTATAACAAGTATAATAATTATACCATGATTTAACATTATATTGTTTATTATTTGGATAATCTATGTCCATAACTGGAGATTCTGGCAAAATAAATTTAATATTGTTTGTAATTATACAATTGTTTTTAAAATACTCAATATAATCATTAAAGTACGTAGAATCTGAATACATAGGATGTAGCATTATAAACGTATATTTATGTTTTTTTACGCTATTATGTATTATACTATTATTATATGTATTATTAGTATACATAATAATACATAATATTTAATTCATTAACATTACATTTGTATTTGTTATTTTATACATTTACTCATTGCTTTTCGCATAGTCCAGTTATTTTATTTCTTCGTGTGCCATTAGGGCATCGTTTATAATTTACTTTTTGCTTTGATGTTTCATTTTCTTTTTTATTAGCATTAGTTTTATTTGGTTTTAATAAGTTTTGTTTTGCTTTTTCTATCCACCATGCATATTTTTCGGGATCATCTTTCTCTAAATCAGTAAACAATTCCCAAGTCATATATTCCATTCTTTCTTTATCTACATCGCGCCCCATGTCTATAATCGCTTGTTTTACCTTTGATTTATTGACTTTACCAAAGAGGCGTGCTGCTTCATCTTTTATTTTAGCTTTTTGTAATTTTCGTCGCGTTTTGCGTCCTCTAAAAACTGCCTGAATTTTAATAGCGTTTCTATTTTTTTTACTTTTATTACTTAAGGATCGTGGTGATGGCATTTATAATATAATAAAATATTATATTTTACTATATTATAGTTCTATTTATTTTATGCTAAATATGAATTTTTAAAAAATATTAATCCACCAACTATTCAGGCACAGGTTTAATTGTTGCGCTTTTTTTTTGTTGCATAGATTTTTTTTTTGCCTTGGCAATCCACTTTGCATGTTCCTTGTCGCTTAGGTCACGCCATAAATGATAGACCATAGTATCAATATTATCTTCATCAACATCGCGAATCATTTTATTAAGTGCTATTACAGCCTGCGCTCTAGCAGCTCTACTTTTACAAAAAAGATGCTCGGCCTGTGTTTCGAGTTTTTTTGTTTCTAATTTTCGTCGCGTAGCATATGCTCTATAAGTTCTCTGAATCTTAGTAGCTTTTCTATTTTTTAGACTTTTATTACTTGTAGTGCGTCGTGGTAAAATTTGTAATGCAGATAGACTTCTAGATAATCTGTTAGTAAAATTTGATAAACTTAATGGCGATGGCATATAATATACTAAAATATAAAAAAAATCCAAATACTAAATATTAAGTCTTAAATACTAAATCCTAAATATAATTATAAAGTAAATACAAAATCATAAACTTTTCTTGTTACTTCATCGTAAAAATTATTGTCAATAAATTGGCTTGTATTTGTTTCTTCATTTCCATCAATAACTAATACTGACCCTTGTTCAATTGCTTCTGGATTATTTAACCACACATCATGATAATGATGACAATCTTTTAAATATTCAATAGGAATAGTTTCTCCAAGGCGACCCCGCTGTTTTACACGCAAATCACAAATCTCTGGCTTAGTTCTAATATAAACTATTTTTAAATCTTGAAAAATAGTTTGAAACTCTTTAAACAAATTTAAATAAATTATATATTCAATAAGGCTCATTTTGTTAGCCTCATATAGACTTTTTGCAAATACAAATTTGTCTGTATAAACGGAGCGTTCACTAATAATAACATCGTAATTTTCTTTTAGTGCTTCCTTCAATAAAGACAAACGACTAGTATATGCCATTACTTGAAACGCAAAACTATAACGCTCATTATTTTCATAAAAATGCGTAATAATACTTTTTCCGTTTGCATCTCCAATTGATTCCCAACTAGAAACAGGTTCTTTTAGAAAACAGATTTTACAAGTATTGTCTTTTGAAGCACAAAATTTTGCGAAATTTTTTTCCAAATAACGCATAATGCTTGATTTTCCAGAACCAATATTTCCATCAAATGATATAATAAGTGGTGGCATTACACTGTATAAAGTTTTTATATATTTGATTAAAATAAAATTTATAATGTAATCAATTTTATTTTATTAAAATTAAAAATTATTAATAATAAAAAACACTTTTAATATTATACATAATTACGTAACCAATCTTCTGCTGATAGTTTTGCGTTGTTGCTATAATAAAATTTAATTAAGTTTCGTAATTGGTGAGTTGGTTCATCGTCTAAACGTTCATCTGATAAATCTGTATCTCGCGTAGTAATTTTTTCCCAGCTGTCTCTAAATTTCTGTAAATTCTTTATTAACTCTTCACGTGTCATGGAACTAATTGGTTTGGTTGGCGGTTCATACATTCCCTTATAATTAGTGATTGGTTTATTAATTCTATCTTGTATGAGTTTTGTTGCTTTTTTTTGTTGGGCTTCATCTAATAAATTATAAATTAATTCTAAATCCTTGCTTTCGATTAAAAAATTGCTTACTCTAACTAACCCTTGAGCCATCTTTTCTTTTGAACCTCTTGTTGTTACATTATATTTTTTTAGTAGTTGTCTTAATTTATCTACTGAAATGGTGTTTTTTTTGCTTATATGAATAATATTTTTTTTAGTTTTATTTTGATTGTTTGTTTGATTGTTTTTTTGATTCTTTTTAGTTTTTTGTAATTTATTTTCATTTAATTTAGACCACCGCTTACTATTTTTTGTTTGTATTATGACCCACATATTACCATCATTGCCGCGTTTCTTTGTTCCTAATGTAAAGTCATTCGCACTTTCTGATGGTGCTTGTCTAGTTGCCATTATTTATATATTATATTTTATATAACATACTAAAATAAATTTACAGAAAAAATGTATAGCAAATAATTATTAAACAATAGCATTTAAATATTTATTACTCTTAACTAATAATTATTAATTTTTATTTGAATTATGGAGTTTATTATTAGAGAGAATATTATTCCTTTTACAAATATAAACTTGGCCTTATTTATTTTATGTTATTTTAAACCTTACAATAATTATATAACTTATGATTATTTATATAGTATAAGTTATTGTTGGAATCACATAATTTTTATAACATTTAATGGTGCATATTTTATAGATAACACAACTTTTAGGAGAATGGCAATTAGAAAAAGAATTTCACTCCCGCTTTTTCATATTGGAAATATGATTTTGCATAATTTACCATTTATATATGTAAATATTTATATACCTAAAAATGTGACATTTTACCAATCATTTTTAGCATGTTTTATTAATTTATTATGGTGTTATTGGGCAACATTTGGAACATTTGATATTAAATATGTTTATGTATATATGACAAAACAACAACAACTAAAGTTATATATTATAAATATAAGTTCAATATTTTATGTTCCCCTGATTTATCATAGCAATAAATATATAAGAAATAATTTTGTGTATGTATAATATTATTTATTAATATTATTTATTAAACTTATACTAATTAAAAAAATAATATAAAGATTATTATACAAGTTAAAATAATAGATTGTAATAATCTATTCATTTTTTTAGCATTGGTGCCCGAGCGGTCTAAGGGGTGCGACTCAAGTTCGCATGGCGCAAGCCTCGTGGGTTCGAACCCCACCCAATGCAAAACATCTTTTTTATTTTTTATAATATATTTTTTTAATATATTATAAAAAATATATTATAAAAAAAATAGTAAACAGCTTTTTATTTTTATAAATTATTTTTAATGCTTAATTTGTAGGAGATACAATAGCTTTTTGACGTACTAAACGAGGCGGTTCACTAGAACTACGAGGAGTTGGTGGCGGTGTAGTGATACAAGATTGTGAACGTTCAATTTGTGTAAATGCAGTATTCATATTACTTTTTTGCCTATTTACAACATTTCCAACAGACCTATATGCTGACATACACTCATCTTGTGTTTCACTATAATTAATTGCATGAGTTGGTAAAATACCAATTTTTGATGCTTCTAAAATAGCATCTTGATTAGCACCTAAATAAAGGATTTCAATATTATATGATTTTTGTGCACTGTCAATAAGTTTTTTAAGAGACTTTGCATTAAAGTTTTTACTACAATTTTCACAACCATCTGTAGCAACATAAATTAAGCACTTGTCATAACAATTTGGATTATGAAGTTTTTTCTCCATAAAATAAGTTAGAGTTGAACCAATAGCATCATATAACGCTGTTTGTCCGCGGGGAACAAATTGTCTTAATTCGATTGGTCTAACCTCATTAATATTTAATGACTTAATTAACATTTTTTCTTCGTGGTCAAATAATTTAATAGATACATTTACCTGCTCATTTGGTTTTAAATCTTGCTTAATAACTTCAAGCGAAGAGTTTACTCCACCAATAGTATCTTGCTCTTTACCACACATAGAACCTGAACGATCAATAATTGCAACAACCTCTTGAGTAAATAGTGCCATAATATATTAATGTTATAATAAATTTATTAAAATATATAATCAATTTTTTTTTGTTTTTAATATTTTGTTTTTAATATTTTTAAATAAAAAAATTATTATGCTAAAAAAATTGAAATATTTTTATAACTTATGTTATGGGTATAAATAATATAATAAGTCCTTTGTATTTCATATTTATATAAAAAATGGTTGTAATAATTACAATTACTGCAGAAGAAATAAGAAGTATTGGTAATTATGTTTACGATTATTCTGGCGAAGATAGAATACTTACAAATATATTAACCGGTGAGTACGAAGTATTTTATTCAGGACAAAACCAAGGTATTAAAGATTATCAATTGATTGATGCTGTAAATTCTTCATCACTTTTTAGAATATATTATAGAAATAAAAAAAACTCACCATTTAGATTTTTAGGTAGCACCAATTATTCAAGTATTATTAAAGAACGAGCTTCTAGGAAAGGCATTAATGCTTTACCAAATGAAAGATTACAGATTAGACTAGTAATTCCTCTTAATAATATTGAAAATGTTCAAATAGAAACACGTTTTAACGGCAGAGGCTGTTATAAAAAATCTGTTTTACAACATAGTAATTTTCCTATTAATTTAGATGTAAATTTGGGATTTTATACAAGATAGTAAATTTTATCCATATTAAATAAAATAACAAATAATAAAAAATTATTTTGCTAAAAAAATTGATTACTAATTTTTAATAATTAGTAATCAATATTTACTATAAAATGCTAAAACAGCAAATGCTTATTGAAAAAACTAATTATGAACCCCATCTTAACATTGAATTGATGACAGGAGCATTTATAGAAAATAAATTTAAAAACATATGTGCGCAAACCATTTGTGATGCTTATGTTAATGAAATTTTAATAATTGAATATTTGAAATATAGACTGGATAAAGATCCCGAAACATTTACTGATGCAACATTTGCTATAGATTTGCCATTTGTTCAAGATTATATTGAACATATAAAGAAAGTTAGCATAACTTGTGAAGACTTGTGAAGATATTCCTGTAATTACTTATGTATATAATACACTATTGCGCGAACCAGGAGACAGGGAACTGTGGCCACATGATGAAGCCTCATTAATCCTCGATAAAATACATTGCTTCTTTGATATTGATGAAAACAAATTAGCAAATGAATTAATAGAAGTAATAAGTGAAATTTATTATAATACATTGTTTTAAGGCATAAAACTAAAAAATTGATAAAAAATTTGAAAACATTTTTTTAATAAAAAATGATTAATGATTATTATGATCGTGAGGTTTATACTCAATTATTGAAAAATTGCTGTAATTTTATTAGTAAAAACTGCTTAGATATTGGAACAAGAAGTGGAGCAAATTGTGAAAAATTAGTAAGAGTTGGTGCATCAAGTGTAGTAGGTATTGATATAGACTCTTCACGCTTTCATGAGATGTGGGTTAATAAAAAAATTACACTTTTAAAGCAAGATTTATTAACAATGGACAATTATAATAAATTTGATGTAATTACATGCTTTTTATGGAATATGCCTTATTTACAATATACTAATATAATGAATAAAATTAAAGAACTTCTAAATCCAGATGGTTTAGTGTATATAGGTATTGCTGATCAAATATATAAGTATGATCCGCCTAGTCCTTATAGTGTAAATATTGTTGAATTATTAAAAAAACATTTTAATAATACAAGAATTTTAGATACTAACTGTTGCCAATGGTTAATAGAAGCTAAAAATCCATTTTAATTAAATAAAATGATAACAATTTTTAGAGCAATAATAAAATTTATTTTGTTTTTTAAAAAAATCGTGCTGTAGTTTATATTTTTTATTGCAAATATGACATTTTATATTTGTTAAATTATTAACATAATACATTATATCATCATTTAATACTAATATTTTAAATTTATAATTTTTTGCTTTTAATTTTAAAAACATTACAAAATTAATAGTAATAATATATTTATATAATTTTTATAATGTATTATGTAGCAAATTTTTGTTCTATTTTTTTTATAAATAATTCCAAATTGGTATTTAATAATGTTGAAGTTGAACACAATGCTTTTAAGGTATTTCTTTTAGATCCTGACTTTTTATCATATATTAAATAATAATTATTAGCATGTGTTTCGTGTTTTTTAATACTAATATATTTTGGCAGTACAATTGAAATTTTTTTATTTTGTGAAATATTAACTACTTGCTCATCCGTTTTTACAACTTGCTCCTCCGTTTTTATAACTTGCTCCTCCGTTTTTACAACTTGCTCCTCCGTTTTTACAACTTGCTCCTCCGTTTTTACAACTTGCTCCTCTGTTTTTATAACTTGTGTAGTTTCATTATTTTTGTTAGTTATTTCATATTCTTCTTCAATAATTAACAACATTTTTTTTATTTCTTCTAATTTTTCTAATATACTTATTTTATTTGATTTAGATGATACATATAATTTATTATGTATATTGTGAGGATGTTTTTCTATCTTAAAATATTCTCTATAACATTTATTTTTTTGGTCATAACATTCTTTATAATAATTAACATAAATAGGTATACTAGATTGTTCTATATTAGCAGGTAGTTTTACAGCATTATGCTTTCTTTCTCTCTTACATTCTTCTTTTTTTATCATAATATTTGAAATGTCGCTCATTTATATAAAAATATTACATTAAAATATTACAGATTTTGTTAAATATAACCAAAAGAAAATTCCAACAAATGCTTTGGCAGTTAAGTCTAACATATTATATCCTATTAGTTTAATTGCTTCATTTGCGTGATAAAATACGCCATATAAAGACCACAATCCTAAGTATAACCAAAATATTAATTTAGATTGGTATGTTGCTTTTAAACTTGTCATAAATAGTTTCCAAATTGTGCCAAATGTTAAAAATAAGAATATAAAACCCATAAAACTTGCTAAATTTCTATTTAATAAACCTATTTCTCCACTATATCCAAATCCTAACATTAAAAGATTAAAAAATAAAACCAATAAAAATGGCTTAAATCTAACTGGTATTTTATTTTCATAACCTAATAACATAGAAAGTGCTAATAACATAAAAGGAGTAGTGATTACCCAATCGGAATAGCGCATAGTGTTAATTTTTGCTAAAGGCAGTTCATCAACAGAATCACGATTATCATCTTTTATAGATTCGTCTTTTGTTGAGTCATTCTTTGTTAAGTCATTCTTTTTTAAGTCATCTTTTTGCGATTTATTTATTTGTTCTATAAATAATCCATAAAAATAACTAGCAATAACAGAAATACATGTTTCTAAATTTAAAATATGACGAACTTGTGGAATAGGACTTCGCAATGCTTCAATAAATGTAATTACTGAAGTAGTAAGTAAAAAAATATATGTAATATAAAAACTACTAATAACTAAAGATGTATTCATAGTAATACTTATATACTTTAAAATATTATATTTTAAAGCATTAAAGTAAAGCATTAAAGTTTTGTTTTAATAAAATAAAACTTTAATTGAAAATAAATAAATTAAGTTATTTAATTCGAGTAAGCTAGACCACCCATACCTGACATAATGCGGAGAACATTGTAGTTAACGGCATAAACGCGAACTTTAGCAGTGCTTACACCCGAAACTGTAGCATTAGATAGAACTAACTGTAAGGTGGCATTGTCAATTCGCGAGAAGTTGCATGTGCCGGATGGCTGATGTTCTTCTGGTCTTAATGCAAATGAGTAAACATTAATACCAGTGTCTGGCGCGCGAGTGTGGTGCTGGAAAGGCTGAACTAAATCGAAGTATGTGCCTTCACGTTCCGAAAATCTGTCTTGACCGTTTAACTGTAATTTGGCAACAACGACTGGGTTTTCACCCCAGCAATGCATGTCTAAGGCAGTTTCAGCTAAAACGAAAGTTCCCGCATCTGAGACACCCGAGTCACTGGTATTAGTAGTACCACCCCAAGCACCACTTGCACTTACATTAATGTCATTGGCAAATGGGTCTTGGAACATTCCACTTGTATTAATAAAACTGTTGCCACCTCCAGATGAAGTTATGTTGGTTTTACCACCAAAAGCATGAACCGCATTTGGTAAAGCATCAAAAGCATCTGTATAGTTAAAAGGTTGAGCACCTAATAATCTATTTAAATCATTGCTAGCAGTTGTTGACGCACAATAATCAACATTAGCATCTGGTTGAACAACCCATATTAATTCTTTGCATGGATGATTTAAATTTAATTTAATTTTGTTTGATGACGAACCGACTGACTCATCACCAGTGAACTGTAGCTGTTCAATTAAATATTCGTGTGGGTTTTGGGCCATGCGTCTGCGCTCATCAGTATCTAAGAAAATGTAATCAACAAATAGCGAAGCAGCAGCTAGCGATTGTTTGTAAGCATTGACAATTTTTGTACCAGTTCCATCAATACTACTTACCGCCCATAAGCATTCTTCAATATTGCGAATGTCTAAATTAATTTTTACTTCGTGGTATTGTAAAGCAATTAGCGGTAGAGCTAAACCGGGATTACGGCAATACCAGAACTGTAATGGAACATATAAAGTTGTTTCTGGTAGAGCATTGCGTGGAGCACATACTTGACGAATACCATCAGTAGAGCAAGGACCATCAACTTCCGAAAAGAGTGGGTCACAAACATATGTTAATTGAGTAGTATTACCAATCATTTTATAGTATCCACGCTCTTGTTCTTTTGATAGAGTTAATTGGCACCAGATGTGCATCCAGTCACCATATTGACGGTCAATACGCTGGCCACCAATTTCAACTTCTACTTGTGAAATTAATTGCTCACCAGGGAAGTCTAACCATCTAGCATATACATTGCCACTGCCTAACGATTGACCAATTTCAGGAAGAGTAATTTGTAAATAGGTGCGGTAAGCTAAATCACCATTGCGTGAAATAGTGCATGTTACACGGCGACCAAAATCGGCTTGACCATTGAAAGTTTGTTCAATTGATTCCATCGCAAAGTTGGTATGACGACGGTAAGTTACTTTCCAAAAGGTAATTTGAGGATTACCTGTTAAATAAACATCTTGAGCGCCATAGGCGACTAATTGCATTAATCCACCAGCCATTTTTTTATAATATTCCTAAAGAAAAAAATTTTTTATAATTTAATTTAATTTAATTTAATTAATTAAATAATAAAAAGTTATTAAAGTATTAAATAATTAAATTATTTAATAATAAATAATTAAATTAATTAAATAATAAATAATTAAACATTATTATTATATAAATTTTTATTATATTAAAAATATAGTCTCTAATCAATGAAAAAAATTAATACAATTAAAACAACATTGGATAGCAAACATAATGAAATAATAAAATCTTTTAAATATAATGAAGAAGTGGTTATTCCTAAATATTTAAAACAAATTGAAAAACTAGAATTAATGTTAAATAAATCAAAAAAAAAACTGGAAATATTAGAGAATATTGCTAAGTATAAAAATATTATAAAATCTCTCAGAACTAAAGAAAAAAATTATTATTTAAATAACTCTAAATATATATTTGATTATTTTGAAAATAAAAAGAATATATCTACTTGTGAAACATTTGAAAATTCTGATAAAAATAATATAGTAAAACAATTCTTTTCATTAAATGTTTTAGATCAATCAAATAATTCTATAAATAATGAAACAATTAATGCTAAAATACAAGACGAAAATTTTATTAAAATAGGCAATAATAATTTTATTGATAAATATTTTAATAATATTGATTCTAAATATTTAAATTATGACAAATTTATTTATCCATCAGATATATGTAGTGTATGTAAAAGAGGAGAAATGGTTTATGTTGAAAGTGAAGGAATGTCTATATGCAGTAATTGTTCAAATAGCATTAAATATTTAATTGAAATAGATAAACCATCTTATAAAGAACCACCAAAAGAGGTATGCTTCTATGCTTATAAAAGAATAAATCATTTAAAAGAAATATTAGCACAATTTCAAGCAAAAGAAAGCACAAATATACCAGATGAGGTATTTGAAAATATTAAAAATCAAATCAAAAAAGAGCGCATAAGTCTTAACGAATTAACAAATAAGAAAACCAAAGAAATATTGAAAAATTTAGGATACAATAAATATTACGAACATATTCCATTTATAAAAGACAAATTAGGAATAAGACCCCCAATAATGAGTGCCGAACTTGAAGAAACATTATGTAATTTATTTATGGAATTACAAAAACCATATTCTAAATATTGTCCTAAAGATAGAGTAAATTTTTTAAACTATTATTATACATTATATAAATTATGTGAATTGTTAAATGAACGCAGTTTTTTACCCTATTTTCCTATGTTAAAAGATCGTGAAAAACGCATAGAGCAAGACCAAATATGGAAGAAAATTTGTGAAGATTTAGGGTGGAAATTTATTCCTATACCTTAAAAAGTATGTATTATTACAATAATACAGAGTTTTGCTATTATAATTTCGTTTTTTTATACATTTTTTTATATTTATAATAAATATAAAAAAATGTCCACTACATCCAATGTAGAAAATGATATATGTAATAATGAAATTATTGTTCCAAGTTCTAGAAAATTTGCTGTAGGTCAAAAAGTTATACGAATGCATGAAAATAAAGAGGCTACAATATTAGCTATTGAATTGCAAGCTAATAATATTGGACAAGAGAATATTTATCATATTGAATATGCTGAAGGTGCTAGTTCTGGTAATGATGGAACAGGTTATTGGCCAGAAAGTTGCTTAGAAGCTGTTAATCCTTAATCATCAAACTCAAGTCCACTTAATAATCCACTAAAAATATTGATTATGTCCAAATAATAATCTAAAGATGCTGTTATAAAGTCACCAGAATAATTACGTTGTAATATATTATTAGTATCATACATAATGTATAACGAAAATACCATTAATGAACCAATAACTAATATTTTTTTTAATAATGAAGATTCAGCAATAAAAATTTGGACAATAGAAACAATTACTAAAAAGAATAAAGCAATAAGCAAACCGAGACCAAATTTAAAACCTAATTTAATACCGCTAGCTATTAATGCTACACCAAATGTAAACATAGTAACAAAAATGCTAGCTGTTCCAACTAAAGCACTTTTAACAATACCAGGATCTACTCCTGATTTTCTATATCCTAAAATTACACCAAAAGCAGTTGAAAAGAGAGAAAATAATATAAATTTTAACCATGGAGGCATAGTAATAAATGCCAAAATTAGAATTATGACAAAAATAGCTACATATGCTCCAATAAGTTTGCTATTGAATTTTTTAGTTTCTTTAGTTCCCTCATCTTCATCCTCTATTTTAATATTTTCACTTACATAATAAGTAATAGAAAGTTGAGATACTAAAGTGGCTAAAATTAGAGCAAAAAATACTCTTTTTTCACTTATTAATTTAAATAATTGCATTAAATTATTGTTTTTAAAAATAGGTTTTTTATTTTTAGCTAGTAAATTTGACTTGGTAGAATTCATAATATATTTTATAATATACTAAAATATATTATAAAAAAAATACTAAAATTATATTATATTTTATTATATTTTATTATATTTATAAAATATACTATAAAATAGAATACTAATATATATGGACTTTATAAGAAATAAAACAGCAAAATTAAAAAATATTGGAAGAAATATTGAAAATAGATTAGCAACAAGAAGAACTATAAATATAATAGCACAGGCACCCCAAGAAGAATTAGCAGCTTTAGATCCAACAGCCCCATCTTTAAGTCCTAGACGCATTTCTTTAAGTCCAAGACGCATTTCTTTAAGTCCAAGAACAAAAGTCATTACACATATTCAAAAAACGTTCAAAAAAAGAAAAAGAAGAGAACAAGCAATAGCAGATTTATCAAAAATAAACTCTAAAAGACTTGCTACAAGAAGAATTCAAAAAAAATTTAGAAAAGCGTTAGAAAATCCAAATCTTGAAGCATGTCCTATATGTTATGGTAATATGTTGTACCCAAGACTTACAAAAACGCTTCGTTGCGGTCATAAATATCATAGAAAGTGTATTGAACAATGGAGTGATACTAATCCAAGTTGTCCATTATGTAGAACATCTATAGAACCAGAAAGACCGTATCACCTACAAAGGCGTATTTCAATGCCTATTAGTTTTAATATTAATAATACTGTTAATCGTGTTAACGCATTAATAGCAGCATTGCGTAATGCTACTACTATAATTGAGTCAATTAGCTTGTTAAATGAAATAGATGTACTAATTGATAACTTGCCACATAGTGAAAGAGCAGTGCTCTCAGATGCACAGACCCAAGCATGGTTTCAAACGCATCAACGATTACTAGAAGCACCTAGACAAAGCAGAGCAACTATGGGTGCTAGTAATCGTGCTAATGCGTTAATACATGGAAGAAGGTGAATAAAGTATTAGTTCTTTATAAAATAATGTAGCATAAAATAATATAATATGGCATAAAATTATATAATATGGCATAAAATTATATTATATTTTATTATAATATAAATACTATGACTCGTTCAAATAGATTTAGAAGAAAACTAACTCGGCATAAAAAGAAAATAGTAGGTGGTGCTAGTAGAAAATCAAAATCACGAGATAGACGCCACTCACGTAATACACCTAGACAACAACTAATTATTGCGGATAATCGGAATAATCAAACTGATGCACCTCCTAGTAGGGCGGTTGTTGATAGCATGCTTCAAAGTCTCAGAGACCTTGCCCACACTCGACCCGACATAACTACCCACCCATCAGTACGCCTGGTTGCCCCCAATCCTGTTCAGGTTCTGTGCGAGACCCTTGGTCCCAATTCTAATTCTGTCCCAGCATGTGTAACATATGCTCCCGCTCCTGCCCCCATTTTGGCCCTCTCCCGTCATTCTTCTCGTTCTCCTACGCATTTGTCAAAAAAGCAACGCAAACATTAATAGCACCAAAAAATTTATGATTATTAAAAATAAAAAGAAAAATAATATAATATAGCAAAAAATATATTATATTATATAAATATGCCTTCGCAAAGACGTAGCTCATCGCGTTTAAGAAGCTCAGCAGCTAAAAAAATCCAGAAACACTTTAGAAGTAAAAAAAGACAAAAACAAAGGCAAAGGTCAAGTGCTACGCGTAAAATTCAGACAAGAGCACGTGCAAAAATTCAAGGAAACAAAACAAGGAAACTAATTAATAGAGTAAAAACTATTATGCAAACAGATAATACTTGTCCAATATGTTTTGAACCTATGACTGAAAAAGTTGCTACATTATTGCCTTGTGGTCATAGATTTCATACAAAATGTATAAAAGATAGCATGCCTAGCACTCGTGGAGAATGCCCACTTTGTAGAACAGGCATAGTAAATATTCCATATGTACAACCAGGAAGAGCAAATCGAACATTTGGTAATGTTCCGCTTTCGCAACAACAACCACAAGCACCTCCAGCACAACCAGCAATATTAGACCCAACACAACGAAGACAATATATATTACAACGGTTGCGAGAAATTGAAATGCTACAACAAGCAATAATACAACAAAGACCACAACTGCCTTGGCCACCGGAAATTCCAGATATAACTTATGAAGAAGCGCTAAACAATGAAATAAGAGCACGCCAAATTGTAGAGCAAGCACGAATATTATTGTATGAAGCTTCTGAAAATTATCAGAACTATAGAAATGTTAGAATAGATGGTAACCCAATTGACCAAGATGTTACTAATATGTATTATATAACGTCTGATTTATTAACACGTGCAAGAGAGAATAGGAATAATGCTACGCGTATTGTAAATGAGCTTGGTCATGATGAACCTCCAGACCTTATGTAATTTTTTACTATTTTTATAACTTTATATTTTAATATATTATATTATAATAGTATATTATATATAATAATATATATAATATAAATTTAGTATGCCTTCGCAAAAACGTAGCTCATCGCGTTTAAGAAGTTCAGCAGTTAAAAAAATTCAAAAACGGTTTAGAAGTAGAAAAAGACTAAGGTCAAAAGCAAGTCGTAAAATTCAGTCAAGAGTTCGCGGAAAACAAACTAGAAAAGTAATAAATAGAGAAAAAAATACTGTGTTAACAATTAATGATTGTCCAATATGTCTTGAACCTTTGACTACAGATGTTCGTATTGCGTTACCTTGTGGACATAGATTTCACGAAGAATGTATAAAGCGTTCATTGACTAGCACTGGTGGAAGATGTCCTAAGTGTAGGGCGGTTGTAACTAATATACCTTATATTTCTAATGAACGACAAATACAACCACCACTGCCACCACCACCACAATATATATTAGATCCAATACAACGAAGACAACTATTAGATTTAGAACCGCTACAACTAATACAACACCTAATAGTACGCAATCAAGAACTAGATGTTATAGAAGAAAGTATAGAACGACTGAGAGAACTACTGCCTGATGCGCCAGAAATTCCAAATATAACTTATGAAGAGGCAGTAGTTAATGAAGTAACAGCAAATGATACTGAGACTACTTTAAGAAGTCTTTATAATGAAGCATATACTCTTTACACTAACTATGAAAGTTTTAACACACACGATAGACCAAGTACTAACGATGAAATAGCGGAACAATACATTGATGCTTTTTTTAATAGAACTTCTAATTTATTAGAAGTTGCAAACTATGATGCGATTAATGCATTACGAATTTCAAATCGTCTTGGTGAACTAGCGCGCGGTGCTTAATCTTACTATTTTTATTTTTATATTATATTATATTATATTATTTATAGTATATAATATAAATTTAGTATGCCTTCAAAAACACGTAGTTCATCACGTTTAAGAAGCTCGGCAGCTAAAAAAATTCAAAAACGAATTAGAGGTAAACAAACTAGAAAACAAGTAACCAAACTAAGAGCAAGTCGTAAAATTCAAACAAATTATAGAGGTTTCAAAACTAGAAAAGTAATGAAAAGAGTAAAAAGTAATATGTTAACAGACAATACTTGTTCAATATGTTTAGAACCTTTGACTCAAAATGTTGCTACGGCATTACCTTGTGGTCATAGATTCCATAAAGATTGTATAGTAAATTGGTTAGTTAGAAGTCAAGGAAAATGTCCTAATTGTAAGCAACGTATAACTAATATACCCTATATTTCTATAGAAGAAGAATTAGAACAAGAACCTGAACCTGAATACGAACCCCTAATATTAGACCCAATATTACGAAGGCAATATATATTAGAACGTATGCGAGAAATAGAATTATGGGAACGCGAAATTGAAGAACTAACACCACAAGTACCCGACCCTCCAGAAATTCCAAATATAACTTTTAATGATTCATTAAGTAATCAATATAGCGCAGACCAAACCGCATATTATGTACGTAGACTCTATAATGAAGCTTCTTATAATTATAATAACTATAGAAGTTTAAATATAAATGATGAAACACTGGAACAAGATGTTAGTAATATGTTTTTCATAACTTCTGAATTATTAACACGCGCACGAGACAATGCGCGAAATGCTCAGAGAATTTGCACTCATATAGCAAATATAGAGTTTGCGGAATATATGTAATATTTTTTATAGTGTTATATTTTTTATAGTGTTATCTTTTATTATATTATATTTTATTATATTATATTTTATATAAAATATAATATATAATATGCCTTCACCAACACGTAGTTCATCATCAAGAAAAAAATCAGCAGCTACACGAATTCAAAAACGTGTTAGGGGCAAACAAACTAGAAAACAAGTAACCAAACTAAAAGCAACGCGCAGAATTCAGTCAAGAGTTAGAGGTAACACAACTAGGAAACTAATAACTAGAATAAAAAGTAATATGTTAATAGATAATGACTGCTCAATATGTTTAGAACCTATGACTGAAAAGGTTGCTACATTATTACCTTGTGGTCATAGATTTCATAGTGATTGTATAAAAAAATGGATGACTAGTCGTAAGAAAAAATGTCCTAATTGTAAAAGACGTGTAACCAATATAAAACCACAAACACAAACATCAAGACAAGCACCTATAATATTACCACAACTAACACAAAGAGAACAAACACAACTACAGGAAACAATAGCACGGTTAGGAAGAGAAATAGAACAAGTAGGTGAAGAACTAGAAGAATTACAAGACTCAACTCTTCCACCTTTACAACGCGCATTAGAATATGAAACAAGAGCATTATTAATTGAAACAGCAATAACGACTGTCCATAATGAAGTTCGTGACCGATTTTATAACTATAGAACTTATGGCGGTGTTGATACTGATAATAGTGCATATTCTGAATTCTTAGAGGAAATGTATAATAGAACTAATGACCTAGCAGTAGATGCAACTAATAATAGCTCTGATGCTACAGGAATTGTTGAGTCTATTAGAAATACAAATACAAGTAGAAATAGAAATAGTTGGTGGCCATGGTAAACAATAATATATTATATTATATTATATTATATTATATTATATTATATTTTATATTATATTTTATTATATTTTATTATATATAATAAAATATGCCTTCGCCAACACGTAGATCGTCATCAAGAAAAAGAAGTGCCGCTACACGAATTCAAAAACGCGTTAGGGGCAAACAAACTAGAAAACGACATTCGCGCTCAATTAAGCAAATTTATGCTAATTTAGAAAAAACTAATGAATGTGCAATTTGTCATGACCCAATGAGAAAAGATGAAGCTATTACAAGATTAGGATGTACTCACCGATTCCATGCTGAATGTTTACAACGTAGTTTACGCAGTGGACATGCTAGTTGCCCATTATGTAGAACAGTTATACCTAACAACGAGTACGCACATTTAGCTAATCCAACTATGACATATGAAGAAGCATTAAATAATAGAAATCAGGCATTAGAAGAACGTCGCTTGGCAACACAAGCATTAATTAATGCCCAGGAGCGCACAAATAACTATGAACGATCTAATAGAAATAGAAGACTAAGAGGTGTAAATTCGCCAACTTATATTAGATTACTTAGAACCGAAGAAGAAGCAAGTGAAGAATTAGCACGAGCACGAGAACGCGTTACTAATTCTATGAGAATTATTAGTAGTTTGTCTAACTAAAAATGAGAGATTACTAATTATTTTTAAAAAACTATTTTTATATTATTATGTATCTATAACATAATAATATATAATAATGAGTAATACACAAAAAAATAAAAAAAATCATAATACTCATAATACTAACAATTATGATTTAGTAATTATTGGCGGAGGCATTTCAGGTATTTATACTTTATATAAATTGTCTAAAACATTTTCACATCTAAAAATTATATTATTAGAGTCAGGAGAGCGTTATGGTGGGCGAATATATTCATATAAAGAAACTATAGATGGTGAAGAATATATTATGGATTTGGGTGCAGGACGACTAGGTCATCATCATAAACTTATAAATAATTTAATAAATGAACTTGGTCTAAAACCTAAAATTATTGACATAGCAAATACTAAAACATATATAGAAGTGTCAGAAACTAATAGTGTTCATGATAAAACTCACGTTAAAGACACTATTATGACTAAATTATACAAATTTTTTATTAGTCCGTTGGTTTCCAAATTAGGCAAGTCAGCATTGCAAACATTTTATTTAAGTGAACTAATTACAAAATATGTGTCCCTTTCATTCTCTCAAAAGGTGGCTTCTGTTTTTGAATATTCTTCAGATTTAAATGAATTTAATGCTTATGATGCTATTGAATATTTTAAACATGATTATAATAATGAATCAAAATTTTTTACATTGAATGGGGGACTAGAGCAAATAATAGAGAATATGTTGATTCTTATAAAAAAAACAAAATCTTATAAATCAAAAAATATAACACTATTAAATCTCTCAAGTGTTGAAAATATAAACAAAATAAATAGTAATAATAATACTTTATACAAAATAGTAGTAAATAATTATAGTAAATCAAAAGTTTATAATGTATATTCTAACTATGTAATATGTGCAATACCCAAACAAAGCTTGGAAAAATTAGACATCTTTAAACCTTTTTTGAGAGATATAAATTCAATAAATTCTATTAATTTATTAAGAATATTTGAAATTTATAATAAAACAAATGGAGAAATTTGGTTTAAAAATATTGAAAAAACAATTAGTAATAGCGAAGTTCAATTTGTAATTCCTATTAATCCAAACAATGGACTAATTATGTCTAGTTATAGTGATAGTGCTAATGCGAGATTTTGGAACTTATTGCGCGCTAAAAAAGGAATTACTTATGTTAAAAGCAAACTAAATATAAAACTAAATCAACTTTTTAACATTTATAACATAAAAGTACCGCCAAGCAAATATATAAAAATGTATTTTTGGGATGCTGGTGTAGCGTGCTGGAAAAAAAATGTGGACTCCGACAATTTAAGTTCAAAATTATTAAATCCTTTGCCAAATGTTTATATTATTGGAGAGAATTATTCAAAATATCAGGCATGGTGTGAAGGAGCATTAATGACATCTGAAAATTGTATTTCCAAGTTTACTAATACACTAATCACAACCATGAAAACAAAGACATTAAAACATACACGCAAAGTGGGCGGTAAAAAGGGCGAACACAATAAAAAAATGTTTACATTAGATGAAGTACAAAAACATAATACAAAAAAAGATGCTTGGACAATAATTGAAAATAAAGTTTATAATATTAGTTCATGGATTCCAAAACATCCAGGAGGAGAGATTATTATGCAATCACTTGGAAAAGACGCAACACAACTTTTTATAGCCAACGGCCATCCTAGTTATGTTAGAAAAACTATTTTACCAAAATATTATATAGGAAATCTTAAAAAATAATATAGTTTTATATAAAATATATAATGGGAATAATAAATTTGCCAATGAAATACGTCAATCTTTTACATATTTTAGTTATAGGTGCATCATTAGTTTATATTGGTTATTTTCAAAACAAGTCGTTTAAACCAATATATTATTTATTAGGATTATTGGGTTTAGCAATAGTATTATTTGTTCCATTTCCTAGTTTGGACTTTACAAATATGAGAAATTTACTTTACATTGCTCACTATATACTATTTATTCCAGGATTTTTAGCATTAGCCTATTTTGGATTGCAACAAAAACTAAGTAAAGAAACATATATTACATTAGGGTTTATTGGACTATTTATTATTATTTATCATTTATATAAATTAATAGTGAGAATTAGCAAAATAGCTAAATAATATTTTCTTAATATATATGCGTAGCACAAGAAAACTTGGTAAACAAGTTAAAAGAAAACATAAATCAAAAAGACTTGGTAAAGGTCTTGAAGACAAAGTGCCATTTTTACTTAAAGAAATGTTAGATGCTACCAGTTTACGTAGTCATAATCAAACTTTTGTTGAACCAATGCTTGTATCACAAATACTTCAAGACGTCCCTAGAGCATTCATAACAGAAGCAATAGATAACGCGCCTTATAAAAAGGAAGTAGCACGTTTACTTAGTCAAAAGTTTAAACAAAGTGCTAAATCACGAGCTATTGCTAGTAAAATAATGAGTGCTATTCCAACAAGACATATAACAATTGGGAGAAAAAAACAAACTTTAATAAATCAACTAAAAATAGCACAAGCAGCACTAGATGCTTATATAGTAGAGTCTCAACCAATTCATGATCGCAAAGAAGAGCTGTTCAACAAACTTGGTGATCTAGAAGATGAACGCGACGAACTTGAAAAAGTTATTGGGCAATCCAAATTAGATAAATATGATGATTTAAAAAAGAAATATGATGAACTTAATAGAAGTCAAAGCATGTTGAAACGCTCACAAGCTTCTTTAATCAAAGTAAGACTTGAAACACTGCGTTTTGGTCCTATAGGTAAACTTTATGCTCTTATAGATAAAATAGAAAAATTAGACAAAATTTATACTAAAGCAAATGAAAACGATATTACAGCATACGAAGAAGAAGATAGACTAACACTAATAGTTTATAATTTAAAAACTCAACTGGAAGATTTGGAAGACCTGTAGTTATAAGAGAGAGCTAAAGAGGTAAAAATTAAAGTTTATATTATTATTATAATATTATAATATTATAATAATATGCCTGATATTATAAATATACCACCTTTATCACCAATAAGATCACAGGTAAGAACTCGACTAAGAACATCAACTTTAGCAGCATCAGTAAGGTCGCGACAACAACATAATTTAAGAACAAGAAGACACGCACTAAAAGATGAATTAAAAAGAATAGAAGCAACATTAAAAAGTAGAATACGTGAGCATGAAACTCTTACACAACAATTACGAGTAGCAGAAAATCACATTCTTGATGATGAACGACGACTACAATATTTACCACACTTGTTAACAAATACATCGCAAAGAAGTCAAATAGAAGAACTAACACAAACAGACGCGGGACAACGCGAGGCTGAAGTAGAACGCATGCTTGCTGATTATCAAGCTAATAGACCATATGATATTGAGACAATAGAACGCTTACGAACAGAATTTTATGCTCTTAGTGACACAATGTACGCTAATACCCACGCACTTCTTGTTCCAATACAAGAAGAAATAGATTTAGCACAAGCTAATTATGATGAGGGATTTACAACATATCAAAATTTAGACAGACAACTACGCAATGAAACATTACACATAAGCAATTTAACACAAGAGCGCGACGATTTAATTAATCAAATCAATGACTTAACTATAGAATTAAGTCGAGCACAAGGCATAAAAAGACAACGTCGCTCTACACATAAAAGAGGTAAAAAAGGCAAAAAAGGAAAACACACAATAAAAAGAAGGCTATAAAAAACTAGAAAACAAAACTAAAAATATTATATTAGTCCAATATAATATAACATGTCTAGTATTAATACTAATGAGCGTAGAATCTCTAGAATGCATTTAAGATCCGCAACTCGAAGACAAAATACGCCAAGTGCACTAGCGCGACGTACACGCATTTTAGAAACACGAAGAACCAATTTAGCAAATAAAATTAGAGAACTAGAAACGGATTTAAGACAGCAACGCGGAGCACTAGATGCATTAACTATTGAAGTTGACCACGCACTTGCCCGTAGAGAAGATGAGGGTGCGCGCTATCAAAGATTAATAGATGAGCAAGATAGATTAAGGTACGCTATTCTTACAAATTTTAATCAATCTGATTTAGGAATGGAATATAGTAAACTAAAGAGGTGGTGGTATGAGCACGTATATAATGAAGATGAAAACACGGAAGACGCAAATTATTATGATAATCGTAAAGCAAGATTTGATCAAGTTAGTGCTCTTTTTGATGAACTAATGGATTCGGGATTTGCTTCTATTAATGCTGAAAGGGAACAAGTGCAACAAGCTTATAGGATAGCAAATGAGAGATATCATACGTTATATCAACAACAACAATATATAATAGGGGTCATAAACAACCTTGAGCGTAAACTTGAACAAGCACTTATTCGTGATAGAGCACTAAATCAAGCACGCGGTAAAAAACAACGTCGTTTTACATATAAAAGAGGCAAATACACAAGAAAAAGAAGATAATAAAAACTAGAAAATATTATATTATATTATATTATATTATATTATAGTATATTATAGTATATTATATTATATTATAGTATATTATAGTATATTATATAATGTCTAATATAACACCAGCAAGCACATCACTAGTCTCTCGATTAATAGATTCAACACCAACAACAAGAGTATCATCACGACCACACCAACCAAGTTTAGCCTATAGAAGACGAACTTTATTTAGAGAAATAACAAAATTTAGAAATATAATAGCCAAATTAGACAATGACATAAGTAGATTTAGTGAGCGAGCAACATTGGCAAATGACACGGCTAATAGTGCTAGAGAGCGAATACGCTATTTAACTCAAGAAATAACACGACGTAATCAAGAAGAAACGGATGGTAATTTTGGAAATGAATATGCTATGTCACTACGTCACTATAATGATTATACTAGAACCAATCCCACTGATGTTGAAGGTATAAGAAGTCGTTATGATGAGGCAAATCGTGTTCACGGAACTCTCGCTGCTTATATTCAGGAAAATATTACATCACTAAGACTAGAAGCACAGTCAATGTTACGAACTATAACTAGAGCACAAAAAAAGTATACAACTTTAAATGAGGACATAGTAGAATTAACGCGACAAAAAGACCAATTACAAAACGAACTTGATGAAATGAATAGCGAATATTTATCGTTAACTATAAATGAAAATGTTGCACGCGGTAAAAAACAACATCGTTTTACACATAAAAAAGGCAAAAAACGTAAACACTAATTCTCTCAAATAATAAATCAAATATAAAATCTTATAATATTTACTATAATTTATTATAATATTTAATATTATATTATATAAAATGTCTCCTATATCAGAAGAATATAGACTAGTAATAAGCTTGAAACAAAAACTACTTGCTATTCGAGACGCAGCAAATGGATCCGTTTCAGCATATTTGGCACATCCAAGTTTATTTGCCTTGAATTTATTTGTTAAACAAATAAATAAAGATTTAAATGATATTAGAGATACTTTTGCTATAATTGGACACCGGTTATATGGCAACACTACTGACAGAATTACTACAGCTTTAGTAGAAATGAATATGTATAGTTTTCATATATTTTCACAAAGAGAAAAATTTGGATGGATTGCTAGAGAACCTATTAAACCTGATGATGTTGACACTATAATAACTAGTTTAAAAAATATAGCTATACTTGCTGATACATATACTCTTACAGGTGCAGGTATTGATACTCTTGCGCAAAGTATTGAACGAAGAGATAATCCCAGAGCATATAATCTTTCGCGTTCTAGTAGTCGTTCTAGTAGCTCTAGTAGCTCTAGTAGATCTAGCAGCTCTAGTTCTAGTTCTAGTAGTAGTCAACGCAGTTCACCTTCTAGTCCTCGTACTCCTCCTCCTCCACGCCAAAGAGTTAGACCTTTAGATTTAACAGCACTATCTACACCAACTAATCGTCTTCCTCCACCACCACTTCTACGCCAAAATGCTCAAATAGATTTACTAGAAGCACCTCTACCTTTATCCAGATTATCTTCTACTTCTTCGCTTGATTTATCGGATGCCCGCGGTAAAAAATATCGTAAAATAAAAAGTAAAAGAAGAAGAGCAAAAACAACTAAAAGAAGAAGAAAAACAACAAGAAGAGTTTAGTAAAATACAATTAATAATATTATATTATTAATAATTATTAATCAAATATTTATAAAATATTATTTATTATATTATATTATATTATATTATATTATATTATATTATATTATATTATATATGGAAGGTATTGAGGAAAGTAAAAAAAAGAGAGCTCTAATAAAGAGAGCTCATCATAAGCACGAGAATCTAGAGTCTTCGCGTTCTGACCACAAGCCTATCAGATTACGATTTGAAATGAAAATAGGTGATGTAATAAAAAGACTTAGAGCATTAAGTTATAATACAAGTTTCGCTAGTGATTTAGGTTTAATTAGAGCATATGGAAGTGAAGCAACTTTCTTACATGGAATCAAACCGAAACACGATAAAAGACATTACATGAAGAAAGCAATATCATTAATAAAAGAGGATTTTGAAAGCGATAGCGTACATTTAATGCAAGAAGTGAATGACGCAGACGAAGTTACATATGTAAAAGGGGTACATGACGAAAGGGCATTTGAATTTTATACTGACGGAACAAGTAAATTTTTAGGAGGATTTCAAGGAATATTAAGAGAACTTGCGAACGATGAAAAGCTTGTTATACCAGCAAAGCAACACGTAGGTGATGGTTCATATTATACAACGGGTACTTTTGGGAACCATTGTTATCTTGCTTACTCTGTAGAGAAGATTGTAAACGGTAAAGCATTATATCCTACAGTTCTTACAATATGGAATAAAGATCAGTTGGGAGAGTTTGAAAAATTTTACGGGAAAGACATTGGATTAAATGATAAGTACGCCCAAGAGAATGCGGATAACGATAATATACATCATGGACGACCTTTTTCTTGTGTTCGTACAACTAAAGGTGTTACCATAATTAACATGCACGGACCAAATTATGTATTTGGACAAGGATACAAACCAGATATAAAAGGTAAACTCGAACCAACTATTATTAAGTATATGAACAACGCTAAGGCAAAGTTTGGAAATGTTTGGTATAATGAATTAACAATTGTAGGAGGAGACTTAAACGATACTGAATTTGAACTACAGTCTATAAACTTTGTAGAAGGTAGGCCATTAATAATAAAGTGTAGACCACCATTTACATGTTGTTATAACTATCGAGGACAAAAACACAAACAGTTCAATATGTATGGAGATCTAATATATGCGGAGAATCCTTTATCTAGACTTGAAATAGTTCATCCCATTTCGTCCGATTATGGATCTTCCGATGAAAGTACTCATGGTAGTCAAAGTAGTCCTTCTCCAACTGGGGAAGACATGGATGAAGATGATGACGACTGTAATGACGACGACGACGACGATGACGCGCCTCGGGCCAAGAAGGCGAAGACTACCAAGAAGACTGGCGATGAAGGTATGGACTCTTCTCTTGGTGGTAGTACAAGTTATCATACTCTAAAGAAAAAAAAAAGTAAATCTATCAAAAAAGCACGCACAATTCGGTATAAAACAAATAAAAAAAATAAAACAAATAAATCAAGAAAACATAACAAAAGAAATAAATCAAGAAAACATAACAAAAGAAATAAAAGAAACAAATCAAGAAAACATAATTAAATTATCTCCAATTGGGATATCCAGGTGGTCTAAATCTTGTTGTATATGTCATTCGTGGCATATCCCACCCAGGTGCTTCTCTACGAAATTCACTATAATTAGTAAAACCATGCGGTAGGTCATCTAACGCGTTTCTTTCTATTCGTGATAATAAACCTTCAATTTGCATAATAGCCCACTTAGTATGATATGCTTCTAATTCTAAATCTTCAAGAACTGGATCTGTCGCATGTCTACCGCTACTGCGTGTTCTACGCGAAGGACCATCTGCGCCCGACATTTTTAATTGTTTTATTAATGCTTCTTGATCGCTTAATATTTTTTTATTAAGTACAAGTGCTTCTCTCAAACGACGCTCATAGTCTGCTTTATCTGCTCTATATATTGCTCCTTTTACGTCTCGCTTAGGTAAATGTGAAAGTATTCTTGACACAACTGATGGATTTCCACTATCAACAAATTCCCTATTATATGTATCTAAACTTACTTTATTTAACATTTTAGCTAAATATGCCGGAACCATTTGCTCATGTCCTCTGGCTTTAACTTGCCTTCTAGATTTCTGTTTTTTTCTTAAATTTCTCCGTTTTCCAACCTTTTTTGTTTTTACCATTTTATAATATATTGTAATATTTTATTAAAATTATAATACATTATAAAACCACTGACTAAAGTAAAACTTTTTATAAGGTTCTGAACCGTTTTTAATTAATTCATTATAATTATATTGCCTATCATAATCATTAGACCCGCCATCTGGTCTATAAAATAATAGATGATTAGTCAAATCACAACTCAAAACATTAATATATCCCATGCCATCATATTTATATCCAATATCAAATACATTAGTTTGTCCCTTTGCACAAATTACTTTGTAGCGTTCTAATGCTTCATTTAAACTCATAATAGTCCATGGTCCATAATAAATTTCTCTTTTTTGATGTCCTAAAATTTGATATATTATTTTAATATTGTTATTTAAATCTTCTGGAATTTGTGCATTAACAAATAAATTATTAAATTGTTGAAATGCTTGTCTATTATTATCGCTCCAAAAAAAGGGTTCTTTTGTTGATACATAATCATTGCTTGAAATAGTTGCTTTTTGTAATAATGCGAGTATTTTATTAATTTGTTTAGATTTTTTAGCAGTTAAATTAGACATTATTATTTATAAATACTAATTATAAATAATAAATACTTTTAATCAATTTTTTTTAAAAGCAATAAGTTATGCTCTAATTGTTTTGTAAATTTAAATTTTTCGCTATTTTTTCTGCGTCTTTGTAAATTGCATTTTAAGCAACATATTATTGTATTAGCATTGCTATGTTCATCATAATTATTTAATCTATCAAGGGTCCATTGATAATTAGTTCTCACATTTTTAAACAATATTACTGTTTTGCTATTACAATAATAACATCTCATATTGTAAGCAACCAATTTTTCTATAACATTTTCTAATGTTATAAAATTATTATATGCATCATATGTTTTTTTTTTGTCTTGTTGTTTATATGAGTCCAACTTATTTTTTAATGCTTGAATAAAATATTTTTTTTCATCAAATACAACACCATTAAGTAATTTATGTAGGCATAATAATTGCTCTTCATAATTATCATATATATGAATTATACTAGCACTTAAATCTGTAACATTACCATTGGCACTATTTGTATTAGTAATAGATTTTTTAATTTTATCTAATAATTGTAAATATGATTTTTTTTCACTTATTGTATTATTATTAACAATAGTTTTATTTTCTTGAACACTTTCTTGAACACTTTCTTGAACACTTTCTTGAACACTTTCTATTTTTTTATAATTAGATTTTTTGGATAATTCACATACTATTATTTTGCTCATTTGCCAATTATATGTTATTATTATTTTATATTTTATTTTTAATATATTAATATATGATTAATATATAAAATTATAAATATAATTTATATAATAAAATATAATGATGGCATTAAAAGAAGAAATAAATAATGAAGCGACTAATGAAATGAGCAATAATGAAATGAGCAATAATGAAGCGACTAATGAAATCAGTGCTAATGAAGCGACTAATACATTAGATGAACTTATTCAAGGAAAATCCAATTCAAAAAATAACTTATCTGAAAAAAACAAAAAAGAAAAAACAGATTATTGTAAAGAATTAAAAAACATTGCTTACAAAACTATGTTGCTTAATGGACACGAAATAGTTCCTGATGTAAATAATACAAATAATAATACTTTATCAAAATACTTAGAAGATGAAACATGTGCAAATCAAAAAGAGAATTGGAGCAAACTAGACAAAACTCAAAAAGTAAAAAAACTAATAAATCATGTAGAATTATTAGAAAAGAAATTTACACTAAACGACGACGAAGTAAGTAAATGTAAAAAATATTTATTAAAATGTTTGGAACGCAAAGCATTAACCAAGGTAAAAGATGTTCATTATGATAAAGAAAAAGGAATTATTACTACTATTCCAAATTTACATTTTGATAATAGTAGCAGAGTTTTTTCTTTAAAAAAGGATGAAAAACATATATCTACAGTAAAATGCCTACCACAAGAAAATAAATCAAAAGCAAGAACAATAAAAATACTTGAGTAGTGAAATCTTAAGTAATGAAATTTTAAAATAATAAAAATTGATATTGTTAAACTATTTAATAATAATTTAATAATATTAAATAATATTAAATAATATTAAATAATGAATGCTATTAACTATATTAACTATTTTAATTACTTAATAAAGAAATTCAATATTGAATCCTTATTAGATTTTAAAAATAAAGAAACAGTATCTAATTATTCACAGTTTTTAATAAGTACTATTGACTATATGTTAGACTACATTAATTCTGAATTATTACAATTAATGTATTATGATTTATACGACGAAATATATATAATTATTTATGACTTATTAATTGTTCAATATATTGAAAATGACTTATTAAGTAAAATATTTAATATTGGTGTTGCCGAAGCAAACAAATTATTATGTTTAACTATTAAATTGTGCCAAAATATAGTATATAAATTTTATATACCAAAAAGGTCGTATAGAAAAACATATGTAAAAAAAGTTAGCCCAAATAAAGAGACTAGTAGTTTTAATAAAATAAAAGCACAACTTACATATTTAAAGAGTATTCCGCAACCGGAACAAAGAAGTGATGAATGGTATATTTTTAGAAATTCTGCACTTACAGCATCTAATATATACAAAATTTTTATAAGTGATTATAGTCAATCTCAATTAATTATTGAAAAATCAGAGCCGTTAGATGTCAATAAATTTAAAAATACTAATTTAAATTCACCAATGCATCACGGACAAAAATATGAACCGATTTCTATTTTATATTATGAATTTATTAATAATACACGCGTATCAGAGTTTGGATGTATCAAACATAATAAATATAGTTATATTGCTGCATCACCAGATGGTATTGTTTGTGATGAAAACAGTCCGCTTTATGGTAGAATGCTTGAAATTAAGAATGTATTTTCGCGAGAAATTGATGGTATTCCTAAACCAGAATATTGGATACAAATGCAATTACAAATGGAAGTATGTAATTTAAATGAATGCGACTTTTTAGAAACCAAGTTTACAGAATATTTAACACAAGAAGATTACTTAGATGATGTTTCTGACTACTACCGCGGTTTTATTATGCAATTTTGCGATAATAATGGACAAGTTCATTATGAATATCCTCCATTTGCTATGAGCAAAATTGATACTAATGAGTATAATACTTGGACTCAAACACAGCTTGAAAAAAATAGTACTAAAACATATGTAAGAAATATTTATTGGAAATTAGAGAAAATTAGTTGTGTATTAGTATTAAGAAATAAATTATGGTTTAAAAATGTGCAACCAGCTATTGAAATATTTTGGACTAATTTAATTGAGGAAAAAGAGGCAGGAACTTATGTAGACCGCATAAGTAAAAAACGAAAAATGAAATATGAAGAAGAAAAAGAAAAAAGTGATTTTCCAAAACTCGGATGCTTGATTAAAATGTAAAATGTAAAATGTAAAATGTAAAATGTAAAATGTAAAATATAATATATTATTTTTATTTAAAATTAATTTATTAGTATTATTAGTTATAAATTAATTATGAGAAATAGTAAAACTAATGATTTAGATATGTATGTCCTTAAGCGTAATGGAAAGAGAGAGGCAATTTCTTTTGATAAAATTTTAAAACGCATTAGATCATTAGGCAAACATTTTAATTTACAACATATTATTTTTGCTCAATTAGCAATAAAAGTAATCGACCAACTATATGATAACATTCAAACTACTAAAATTGATGAACTAACAGCAGAGCAATGTGCATCAATGTCATCAATTCATCCTGATTATACAAAATTGGCAAGTGCAATTGTTGTATCTAATTTACATAAAAACACAAGTAATTGCTATTATGAAACTACCAAAAAATTATATGATTATAGAGATAGCAACAATAATAGTTTTAGATTAATTAAAACTTCTATAATGGAAATTATAGAAGCTCATAAAGATAGTATTAATGCTATGATTGATTATGAGCGAGACTATTTTTTTGATTATTTTGGTTTCAAAACATTAGAGCGTGCTTATTTAATGCGTTGTAATAAAGTAATAGTAGAGCGCCCACAGCATTTAATTATGCGTGTTGCTATTACTATTCATGGTTCTAATATGGAAAAAGTAAAAGAAACATATGACTTAATGTCGCAAAAATATTTTATTCATGCTACTCCAACACTATTTAATGCTGGAACTCCACGACCACAATTAAGTTCTTGTTATTTACTTGGAATGGAAGATGACTCAATTGAAGGCATTTTTAACACGTTGAAAGAATGCGCACAAATTTCTAAATGGGCAGGTGGTATTGGACTACATGCTCATAATATTCGTGCAAATGGTTCTTATATTAGAGGAACAAATGGAACATCAAATGGACTTATTCCTATGTTGGGTGTTTTTAATAAAACAGCACGCTATGTTGATCAAGGTGGAAAACGCAATGGAAGTTTTGCAATTTATATTGAACCACATCATGCCGATGTTGAAGATTTCTTAGATTTAAAAAAAAATCACGGCGATGAAGAAAGTAAATGCCGAGATTTATTTTATGCTTTATGGATAAGCGACCTTTTTATGGAGCGAGTTATAGGTAATAAAACTTGGAGTTTATTTTGTCCGGATAAATGTCCTGGTCTAAGTGATTGTCATAGCGATGCTTATAGAGAATTATATTTAAAATATGAAAATGAGGGAAAATTTAATAAGCAAATAAATGCACGCGATTTATGGATTAAAATTTTAGATTCACAAGTAGAAACAGGAACGCCTTATATTTTATACAAAGATGCGGCCAATAATAAATCTAATCAAAAAAATCTTGGAACTATTAAAAGTTCAAACTTATGTGTTGCCCCAGAAACACTTGTATTAACAAGAAAAGGACACTTAAGAATTGACAATTTAGAAAATCAAGAAGTAGAAGTATGGAATGGTGAAAGTTTCAGTAAAACAACTATTTATCAAACAAGTGCTTCTAGTGAATTACTAGAAGTTCATACTAGTGATGGTTGCGTGTTAAATTGTACCAAATATCATAAATTTTATATAAAAGACGAACATTTAAATACAACTAAAATAGTTGAAGCACAAGACTTAAAAAATGGAATGATTATTAGCGAATCTAGTTTTCCAATTATTAGCAATTCTAATGTATTATTAGATGCTTATAATATTGGTTTCAATAGCGGTGGACAATTTGTTCCTATTAATTATTCATTGGAATCAAAAATATTATGGTTCTCTGGATATGTAGATAATGTTGGAATTAATAGTTTAAATAAAATTGTTGTAAATAATAAGAGTAAAGAATTTATGATGAATATTAAATATATGTTGCAAACGTGTGGGCTAAATGTTTCTGTGAGTTATACGGATCATTATACTAATTTTTTTTGTCTTAACTATTCACAAGTTCAAATTTTAAATAAACTTGGATTAAACAGTGAAAAATGTAAATTATTAGTGCATGAAACTACTATTGCTATTGAAGATACCAATATATATATAATGAATGTAGTAGATAATAAAAGAATCGACAAAACATATTGCTTTAATGAAGAATTGAAACATGCTGGTATTTTTAATGGACTAATTACCTCACAGTGTACGGAAATTATTGAATATTCTGATTCAAAAGAAACAGCTGTATGTAATTTAGCATCATTAGGATTGGCAATGTTTGTTAAAGAAGATAAGACTTATGATTATGACAAACTATACGAAGTAACACAAGTTGTCACTAATAATTTAAATAATGTAATTGATATTAATTATTATCCAACTCCCAAGACTAGGAGGTCTAATTTTAAACATCGTCCAATTGGTATTGGAGTTCAAGGATTAGCAGATGTGTTTTTTAAAATGGACTTGCCATTTATTTCAGATGAAGCAAAAGAAATAAATATTAAAATTTTTGAAACAATATATTATGCTTCTCTTGAAAAAAGTATGTTGTTAGCAAAAGAGCGTTTTAAAACAATGAAATTTTTAAAAGAGCAATATGATTTAAATAATTGGACTTTTATTTCAGACGAAGATGAATGTAGAGAATATGATATTTATAATGTGACAGATGCTTCAATTCTTGCATCTATTAGCAATGACAAAGTTATTGAAAATGCTTTAAAAACTGTTAACCCAATTAAAGCCGAAATTGAAAATCTTGACTTACAATATTTAGGAGCATATAGTTCTTTTAAGGGTTCTCCGGCAAGTTTTGGACAACTTCAATTTGATTTATGGAATGTTACTCCTACACCAGGGCGTTATGATTGGGCAACTTTAAAAGAAAATATTATGACTTATGGAATTCGTAATAGTTTGCTAGTTGCTCCAATGCCAACAGCAAGCACAAGTCAAATTTTAGGTAATAATGAATGCTTTGAACCAATCACTAGTAATATTTATAGTAGAAAAACTTTGGCTGGTGATTTTGTATTGGTAAATAAATATTTAGTAGAAGAATTATTAAAATTGGGATTATGGAATGAAGAATTGAAAAATAGCATTATTGCAAATAAAGGTAGTGTTAGTCATATTCAAAATTTATCACCACATTTAAAAGAAAAATACAAAATAGTATGGGAAATGCCAATGAAAGAAATTATTAATATGTCTAGGGATAGAGGTGCGTTTATTTGTCAATCACAAAGTTTGAATTTATGGATTGAAGACCCCGATTCAAAAATACTCACAAATATGCATTTTTATAGTTGGAAAGCAGGTCTTAAAACCGGAATATATTATTTACGGAGAAAAGCAAGACATCAAGCGCAACAATTTACTATTGAACCTAAGAAAAAGAGAGATTCTAATGAAACTGAAGAAGAAGAAAAAAAAGACTGCTTGATGTGTAGCGGATAAATCATAATATAATTTTTATTTTATTCAAAAATAATTTATAATAAAATAAAAATAGCATTATATTGATTTGGTTGCACGTTTAGAAGAACGCTTAGATTTTTTTTTTGTTAGAGACCGCGTTTTTTTCATGTCTTCAACAATTATTAGCCATTTTGGATCATAATTATATATTAGTTTTAAACTACTATTTAAAGACATCAAACCCGGATTTATAGAGTTTATAAGTGTTTCATTTATGCCAATTTTATAATAATGTAATTTGGCTATTAATTTATTTAATTTATGTACGTAATATTCTAATACCATTAGTGGAGTAATAATAATATCTTCTGGTATATGTTTAGCAGATTCATCGTTTTCCCATACTTCATTAAATGTGCGTGTGTCGTCTTCATTTGCTATTTCTTCTATTAAGTCTTCATCTATTATAATATCCAACACAGACCTTACTGGTTCCTCTATAGTAGCTTCTAGTCTACTTCTAGCATACAATAATATTTTAATCATAATATTTAAAACATCTTGAATACATATTACTGCTTTATAAGAAGGCAATAGCACATCATTAATTAAGGCATGAATTTTTGATGCTTTTCTAGGCAAATCTCCGTCTCTATTTAATCTAAACTTATTCATTAAAAAACCATAATCTATTACAAAAAAAGTATCAGCAAGCAAGTCTGTTTTAAACGCAGTTATTCGGATACTTTCCATAATTCTGTCTCTCGATCCATCTTCTCTTTGCTCAACAAACTCTCTCATAATGGTTCTAATAAAGTCTAATGCGTCGGTATATTCCATATGCTGTTTGGTGTTATAAATTTGACTAAATAGATCTGGTTCCCATATGTCTTTATACATTAATCCATAGTTGTATCTATGACGCAATGCAGAATGCGGTTCTTTTGGTGGTCTAGGTTTTGCCCTATTTATAGGATTTATTAAAATAGGAGGTTGTCTTAATGCCATACTATAATATAATGTTATAATAAACTTTTTTACAAAAAAATATTTAGATTATTACTACTTATGGTAAATCAGGAATACTAATTCTAAAGTATGGTCTAGTGTTATCAAACACAGTATTTTGTGGAGCAACAGTTAGGATTAAATCGTCACTATATAAAGTTC